CGAGTGCGCCGCCCCCGCCCACGATATCGCCCCGTTCTAGGAGCCCCCCGTGATGCACTACATCCTGACCCTGAGCCAGCCCGTCCGCGGGCTGCCCGCCCCGGTGACCGCCACCTACGCCGGGGTGGCCGAGTTCGCGCCCGGCACCACCCGCAGCCGGGCGTACTCGGAGCTGTTCGCCAAGTACGCCGGGGCACTGCAGCGCGAGACCGGGGCATCCGGCGCGCTGTCCGGGCCCACCGTGCTGTTCTTCTCGCTCGAACCCGACCAGATGGAGACCTGACATGGCCGAGATCACCAGCACCGAGATGGACGAGACCTTCCGCAGGACCCTGGCCGCCGGCGCGGAGCACATCGCCTGCCTGCGCGCCCTGGACTGCGCTACCTGGGGCCCGGCCGCCCCGCTGGCCCGGCTGTGCTTCGACGGGCAGGACGGCGGCTACTACGTGCACGCGGGCCTGGTGCACGACGCCGGGATGCCCGCCGGACGGTGGCTCACCGCCGTCTCGGCCGTGTGGGTGCCTGAGCACGGCGGCCGCCGGTACGCGCTCGACGTCAAGCTGTCCGGCGCCGGTGCCCGGGACGGCCGCCTGCTGGCCGACCTGGTGCTCACCGCGGTGGTCACCGACCAGGCCGACCACTTCGAGGAGACCGGATGAGCTACAGCCACGCCGCCGCGCTCCAGCGCACGCAGCCCCCGCTGTCCCGGCTGGAGTTCCTGAACCGCCAGCTCGGGGAGTGGGCGAAGCTGAATCCCTCGCTGCGGTCGCTGCACAGCGAGTTCGAGGAGATCGCCCGGGACCTGCGCGAGGCCGGAGCGGGCAACATCCCGGCCGAGATCGGGCCCGAGCCGTACCGCAAGCTGACCCGCGAGGAGCGAATCGAGGCCCGGCACTGGCTCCAGGTGCTGTCCGAGCTGGCCCGCTCGGTGCGCAACGCGATGGACCCGGTGCACGGCATGCCCGCGGTCAACGTGGCCGCCTGGGAGGACCAGCGGGCTTCGATGACCAAGGATCTGGACGCCTTCACCGCGCGGGTGCGCGCAGGCAAGCCCGCTGCTGGCGGCGTGGCGGACCGGAACGCCTGATGGCCCAGTGCCCTGGCGAGGACTCGCAGTTGGCCCGGGAGCTGGACCTGTACGACCTCGCGTTCCTGGCCTGGTGCGGGGAGGACCCGGCCCGGGCGCTGGCCCGTGTCGGGATCAGCGAGCCGTCGGCCCGGCGCTGGCTCGCTGACCCGGGCAAGTACCTGCCCGAGCGGCCCGAGACCGTGCCGTTCTACACCGTGCCCGGCGGAGAATATATCCCCCGCAGCCAGGAAGAATCTTCCCTGGTCTCTTGACTCAAGTCAGGTACTTCAGTTAGGCTTGCCCTATAAGCAACCGACCGAAGGGGCAGGCACCATGACCGGCACGCAGGGCACCAAGACCCAGAAGTACCCGGGCACCTGCGACATCGACCTCACGGTGATCATCGCCGAGCGGCTGGCCGGCGGCGGCTCCCCGGTGACCGAGGCCTATGAGGTGCCGGATGAGTTCGCGCTGACCGAGGCCGAGCTGGCCGAGCTGTTCGCCGACCTGGCCATCACGCCGGGCGAGGCCATCGACGCCGGCCACCCGCACGTCTGGGTCCTGGAGACCGGCGAGCTGTCCGAAGGCGGCCGCATCCTCGGCATCTACACCGAGGCCGACCTGGCCCGCGCCGACCTGGCCGGGCGCCTCGCGCAGATGCTCGACAACTTCGGCGAGCGCGAGGTCTCCCTGGCCACCTCCGACCCGGCGCTGCGCTCGGTCTACGCCGAAGTTCGCTGCGACTGGGTGCGCCTGGGCGCCGAGCTGGTCACCACCCAGGCTCAGGTCACCCCGCGCGACAGCCACTACATCGACATCGCCTGGACCGCCATCGACAGCGCGCAGCCGGCCCTGCCCCGCTAGCCTCCCGCACAATGCCCCGGCCCGACAGGCCGGGGCATTGGTGTCTCTTGACACAAGTCAGGTGACCGCATACGATGGGACCCTACCGACCACCCACCCCCGACAGGGAAGGCATCACATGACCGAACGAGACCCGCTGGTGCTCATCCAGGAGGCGCTGACCGACGGCGAAGTCTGTCAGTTCCTGGACGAGGCCGCCCGGCGCTGGCCGGGCACCGAAGGCGCGCACGTCGCTGACGTGCTGGAGCTGACCATCTCGCACGACGAGTTCCTGGACCAGACCGAGCCGTTCTTCGAGGAGCACGGCGACCACCTCCCGGCCGCGGCCCCGAACACCGCCGCGCTGCACGCGCTCATCATCCTGGGCCGGGAGCTGACTATGGCGAACCTGATCGCGGTGCTGCTCAAGGCTGGCCTGATGCCCGTGCCCGCCGTGCCCGCGCTGCGCTGGCGGGTGGCCTCCGCCCCGTCCGGCGCGCAGCCCGCCCGGGCCGCCATCGGCTGGCAGGCCCAGGGCCGGGAGTTCTTCTACCTGACCGGCGCCAAGACCGCCGGCCCGGGTTACTTCCTGACCCGCTGGCCTATCGACGGAGCCACGCACCTGGATGACCTGACCGAGGCGTGCCGCAACGTCGCCGACGTCGACAGCGACATCGCCGGCCGCCGCCTGGCGGAGCTGTTCGAGGCCGGCGAGTCCATCCCCGAGATCGGCTGGTTCCCCGGCGCCCGTCCGGGCGCGGAGTACCGGCTGGCCGTGGACTCTGAGCCCGGCGGAGACACGGCCCTGGCTGACCTGCCCGCCATCTGGCGCCGGGCAGCGGCCCGGATGGGCAGCGCGGTGTCCTCGACGCTGGAAGGGTGCGCGATGGCGCTGGAGCGGGCCCTGGCCGCGGAGCCCGAGGGCCAGCGCTGGCCGGGAGAGGACCCGCGCTCATGACCGTTACTGCGGACTACGTGCCGTCGCACCTGCTGGGTGCGGCGGCGGCCGAGCCCGCCGACCTGGTGGGACCGGAGCTGTACAGCATCGCCGGCGACGTGGCCGAGGCGGTCGAGAACCGGCGCGAGGACTGGCTGGAGGTGGTCGACATGCAGCCGGTGCCCGCGGATGACCCGGCCCAGCGCCGCGTGGTCCTGCTGGCATCGGCCGAGGGCGGGCACGAGGTCGAGATCACCGTCCGGCTGACCGGCCGGATGTACGACGAGGCGGGACTGGAGGTGCCGCGATGACCCGCAGGGCCGAACTGCTGACCAAGGCGGCGGACGCGCTCGACGACGGCATCGACCCGTTCACCGACGGATGGCTGAGCGAGAACAGGGTGTCGAGCGACGAGTGCCTGAGCCTGGCGCAGCAGCTGGCCATCGGGGCCCGGGTGGTGGCCTACGGGCTCGACCACCCGCGGTCCGAGGAAGGCGTGGGCGTGCTCATGTCGATGGCGAAGCAGCCATGACCGAGTGCGCGAACCCGGACCACATGTTCGGCCCGGCCGAGGTCTGCGCGGGCTGCCACGCCGCGCTGGAGGCCGCGCACACCGCGCTCAACGACCGGTACATGCTCCTGATGACCGAGAACCGGGAGCTGATGCGCAAGGTGGCCGAGGCCGAGCACCAGGGCGACGTCATCCCGCTGCCGCACCCGCTGCACGCCGGGGCCGCCGCGTACGAGTCTGGCGAGCGCGGGTTCGAGGCGGTGCAGGGCACGGACGCGCTGCAGGTGCTGCCGCGCAGCCGCAAGCCGTCCGAGGACGTCGCGGTGATCCGGATCTTCCAGCGGACCATGGGCCCTCACTCATCCGGGCGCGGCCAGCTGCTGACCCGTGCCACCGCGGCCACGCTGCACGCGTGGCTCGGGTGGTGGCTGGAGAACGGCTGGCCGGGCGTCCCCCGGCGCTGCGGTGACGAGTACAGCAAGCCGAAGGTGGCTACCTGGCGGTGCGACCAGGACCCGGGCCACCTGGACAGCCACGAGGGCCCGGCCATCGGCTGGTACTCCCCCGCGGGCAAGCCGGACCGCGAGTCCTGGCCGCTGCCCGAGGAGGTCCGCCGGGCCCGGTACCGGTCGGTGCTGGCCTCGGCCGGGGCGGTTGCGGACGCGGCCGAGTTCCGGCAGATCCTGGACGACTACCGGGCCGGAGGGTAAGCCTGACCCCCCGGGGGCTAGTGCTGGCCGGCCCCCGGGGCAGGCACCCCCCGCACGGCCAGTATCCCGCAGATCGTATACATTTCCTACCCGCGCAGGGAAAACTTCGTATTGACTCAAGTCAGGTGACGCGGTAGACTGGCGCTACTAACCACCGACCCCCCAGGGCAGGCAGAGATGACCCAGGACCATGAGGACATGATCGCCGCGATGGCGGCCGCGAGCGAGCGCGAGCGCGAGCCCACCGCGGGCTGCCCGGACGGGCGCAGCAAGTGGCACACCGCCGGCCGGCTGATGGACGAGCAGGACTTCGACCCGGGCGGCGTCACCGAGCTGCACCGCCTAGCCGGCCACCTGGTGCGCAAGGGCCTGGCGGCCCGCCGGACCACGCTGGGCGTGACCCGGTGGGCGCTGACCGAATCCGGTGCCGGGTACGCCCGGGCCCTGGCCCGGCGGGTCACCCCGGCCGAGGTCCCCGCGCCCCGCGGCCGGGCTGACCGCAAGATGCTGGCGAGGAGCGGATCATGAGCACGCACGGGACGCTGGCGCATACCGAGAGCTGGTCGTTCAGCATCGAGCGCGACGAGACCGACGCCTGGCCGGACTCCCCGCTGCCCTACAGCCAGGTCGGCGCCATGTTCCGGCCGGAGCAGGTGCACGTCGAGCTGATCCGCGACGCCCGCGAGCCGCGCCTGACCGTGACCGGCTGGCGCCTCAAGGGCGACGGCACGCCGGGCCGCCAGGATGTCCGGGTCCGGTGGTACGACGTCGACAAGCTGGGCGGCGACTGGGTGGCCGAGATCGTCAACCACTGGCGCCTGGGGCTCGGGCTCGGCCCGGGCAACACCGGCGTGGACTGGAGCTGATCATGATCAAGCAGTTCACCTGGGACTGGCAGGAGCAGCCGCCGCTGGACGACATCGCCGCGGAGACCGAGGCGATGTCCGCGAAGGGCAAGGTCTGGATCTACCGGCCCGAGACCGGCACCGACAGCTACGCCCTGCTGCTGTCTCCGCGGGCGCTGACGATCGAGCAGGTGCAGAAGGTCTACGACGAGCCGGACGCGCAGGTCCGCGTCCGGGTGAGCATCGAGACGCCCGCCGGGCCCGTGGTCGAGTTCTTCGAGATGGACCTGGCCGAGCTGATCGGCCTGACCGAGGCGAAGCGGTCGGAGACCGTCACCGAGGCGGCTGCGGACGTCGTGAACAACATCTGCAGCTGGGGCGTCGAAGAAGTCGATGGCGAGGATGAGGACGAGTGATCCGCTACGACCTCACGCTGGTCATCGTGCCGAAGGAAGGGGCCACGCCCGCGGGCGTGGCCCCGGCCCTGCCGTCCCTGGACGAGCTGTGCGGCCACCTGGCCCCGCTGTTGGCCCGGGGCACCGAGCGGCACCAGCTGCTTGGCTTCACCGTCACGGAGGTAACCCAGTCATGAAGCCATCGAGAGACGCTGACCGGCCGTCGTGCCTGGCCATGAACCCGAACAACCGGCAAGCGACCGCTGACCGGCGCACCAGGCTGCTGGCGGTGTTCCTCGCGCTGGATGAGGACACCCAGGCCGACCTGCTGGAGGCCGTCGAGACGATGGCGCACCGAGCCTCCGGGGTGGACCCCGAGCGCGACGAGGCCCGCCGCATCATCCGGCAGATGTACGAGGCAGCAGGATGGGGAGGCCAGGCCCGGTGAGAATCGTTCTCAACATCGGAGAGTCCAGGGCCGACGTCCCGGCCGTGCTCCGGGCTATGGACGGCGACGGCCTGGATCTGGTCGGGGTGGACGGCTCGCACGTCGGCTGCCGGATCGCTGGCATCGTCGAGGAAGGCCACCCCGGGCTCCTGGACCCGGACCAGGTGGAGCAGGTCTGGATTTCGCCGCTGGAAGGAAAATCTTGATGAACCCGGCACTGGACCCCCAGAGCTACCGATTCCTGCCGTTGGCCGAGGCGGTGAATCCGCCTAAGCAGGGCCTGTTCACGCACTGGGTCAACGCCTGGTGGCTTGTCCACCCGGACAAGGGCCTGCTGTTCTACCGGTTCGGCCGGCGCCGCGGGTGGGGCTCGCCCCAGTGCAATACCGACGAGCGAGTCACCCGGATGCTGTTCGAGAAGGCTCCGCCCCCGTTCGAGGGCATCGAGGTGCAGCACCTCCCGTCGGCCTGGGTACCGGCCGACCCGGACGACTACCGCTGAGGAGAAAATCATGGCTGACCGCGAGCTGCGCAGGGCACTGCGCGAGGTCCGCCGGGACGGGATCAGGCAGGCCCGCGCCCGCACTTCGACCAAGGACGAGTCCGAGGACGGATCGGCCGCCGCGCACCTGGCCGATGACGCCATCCGGGCCATCAGCCCGCTGCCGTGGAGAAGGGCCAGCCGCCGGGATTGCTAATGTCACCCCCGGTGTGTAGACTTGACTCAAGTCAGGTGAACGAACCACTAAGGGGCAGGCAATGGCAGCAAACGGGACTCCCACCCTCAAGAGCGACGAGAACCCGCTCGACCAGCCGGCGATGACCGGCAACCAGATCACCGGCTCGGTCACCACGACCGACCACCCCATCAGCCGCGCCGATTACCGCGTGGACGCGCCGTGACCATCGCGACCCGGGGGCGCAGCTACCTGCGCCCCCAGCCGTGGCAGCTGGCCGCCGGGCCTGGTGACGGCCGCTGGGGCGTGCAGGCCACGCGCTACACCTACATGAACGCCCAGTGCCGGTACTGCGGGGTCTACTGCGACGGGCCCGCTAACAGCGTGACCGCGCACCCCCGGGCCGAGTGCCGGGCCTGCGGGACTCCCCAGTGCGACAGGGGCACCGACTGCGTGGTGTGCATGATCGGCTTCCTGCGCATCCCGTACGGGGAGAGCACCGCCTGCGGCTACGCCCGGTGCGGCAAGCCGGCCGTCGCCAGGGCGCCGCGCATCGGCCGGGCCTGTGCGTACCACCTGACCCAGGCCAAGTCCCGCGGCCAGACGCTGGCCGATGGCATCGCCAACTACGTGCGGCTGCGGGAGCTGGGCGGGCTGGACTGGCAGAAGCTGGCCTGGTTCGGGCCGGAGCGCCGCTACGCGGTCCGCCGCTGGCACAACGACGGACGCCCCGGCTGGATCACCGGCAAGGACCCGAAGGGCTTCGAGACGGCCGGCGCGGCCGACCGCGAGGCTGCCGCCTGGAATGACCCGCGCGCCTCGGACGGCTGGCACGCCGAGCGCGTGGTGCTGACGGACGAGCTGCGCGCGGAGATCCTGGCCTGGGCCAAGAAGACGACGAGGAGCTGATCATGCTCGATGACATCCACCTGACCCCGAAAGAGCTGGAGATGCTGGAGCGCGCGGCCGAGCACGTCGGCGCGAACCTGGTCACGGACTACCGCGGCCCTTTCCGGCCGGCGGGCCAGGCCGAGTCGATCGCCCTGCTGTGCCCCGGTCCCGGCTCGCTGGTCTGGTTCGGCGGCGTGCTGGGCCTGTGCCTGGACATCGACAAGCGCCTGCTTGACCGGTTGATTTCCCGGATACAGGAGGCGCCGTGCGGCGACCGCCGCGTTTACTACTGGCCGGGTATCCTCGCGCCGGCTCCCGGGGCCGAGCCGGCGGACAACGGCGACTTCGACCGGGTTATGGCGAGCCTGGGCGACCTGGGCGACGACCCCGCCATAGCGAGCCGCTACCCGAGTCCGGAAGGCTTCCAGTGATCCGCGAGGCGAAGTTCACCCAGGGCCACCAGCCCTACGCGGTGGACCTGGAAAGCTTCCGGCCGCGCGGCCCGGAGCTGAGCAGCGCCAAGATCAGCGCCGTGTGGTTCCGGCGCCGCCGGGCCGGCTACACCGGCCCGCTGCAGACCGTGGCCTGCGCCGGCTACATCTCCGAGTGCCTGGTCGACCCGGCCCCGGCCGACGCGGCCGACTTCCTGGCCCGGATGGCGGACGGCCGCTACGGCGGGCACTGCCTGGCCCGCTGGAACGGCACCGAGCTGTGGGCCCCCGGCGCGGCCGAGGACCAGCGCGCGGACTACCTGTCCGTGCTGGGGCCGATGCTGGCCGCCTACCCGGCCTGCCCGGATGGCTGGGATGGCTGGTGGACGTTCCGTGGCTGCTGACCGCAACCCCTTCACCACGCCCGAGGCCCTGGCTGACTGGGAGCGGGACCTCGCCGCCGCGGACGCTGCGCTGGGCCGGATGGTGCAGCAGACCCGGGCTGGCCGGCGCGGCCAGGCCAGCGCCGTAGTCAGCGCGCACCTCGCGGTGCAGATGCTCGACCCGATCACGTGCCAGAGCCTGCTCACTGCGGCCGTCGCCCGGCTGGCCTTCCCGCCGGACAAGCCGTGACCGAGTGCGAGCCCGGCAGCTGCGCGCTGTGCGGGGACCCGGACGACCTCGTGCTGGACGTCCCGGTGATAACGGCGGACGGGCCGGCGGTCCGCAGGCTGTGCGCGGCCTGCCTGGCCGTCGTGCTGGCAGCCGTGACGCACGAGGCCCGCAAGCTGCGCGGGCAGCCGTGACCATGTGCCGGTGCTTCCGGGCCGAGTGGTGCTACAAGTCCTACACCTGGTGCGAGCCCGGGCCCGAGCACACCCGGACCGGCATGTCCGCGGCCGAGGGCATCGACGGCGAGGCGCTGATGGTCGGCCGTCCCGTCCCGGGGCACCTGGGCGCCTGCGCGCACAAGGCGTGCTCGCACGGCATCTTGTGGCACTACCGGCCGAGCGGGACCAGCGCCCGGCCCGGGGCGGCCTGCCTGGTTCCCGGCTGCCCGTGCCCCGGCCTGCTGCGTCACACCCTCACCCGCCAGGAACTGCGGAACCAAGATCCTGCCTCTTGACTCCAGTCAGGTGACCGCATATGCTGGGGTCACCGACTAAGACAGGGTGAGGCAGTGGACATCGAAGACATCGAGCAGATCCAGGAATGGATGCTCGACCAGGACACCCCGATGGCGCCGTGGGCGCCTCGCCAGGCGCACGTGTACTACCTGGAGATCGACTACCCGGCCGGCTCGAAGGCCCCGGGCTGGAAACCCGCGTGCTGGGCTGAGCTGCTGGACCTGGTGCCCAAGGGCGGACAGCGCCGCCAGGCCGCGCGCCGCGGGTTCCGCTGGCCGCGCGAGCGGATGTTCCTGTCCGGCTCGTCCGCCTACCGCCGCGCGAACCTGCTCACCTGGTGCGGGGCACGGGTCCAGGTGCACCGCTCGTTCCCGGTGCAGTGGCCCTGGGTCCCGGTGCCCGTCGAGTTCGACGCGACCGGCATCCCGGTGGCCCGGGAGCTGGCGGCATGAGCACGGCTAACGGCTGGCTGGCTGTCATTGCGGTCGCTATCTCAGTCTGCGCGCTCGGCCTGGGCGCTATCAGCCTCACGCTGGGCGGCATCCTGGCCGAGCTGAGGAAGCGGCCATGACCGAGAAGCTGAATTTCGGAGCGGGCGCCTGGGCGAGCACCCAGGGCGAGTACGGGTTCTGGTGCGCGGGCGACCCCGGCTGGCTCCCGGCCACGGACCTGTTCAGGAAGACCGTCAACCTCGGCACCAAAGACGGCCTGGTCTATGACTCCGTGATCATCGGCGGGGTGTTCCCGGACGGCACGCTCGCGTTCCGGCCGGGCGTCGGCCGGGTCGGCTGGCCGCACCAGCCCGGGCGCGAGCCCCGGACGGTAGAACCGGGCGAGTGCGTCCCGGTGACCGAGATCGCCCGCGGCTACGTCCACGAGGGCGGCACGCCGTGACCCCCGGCGAGGCCGCTATCTTCGTCGTCCTGCTGGCCATCTTCGCTGTCCTGCTCGCGCACGCCCGGAGGCACTGGAATGACTAAGACCTACACCGGCGAGCCGATGAGCCCGGATCACCCGCTGGGCGGGATCTACGCCATCATGGACCGGCACGGCATGCTGCCGGATGACATCTTCTGCACCCGCTGCGCCAAGCCGCTCAACATGGACGGCGGGCACCCGGCCGAGCTGTACGCCGGCACCTACAACGGGCTGTGCTACGGCTGCACCGGGACCGGCCCCTACGTGGCCGCGGTCGCGCAGCTGGACGGCTGCCGCCGGGTGTCCTGGCCGCCGCACAGCCCGAGCTGGCGGCGCGACCGGGAGGATCATTACGGCTACGAGGGCTGCGAGACCTGCGGCGGGCTGGGCATCGTCCGGCCGGCCTACCGAAGCCCCGACAACGGCGGCGGCAAGTCCTGCCCGGTGTGCCTGGCCCGGTGGACGAGCCACCCGGTGACCGTGGCCGAGTCGCGCTGGTCCGAGCTGATGCACCGCTCGCTCCAGGCCACCTTCGACCGGGCCATCGACTACCACGCCGGCGTGCCCAGGAAGTGCACGAAAAAGCGGCGCCAGGAGCTGCGCCAGGCGTTCATGGGCCCGGTTTACGAGACTGATCACCGGCTCGCCGGCCCGCGCAGCCAGGCCACCGTGGAGTTCGCCGCGATGCGCGAGCCCTACCGGCTGGCCGGGCGCCGGATTCGGGACATGGTGTTCGCCCGGTTCCGCGCGATGGGCTCGGGCGTCTGGATCGAGACCACCGCGGACCCGGAGGAGTTCTACCGCCAGTGGTGCCGCTGGCGCAAGATCGACCCGGACCTGGGGCTGGCCTACGGCTACCCGGACGGGTTCCGGTACGCCTACCAGCCGAAGCCGATGTGCCACGAGCACCGCCACTTCGACGGGTGCGACGAGTGCACCGCCCGGATCATCGGCGCGCAGTCCCTGCAGACGATCGAGGACTGGTACCACCTCGGGCATATCAGCTCGCGCTGGCTGGATGCCTACCGGCACCTGTGGGCCACGTCCGCGCACCGTTACTCGACCATCCCGTGGGGCTGGGAGGCCGAGCCCGAGGACCCCAAGATCATCGAGGCGGTAGCGCTGATGCGCCGCGCCGCCGAAGAGAGGAAGGCTGCATCGTGAGCAAGCTAAGGCTGGTGCTCGACATCGAGGGCGTCACCGAAGAGCGGGTGATCGCCGCCGGGCCCGTCTTCCGGGTGACCGGGCAGGATGAGTTCGACGTCGCGGCCGAGCCGGTGGCCCTGGGCAGCCCGGAGGAGATCGACCGGGCCGAGCAGGTGACCCGGGCTGTGGCCGAAGGGCGCGGCCTGCCGGACGATCGCGAGACCTCTGGCGGGGCGCGCAGCAACGATGCCCGGCTGCTGGACTGGGTGCGGGCCTGCGTGCCCGACCGCCGTATCCGGATGGATGGCAAGGATGCGGTGACCCTGACCGGCGGGGAGATCTTCGACCTGCTGTTCTCTGCTGCTGACCGGTTCTACCACTACGGCACCGATGACGTGGGCGCCCGCCCGGCGCGCAAGATGCGAGGTGGGACATGAAGCACGGGATCACCCTGGAGCAAGTCTGGAACGCCATGCGGGCCGGCGGGCCCAAGCCGGCCGAGCCCGAGGCCATGATGGCCGCGCTGAAGGCCGCGGGCCTGTGGGACAGGGACCAGCCTGGCCGGGTCGAGATCGCGCTGTCCGCCTATGGCCTGCTGGGCCCGGCCGGGTCGGCCGAGTCGAACATGCAGCGGGCCCTGGAAGCGGTGGCCGAGCTGATCGCGCCGAAGCAGGCCCGGGCCGAGATCACCATCAGCGAGGTGCGGCGGGCGCTGCGGGGCTGGCTGCCGGAGTCCTCCGGATTCATCAAGATGGGCGATGACCGGATGCTCCGTGCGCTGCGCGAGCGGCTGCGCCTGGAGTTCGGCCGTGCCGTCCCTGACCACTACGCCCGGCGCAGGTTCGAGGGGCAGGTGAACCGGGTCCTGAACGGGCTGGCCAGGGACGGCACGCTGCGCAAGGTCGGCGCGGGCACCCGCGGGCCGACCGGGCAGGTGACCGGCCAGCACGAGGCCTGGTTCTATACCCCCGAGGCGTGGGCCGAGGCCGAGGCCCGGACGGCTGAGCGCCGGAAGGGCGCCGATCTGGCCGCGCAGCGCGCCAAGGACATCACGGACCAGCTGGCGCGGCTGGGAATGATATTCCAGACCTGGCACGACGGGCTGCCGAAGCTGGATACCGGCTCGTGGGAAGACCTGCTGGAGCTGATCCACGCGAACCGGAGCCTGCCCACGCATGTCACCTTCGCCCATCCCGACGCCGGCTACGAGGCCGCGCGGGAGAAGGCCTGCGCCGCGCTGGAGCCCGGCCAGGTCTACATCCTGAAGACGCTGCGCGTGGAGCGGTCCTACTCGACCGTCGAGCTGGCGACCGCCGAGGGCGTGCCCGTGCCCGGCCAGTTCGGCTCCGAGTTCTTCGAGATCCACGAGCCCGGGACCCCGGCATGAGTTACGGGCCCGGCGGTATCCCGCTCAGCCCCGTCGGCCGGCTGAGCGCAGCTGAGCAGGCCGAGTCCCGGGAGCTGGTGTTCTGGCCTGACCTGTGCACCGAGTGCACCGCGGCGTTCCGGTCCTGGCAGTGCGCGCCGAACCCGGGCGCCTGGGCTAACCCGAAGGTGCAGGCGAGCCCGCACCTGCTGGCGTTCCTGGCATCGTGCCGGGTGACCGGCCCAGACCCGCAGGCCTGGGCCGACACCATCAGCTCTCAGCTGATCGCGGTGCGCCGCTGCTGCACCCGCTGGCACGCTTCGCGGCGGCTGTGGGAACCCCTGGAACGTGCCCTGGGTTACGGTTACCCGGACGGGTTCCGGTACGGCCCGCAAAATGTCAGCAGGCCGTGTTAGACTTGACTCAAGTCAGGTAAGCAACCCCGAGGGGAAGGCACCCATCATGAGCCAGACCGACACCCGCGCCCGCCGTCCGCAGAACCAGCCGCTGGCCGTCCGCCCGCTCGTTGCCGAGGTGCGCAGCGAGACCGACCCGGCCAAGGCCTACACCGTGGTGCTGCCCCAGTGCCACGACGCGCAGGGCAACCCGTGCAAGGACTTCTACTACCGGCGCGGTACCCTGGCCGACCCGTTCTGCAAGCACCTGCGCGCGGCCATGGGCCTGGTGCCCGAAGGCGGCCAGCGGCTCGACGAGGACACCGCCGTCGAGCTGCTGATGGCGCTCCGCGTCCGCCCGACCGCCGCGCTGGCCGCGCTGCGCCGGACCCGCGGGAGCCTGGGCCTGACGCACGCGCTGGCCGAGGCCGGCGTCAAGGGCATCATGTACCACCCCGGCGCCGACGTGTATGACATCCTGCTGGACGGCTGAGCCAGCTCCCAGAACGCCGATGGCCCGGGTCCGCCGTCCCGGGCCATCGGCCTGCCCGGGCCATGATCCGGAATGACTACGCATCACTGGCTCATCGTGATTAAGCGGGGATTAACCGGGGCACGGCTCCGCGTAGTTATTTCCCCGCCGGCCAGGGGAGGTGGTGGCCCATCTGCTCATCGTTACTGACCATGCTGGCCGGTTCCCCACTGTCCCGGGGAGCCCCGCGAAGGCCCGGATGAGGCAAAAAGGCGCCCGTCCGGGCCTTCGGGGTTTAACCTGGTCAGCGTGACTCTGAGTGCTGATCTTCCCTATGAAGCGCTCTATGTCGAGCACGAGCCGGCCGCACGCCGTCTCGCGCTGTCGCTGGTACCGCCGCACGCGGCGGACGACGTGGTGGCCGAGGCGTTCGCCCGGGTGCTGGACACCGCCGGGCGCAACGGGCCGCCGGCCGCCTTCCGTCCCTACCTGATGGCCGCGGTGCGCAACGTCGCGCGCACCTACCACGCCCGCGGCGCCCGGTTCGTGCCGGTGCCGGCTCCCGAGCCGCCGCCGGTAACCGGCCCGCTGCGGGCCCTGGTCGAGCGGGACGACGCCCGGCTGGCCGCGCAGGCGTTCGCCGCGCTGCCCGAGCGGTGGCAGCGGGTGCTGTGGGCCACCGCGGTGGAGGAGATCACCGTGGCCGCGCTGGCCGGCCGGTGGGGCATGACCGCCAACTCCGTCTCCCAGCTGGCCAGCCGGGCCCGCGAGGGACTGCGCCAGGCGTACCTCAACGCGCACCTGTCCTCGGTCATGCCGGCCGGGTGCCGCGCGGTGGCGAAGTACATGGGCGCGTCCGTCCGGGGCCGGGCCGCCCGGCGCCACCAGGCCGAGCTGGCGGCCCACCTGTCCGGCTGTGCCCGGTGCCGCCAGGCGCACGAGGGCCTGGCCGCGATGAACCATCATCTCGGGGGGCTGATCGGGCCGGGCGCCGCGGGCGCGGGCCTGCTGGCGCACGTGCTGCCGGCCGCGCGGGCCGCCGGGCGCTGGCACCTGCACCCGCTGGCCCTGGCTGCCGCCGCCTCGGCCGTCGCGGTCAGCGGGCTGGTAGCGGTCCCCTACGTCACGCATACTGGGGGGCCGGCACCGGCCCGGGCGCGGGCTGTCGTGTCATCTCCCGGTCATGACCGGGCCCGCGTCACCGCGAGCGCTCCTCCTGTCAGCGCCGCGCGAGGCCGCCCGAGCGCGGACGTGGCGGGAGTCCCTGCCCCCGCCACGTCCGCCGGGACCAGCACCGCGGTGCCTGCCGCCACGTCCGGCACCGCGGCCCCGTCCGGCACCGCGCCCGCCCCGTCCGGCCGGGAGGGCTCCGGCTCCGGCGGACCGGTGCAGCAGGTGCTCTCGGGCTCGGGACCGGCAACCCGGCAGGTGCACCGCGACGTCCGCGCGGCAGCTAGCGCTGTAGCCGGGACGGGAGCCCAGGCCGGCGGCGTCGTGCAGGCCGTGGGCGGGACGGCGGGCCAGGTCGTGCAGCAGGTGACCGGGGCCGCCGGCGGGCTCCTGGGCGGGCTGTGAGGCGCCTCGGGGCCGCGGTGCTGGGGCTGGCCTGGCTGGTTCTCCCGGTGTCGGTGGCGCTCTCGTTCTACCTGTGCGTGCTCGGCTGCGCGCTGCTGGTCTAGCCCCAGGTGATGCCCTGCGGGGTGACCGGGTGCGCGTTCCACACCACCGAGGCCTGCGGGGCGGCGTGTCCCGGGGCGGCAGCGGCCAGGCCGAGAAGCGCGCCCGCGGCCAGGAGGGCCGCGAGGGCCGCGGCAGCAAGCCGGGGGGTGCGGAGGGCGAGGTGACGCATGGTGACTCCTGTTCGTAGCGGGCAGTTCGCCGAACGTAACATGAGCCTGTGACCTGGATCAATGCCCCGGGAAATCTCTTCGGATTACTACTTGACTCCAGTCAGGTGACCGCATATGCTGGGGTCACCGACTAAGACAGGGTGAGGCAACATGAGCAGTAGCATCAAGATCACGTTCGGCCCCGACGACGAAGGCGTGCTCCGGACTGCCTGGGACCCCTGGGCGCAGGCGCACGAGCTGGTCCTGAATATCGGCAACGGCTTGTTCTATGCAGGCGACGTCGAAGTGGCGTACGTCAACAAGCGCGAGGTTTCGTTCGGTACGTTCCACATGGGACCTGGCGTAGAGGCCGTCGTGAGTCTGGCCCTGGAGTTCTGGGCGCAGTTCGGCGGGGCCATGAGTGCACCCCCGGAGCTGGCCGGATTTATCCGGGCCCGGTTCTTACTTGACACAAGTCAGGTAGGGGTATAGCCTGAGGACACAACAGCACAGCGGAGGCAGGCAGGAAGGGGTCCCGGTACCACGGACGGGGCGCAGGCACCGACTAGCCGCTGCACCTCCGCTTTGCTGGACAACTCAACAGCGGTACAGGTTCCGGGGAAGGGACTGGGAAAGACCGGGCCGTCAAGATCGGCCGGACACCTCCGCGTAAGTGCCCCCTGTAGAAGCGCTGACAACGGCGTGGGGGAGATACCCCTTCTCCGGGACCACCCTCCCGCCCCGGCGGGACTCTCAACGGTGAAGGGCACGGCGACCAGCCGGCCCGACGGGTACCGGGGAGCCTGCGGGGCACCTCGGCCGACCAGGCCGGGCGAAGCTGCCCGCCGGGGCGGGGGGACTTAGACTCCCGGCAGGGAGAGGCGGACGGCTCCGAAGGTGTAAATGAGTCGGCAGCATGCCCCGGAAGGGGCGGAGCGGGCAGGTACCCGAGGCATCGGCGGCGCCCCGCGCGGAGACCCCGCTTCCCTGCTGGACAGACTTCCAGGGCTACGTGCAAGCGCAGCTGCGGATCACCCGGTGCGAGCATCAACGCTCTGTTGCGCTCTGATAGCCGCCGGGCCGCACTCGCGGGCAGGGCACCTGGAGACCGAGCCACCCGGCCGGCCCTGGCGAACGCGTGAGCGAGCTTCGCGCCGCAACACCGCTACGGACCAGGGCGCGGGCCGGGTGGCCGGTACAAGACTTGCTGGCTGGCGGCATGACGTCCGCGAACCTTCAGCGCCGGAACCCGCTCCGCGGGGCCGGGAACGCGCAGACAGCGGAGACTGGGCAGGCCGCCGGACAACCCGGGGCACGGATCAGCCGCGGCGCATCGCGCCGAAGGAACCCGCCGGACCGGCGGCCCGCCCGAATAACTGCACAGCTGCCGCCACTTCGGGAGATCTCCCGGAGGTAGGCTCCCCGGCAACCCGGCCTGTTCGCCGGCCCCGGGAGCGTACCGGGCCTTGGCCGGCCTGGCGGAGGGTGGCGGGACACGAGCCGCGCCCCTGGGGGTCGGACTCCTTGGGCGGATGCCCCGCCACCCGAAGTAGCGGCAGCTGGCTACTGATAACTCAAGAGCTGGGCAGGGCGGCATGGTGCTTCGGGGAGAGCCCGGGGACGCCGGCCGGGCTCCGTTTCGTCTTCCGGAGCCCGGTGGGTCATGAAACAAACGTCCTGCTCTTTGGTGCGTTACAGACACCACGACCGGGCTGGGGTCCTCGCCCGCAGGCACGGGGCGGGGTAATAAGGATGAGGGCTGGGAGGGCGTCGCAATACCTGGCTCTGGCCGGCTGGCTAAACCAGGCAAACAGCGGCCCGGTACCGCGGGAGCACCGAACACTGACCGTACGATAACGCAGGGAAGGCATGATATGAGCGTCTGGTCAACAGCTAACAGCTCACCGACCAAGGACCCGCGCGTGCGCGTCGGGCAGTGGGGCGCCGGCAACTGGCGCACCCTGGTGCGGGACGATGACGACTGGAACGAGACCGGCCCGCCGTATCCGAGCAAGGCCATCGCCCTGGGCCACGTCGATGACGTGCTGGCCGGCTACTTCGGCGAGCTGCCCAGCCGGGCCCTGCTGGCCGAGCGGATCGAGCAAGCCGTGGTCATCGCCCGTGATGCTTTCGACGCGGACAGCATCGCGCTTCCGCGGCATGTCATCGTGCGCATGGTCGAGGCGCTGACGGGCAGCCGGGAGGCGCTTTACCTGCGCAAGCCGGCGGAGCTGCGCGAGGAAGACCTGGAGGTGTCCACGGTGCGGCCGGAAGCCATCCCGCACGGCAGCGGCGGCCAGACAGTCGGGCAGTTCGACTCCTACGTCCGCGTCATGCACAGGCCCACCGGCATCGTGGTCGAACGCGATTCCGAGCGCTCGCAGCTGATGAACAAGTCCGCCGCGCTGGACGAGCTGCGCCGCCAGCTGGTAAGTCAGCCGGCCTACCCGCTGATCACCGTCAGCGTGCTGGGCGACATGTTCGACCCGTACGAGCTGCGTACCCGGGTAGCGGCGCAGCTGCGCGCGGGCAGCGTCGAGGAGATGCACGTGGGCCAGTTCACGGACGAGGCCGCGAGCGACGACTACGCCGCGGTGCTGGCCGTGGCCCGGCGCTGGGTCCGGGTGTACTCATGACCGACGCAATGCGCCGCGCGGCCCATCTCCGCATGGTTTTCCTGGCGAAAGACCACTGGACCCTGACCCCGCTGGAGATCGCCGACCAGCAGACGTCGATGGCCGACGCGCGCATCGCGCTGAACCTGGCGTGCGGCGTGCCCGTCGAGATGATCAGCTCCATGGGCTACGACAACACCGACGAGGCCTATGCCAGCGTGCGGGCCGGCTGGGTGCGTCACGTCGGGCAGTTCGGCCGCGAGCAGATGCCGCCGCCCTGGCTGCGCGATGACCTCGCCCGGGCGCACGGCCTGTGGATGGAGGCCCGGCCGGACCTGGCCGACGGCGACGACTGGCTGGCCGCCGGCACCGCCGCGCACCTGGCCGCGTGGCCGGACAAGTGCCCGCGGGTGCTGCGCGGCGGCTGCGGGATCTGCGACCCGGTGACCGAGGAGGACACGTGAAAGTGAACGGCAAGTCAATGCCGGCGCTGCTGTGGGCTCCGTATCAGGAGTTCGGCGCCCCGGACCCGTCGGAAGAGACGTCCAGGGCCCCGGCCGGGCCGGTCACCATCGGAGCGACCGGCTACCGGGACGATGACGTCATCGTCTACTGGAGCCCGGCTGAGGCGGCCGTGCGCGACGGACTGAGCCAGGCGCCCGGGCAGGTGAACCCGGCGCTGCTGATCCAGCGGGCCCGGGTGCTCGGCATCGAGCTGGCCCGCGGCAACGTGCTGAAGGTGCGCGGGGCCGGGCACGCCGGGCGCCTCGCCCTGACCGTCACCGACCTGACCGTGGACCCGGACGGCTGCCCCGTGCTGCACGTCTCGCCGGCTACTGCCGGGCAGGTGACGGCGCGCGAGGACGAGGCCCGCCGTGCCGGCGGGCCGGTGCCGCCGTGAGGGAGCGCATCCGGGCCCGGCTGGCCCGGCACGAGAACCTGTTCGCGCTGCTGTGGTTCGCGCACCTGGTGCGCAACGAGGACCCGGGGGAGGACCGGCCGGGATGGCTGCGCCGTTCCTGGGTCCGGTGGCAGGCCCGGCGCGCGGTGCGCAGCGACCCCGCTAACTCGGGTACGGCCGCGGTGTTCATCCTGGGCGGGACCGGCATCATCCTGCTCATCTTGTGCATGGTCGTGGCCGTCGCATTCCTGTTCAATCCATGAGCCAGCCGGCCAGCTGCCCCAACGCACACGCCCCGAAGTTCTACCTGGGCACGCACAAGCCGCACTGGCTCTGGACCCCGGGCATGGGCGAGACCGGGCTGACCGAGGACATCCCGCTGTTCGTCAGCTACCGCCGTCTGCTGGACAAGGCCACCTGGAAGCCGGCCGTGCGGGACTGGGCGCTGGACTCCGGCGGGTTCTCCGAGCTGGTGCGCAACCCGCGGTGGACGACCGGGCCACGCGAGTACTGCGAGGCCGTGGCCCGCGCGCAGCGCGAGATCGGCCGGATGGCCTGGGCCGCGCCGCAGGACTACATGTGCGAGCCGGGGATGATCTCCGGCGGCCAGGTCGGCAAGGTGACCGCGGTGGGCACCGGTCTCTCGGTGGGGATACACCAGCACCTCACCATGATGAATTACGTCACGCTGGTCAACCTGTGGCCGGAGTACAGCGACGCGCCGTGCCCGTTCATCCCGGTATTGCAGGGCTGGGCGCTGCACGAGTACATCCGCTGCGCCGAGCTGTACCGGGCGGCCGGCATCGACCTCACCCAGCTCCCGGTGGTGGGGCTCGGCTCGGTGTGCCGGCGGCAGGATACGTTCCGGATCGGCTACATCGCCGGCTATTTCGCCGAGAACGGGATCAGGCTGCACGGCTTCGGCGTCAAGGTCGAGGGCCTGGAGCTGTACGGCAGGCACCTGGCCAGCTGTGACAGCGCGTCGTGGTCATACGATGCTTACCGGCTGGGCCGGCCGGCGTTCGGCGGGTGCACTCACCAGACCTGCTCCAACTGCCCGCGGTACGCCGCGCAGTGGTACCGGGACCACGCGCCGCGCGAGGCCCTGGGCCTAGCCTCTTGACACAAGTCAGGTGACCCGGTAACGTTGCAGTCATAAGCAACCCCCACTGAACAGGGCAGGCCATGGACGAGAAGACCACCACCCGCCGGGTCACCGCCGGCGACTACGACGTCACCACGCACGTGCAGTACAGCCTGGTCGAGGGCGAGCACATGGTGCGCCTCAACCCGGACGCCGAGCGGCTGCCGACGCCCCCGTGCCCCGACCTCACGGCCGCCAGGGCCCGGGAGCTGGCCCGCAACCTGAACGCTGGCGCGGACGACGCCGACCGGCGCAACGGCATCGTGCCCGAGCGGTGCGACGTCCACGGCGGCCGGTCGCTGGCCGCGTGCGACCACCCGGCCGTGCCGGCCGCCGTGGCCGAGGCCGTCCGGCAGTTCCTGGACGAGCAGCTGGGCCGGGACGACATGACCCTGGCCGAGATCGCGGCCGAGGCCGTGGCCATCGCGACCGGCGCCAGCACGTTCGAGCCGCCGCGGATCAGCCTCGCGCACCTGGAAGCCGGCTGCCCGGTCTGCGGTACCGAGGCGTGGGGCTTCACGAACAGCCGCGACGAGGACGAGGCCCGGGGCCCGGCGCGCTGTGACAACGGTCACGAGTGGACCGTCGTACCCGAGCGGTGAAGATCTCCGAGCGGCTGATCGAGCGCCTGCGCCAGGACGGGCAGGCGCTCCCGCCGTGCACCGAGCTGCGCCGCACGAACCGCAATCACCAGACCGACATCGGGGCCTGGTCGTGGCTCGCGTGCTGCCCCCGCGGCTGCCACGGGGACCTGCACGTGGGCTCGCACTGGCCGATGCGCGTCCTGCTGGCCGCGCCCGCCCTGACCTACCAGACCCTTGGCTGCGGCGACATCTGCGTCGACCCGGTCACCGACCAGCCGGAGGGCTGAGCCATGGCCTACGAGGAATGGCAGTACGAGCACAAGGCGGACGGCTCGCTGTGCCGCAACTGGTACGGCCGGCCCATCGTGAGCGCCGAGCACTTCGAGGGACGGCACGAGACGGCCATGGTGCCGGCGTCGGGCGGCAACCCGCCGGTCTGCGCGTGCGGGTGGACCCGTGAGCCGCGCTATGCGGAAGACGTGATCGAGCTGTACCAGCACCAGCTGGCCCAGGCCCCGGAGTTCCGGCCGCTGTGGATGCTGGAGCACGGCGGCCTCTGGAAGCCATCCCCGTCTAGCTAGTTGACACAAGTCAGGTGGATTGCTACTGTGGCGGTAGCAGTCCACCACTACATCAGGGCAGGCAGAACATGAACACCAAAGACATCAAGCGCCGGGTCACCGCCGGCCGTACCGCCAGCCAGCTGGAGCGCGAGCCCGCGCAGCTGGCCCTGGCCGAGATCGGCGGCACCCTGTGGGCGTCGAACCGTTACTGGGTCACCCCGGCCGCGCGGGTGACCGCGCTGCTGACCGAGTACAATCTGCCCGCCGACCCGGGCCTGTTCGTGGTCAACGGCACCGTCCGGGTGCATCCCGACGGGGTGAACGTCGAGGCGATGACCGCTAAGACGGCCGCCATCCTGGACCTGGCCAAGTACACCGTTCCAGCTGCCCCGGTGCTGCTGGGCGGGCACGCGGCGCACGTGCCGTTCGGCAAGGACTGGCGCGCTGTCTACCTGACCGCCAGCGGCGACCACCTCGGCCTGCCCGCTGACGACCTGGCCTGGCTGAGGGACACCGGCTACACCGGCTACGGCCAGGCCATGGCCGAGCTGATCGGCCTGGACACCCGCGGCGAGCAGCCCGAGCGCCTGGGCGAGGTCCGGGTGCTGGCCAAGCCCAAGACTGACACGCACACCCCGGTGCTGCTCGCGGCTGATGCCATCCGCACCGTCAAGCCGGCCTGCTACGGCCCCGGGGACGACGGCCCGCAGACCTACCACGCGGCCGAGACCGAGAACCTGGGCCCGCGCGTGCTCGGCTGCCTGATGGCCGCCAAGCTGGGCGGCTGACATGCCCGGCACCGACCGCGACGCCCTGGTGCGCGACCTGGCCATGGTGCTGCGCGGCGCGCTGCACCCGGATGCGAAGGTCGGGCCGGCGCCGCGCCTGGCCGCCCGCCGGCTGCGGGACGCGCTGGGCATCACCGAGGATGCGCGCACCGAGGACGTGGCCGGCACCCTGTGCGACGCGCTGTTCCCAGTCGAGCTGGGCGAACCTGGCGAGCTGGCGGAAGACAGCGAAGATGACCTAGACCGGGCGCTGCACCAGGCCGCGCAGGCCGACGGGGCCAGCGCTGAGGCCGACGCACACGAGCTGTTCGGAGGATAAGAACATGGCAACTGTCACGGGCAAGCGTGTCAGCGAGCGCGGGCGGGTCACCGGATCGGCGGACCTGTCCGTCGAGCGCGACGGCGACACCGTGCACGTCAAGCTGGGGCTCACCTTCGTCCAGGTGCCCGCGGAGGCGTGGGCCGAGCTGGTCCGCCCGACGCTGGAGGAGCCTAAGCCGCACGGCATGTACGGCGGGTACACCACCGACCAGCTCAAAGCCGCGTGGGAGATGGTGAGGCCGCCGGGCAACTGGAAGGGCCCCATTGACTCCACCGTGCCGGCCGATGCCGACCTGGATGCCATCGCCGCGGCGTGCGCGTTCTTCGCGGGCAGCCCGGTCGACATCGTCAAGACCGAGCGCGGGCACCGGGTCACCGGGCCCGGCTACTACGTCTGCATCGGGAGCTGAACCATGACCGTACAGCCGACACTGGAGCACCGCCGCGCGGGCACTGACGGCCCGTGGGAGCGGCTGGACCCGGCCAGGCGCGAGCAGTGGCAGTGGGACGACGCGCCCGACTGGCTGGCCGCTGAGGCACTGTGGCTGATGGGCGAGGGCGACGAGGTGCGCCTGGTCACCACGGACATCGCCGGCTGCCCGCATCCGGAGCACTTCGGCGACTACACCGAGGCCGGGTGCCTGAGCCTCAACCCGCCCGGGGACAACCCGGCCGTGCCTGAGGGCGCGACGCATTACGACAAGCCCGTCGAGGGCGCCGGCCAGCCCAACGATCCTGGCACCGGCGCCTACGTGCACCGGGGGGAGGTGAACGGCATGGCATGGACCAACAAGGAGGTCGCGGCCTACGGCAACGTGGTCGCGGACAACAAGGCGGCCGGTTCGAACAGTCCCACCCCGCAGGAGTGGAAAGACCAGCAGGCTGACCGCAAGGAATAGCTGACCGTGAGGGGCCCGGCTCCGGCCGGGCCTTCGCCATGACTTGACACAAGTCAGGTGACCGCATAGCCTGGGGGCAGGTAAGCGACTACAGGGAAGGCACGACATTGGACCTGGAAGAATTCACGCAGCTGGTCAAGTTCACCGCGCGCTGCCTCACCGGACAGGGCAAGGGCGAATGGACCGTGACCGAGATCGACGGCGACCACAGCTGGCCGCAGGCCCTGCTGTCCGGCCCTGACCACGCGCAGCTCAAGATCAAATTCGGGTGGAGAGCCGAGGGCAAGGTCACCGTCTACGGCATGATGCCGAGCAAGTACGGCCACGACCGCTACGAGTACAGCAAGCACGCCAACGTGGCGCCCCAGCGCGGCGGCAAGGCCATCGCAGGCGAGACCCGCCGGCGCGTGCTGGACGCGGGCTACCTGGACGAGCTGCCGGGCAAGTGGGCCGAGTGGCAGACCGAGCAGGCCGAGGCGGACATGCGGGCCGGCATCATGGCCCGCGCGGCCGGGCTGTTCGGGCTGGAGGCTCCCGGGGACGCGCCGCTGAACCTCTCGCGGTTCCTGCCCAACAAGCGCGGGCAGGTCGAGCTGACCAGCTACGGGCCGCCTACGATGTCCATCGAGCTGCACGGCCTGGACCCCGAGACGGGGCTGCGCATGCTTCAGGTGCTGTCCGCCTCGTCCATGGTGAGCACATCCTGCTGCTACGCCTACGGGCCGATGCACCACCCCAGCCTGACCGTGACCGGCTGCTTGCACGCCGGCTGCGACCACGCCGACGAACGCGGCGAGCTGGGCAGCCGCGAGGCCGTGCTGCAATACCTGGTCAAGTCGCACAGCGTGCCCGAGTCCGTGGCCGACGCCAAGCTGACCGAGGCCCGGGCCAGCCGCTACGAGGTGGCCGAGGTGGAGGACGGGGACCGCACCGTGGCCGTCCTCCACTGGAACAACCAGGGCCTGGGCGAATACACGGTGGAGATCCCCCGGAAGGACGCGACGTCATGACCGAGCCCACCCAGCGCGAGCTGAGGAGCATCACCAAGCACGCGCTGCACCGGCTGGCTCGCCACCGGCTGACGAGCGACGAAGCCAGGGAGCTGGCCACGGCTGCGCTGGCACAGCTCAACAACCAGGCCAGGAAGCCAGGCGCGCCGGACGCGCCGGACATCTTCCGCGAGCGGGTGCAGCCGGGCCTGTGGCTCGCGCTGGATGCCTCGCACTGCATCGTGATGGAGGTGCGAACCGCGGACGAGTCCGAGCTGATCGGCCGGGTTGCGCTGTCCGACGGCGACCGGGTGACCGAGGCCATCGGCAACGCCCGGGCGGCACGTGCCGTCGCCGAGGAACAGGCCGGGGCCGAGCGCTGGGCCGGCCTGATGGACGCGGAGTGGGGCCGCCGGCTGGCCGAGGGCATGGGGCCGGGCGAGGATGCCGACAGCCGGGGCGCAGCGGCCGCTGCGCTGCTGACGGCAGGCCTGCCGGCGAGTTCGGCGTACGGGGTCCTCAAGCGCGCTTACGGGCACACCGGGGCCACGTTCAATGTCAAGGGCACCGAGCAGCTGGGCACGGTCAGCTACGACCGCGACGCGGGCACCTACGCGGTGCGGGTGCCGGAGCGCGGGTGCTGTGGCATGCCGGGCACTGACTGCACCGGGCCCTGCGCTCGCAGCCAGGACGAGACCGGGCCGGCGGATGCCGCCGGGCTGACCGCGCTAGTTCAGCAGCTCGCCGGCGGGTCGGGGGACAGCACGTCATGAGCGATACCCGGTACATCGTGACTGTCCGGGGCGACGCGGCGCACGCGCTGGAGATCAACCTGGAAACAGCGACGCGGGTCCTGCTCGGCATTCACGCCCCGTACCCGCGCGGCCGGGGCATCGAGGTACTGAGCGTGGAACGGGCACCCCGGGGCGATCAGGGCCCCGTGCCGCTGTACGACGGCCACGGCCTGCCGCCCTGCCCGTGCTGCAACGGCCGGGCTGCCGGGCAGGGCACTGCGGCCCTGGCCGAGCTGGGCGTGGACTTCCCGCCTGACGAGCCCATCGCAGCGGCTCTGTCATGTCCGGAGCAGGTATCCCGCTGTGTCACTTGACACGAGTCAGGTACTCGCGTAAGCTGGCACCGTAAGCGCAACCGAGACACAGGGCAGGCAGCAAGTGGAAACTTTCGAGCGGTACAAAGCTAACCGGGACGCGAAGTTCTCGCCCGCGGGCATCGACGCCGACGGCGAGACGCGGACCCTTCCGTGCATCGAGATCGGCGGGGCGCAGGTGTACGCCTACGTCGAAGACGGCAAGCTGATCATCTCCGCGCACCTGGACGAGGCCAGCGGCGAGGTGTTCGAGCTGTACGGGCCGGACCGCTGCGTGCCGGTGGTGGTCACCATCGGCGGCGGGGACCCCGTGTTCGCCGCGCTGCCCGACAGCAAGGAGATCTGACCATGGGATGGACCACCCAGAACCGCGGCAAGGGCACCACCGACCGCGAGTTCTTCCAGGACCTGATGGGCACGCAGTACACCATCATCGACTGCGCCACCGTCGGCCGGGCCGTGTTCTACGCGGCCGTGCGGACCAACGAGGGCGAGCAGGCCGGCCAGGTGTGGGCGTTCGTGGCCCTGATCAGCTGGACCGGCGGGTATTACAACTTCGGCTATAAGGACATGGACGAGCGCATGGGGCCCAACGAGGCCAGCTGCCCGGCGCGCATCCTGGACAAGCTGACCGAGCTGCCCGGGTGCGAAAAGCGCCCGCACAAGCAGCACGACTACTGCGGGCTGTGCGCTGCGCTTGAATGGCGCGCAGACTGCCGCAAGCGGGCCGACCGCAGGGCCCGCGCGGCCAAGGTCAAGGTCGGCCAGGTGGTGAAGTTCGCCCGCCCGGTCAAGTTCGCCAGCGGGGCCGAGGTGGACACGTTCACGTTCGACAAGCTGGACATCTTCCACACCGACGACCAGCGGTACAGGATCACCGGATGGCGCGCGATGGACTGGGAGCTGGTGCCGGCATGATCCCCGCGAGCTATACCCCTGAGGTCGGCCACCGGGTGCGCGTACAGCGCTGGGAGGTCCCGTGCCCGGAGATCCCCGGCACAGCCGAGCGACGGCTGCTGACCGAGATGGACGGCACCGTGGGCAGCGTGCGCGCGGTCGCGGACGGCCACCTGATCACGCTGGAAGGCGACGACGAGTCCATATTCACCGGGTACCAGTTCAGCGGGACGGAGAGCAACGCCGGGCCGAGCTGGTCACTCCGTACCAAGGTAAAGCGCCGGATCGGGGACGAGCCGGCCGACCTGGACGCGCTGACCGAGCGCCGCAAGGGTGACCGCGCGGTGATGGCGCGCTACGTGGCGCAGCTGGCCGAGGCCTACGGGCTGACCGCCGAGGTAGCGCCGGGCCTGGACAAGCGCGAGCTGTGCGTGCGCCTGGCCGGCCCGCACGGACTGGGGCTGACCGTCCGGTTTCAGGGGAACAGCCCGCAGTGCGAGCCGGATACCTACGTGCTGAGCTGGCACATGACACCGTGGAAGACCGACGGCTACCGGCTGAGCCCGCGCGTGTTCGAGGCCGTCAACCCGCATCACGGCTGCAAGGCGACCGAGGTAGCGAACGGCTACCGGGAGCTGTGCGAGCTGCTGAGCAACCGTTTCGCGCACATCATGGCACGTACCGCGTTCGTGCGAAACGACACAGCTAGCTAGCTGCACCGCACTGCGCACCACCTGACCAGGCAAAACGCCACAGCTGGCTAGCTGCCCGAAAAAAAGCCAGCGTTTTTACTTGACGCGTGTCAGGTGGTCGCATAGTGTTTAGACATCAGCCCGGACGAACCGGGCCAGCGCCCAGGGAGGGCACCACATGACAGACACCATCGTCGCCCCGGTCAGCGTTAACGACGCGTTTGCCACGGAGCGCATGGCGCAGGTCGGCCGGGTCGAGCGGCTGATGAGCGAAGAAGGCCAGGCCGAGTACATGGCCGAGCAGGTCAAGAACTTCGACGCCCGCGTGGCGGCCGGCGAGCTGGTCAAGCTGGGCGACGGCCGGTACCAGAGCACGGGCGGCTGGGACCGCGGCGAGATCTGGACCGTGCGCAGCGTCAACGGGCAGTCCCTGGTCCTGCCGCAGCACGGCCTGGACATCAGCGAGACCACCGGCAAGGCCCGTCTCTACAGCGCGGTACCCGCGTGGCACGGCCTGGGCCAGGTCATCCCCGGCGGCATCACCTCCATTGATGACGTGATCAGGATCGGTCAGCTGAACGTGCCGGCCGTCTCCGTCCCGGTCCCCGACTACACCGTGCCCGGCCTGCTGGACTCCGAAGGCCGTCCGCGCGCCTTCAAGGCCCCCGGCCAGTTCATCATCAGCAACGGCGACACCGGCGAGTTCTGGGGCGTGGTGGGCAAGGTCCACAAGAACATCGACGTGCGCGTCTCGTTCGAGTTCGTGGAGAAGCTGCTGGGCCAGCTGGGCATCACCTGGGAGTCGGCCGGCCTCATGGGCGGCGGCCGTCAGGTCTTCATCTCCTGCAAGGTCCCGGCGGGGGTCATCGTCGATGCCGGCGGCCTGGACGAGCGCACCGAGCTGTTCATCATCATCCAGGACACCCGCGACGGGTCCGGGTCCTACCGGGTCATGATCAGCCCGTGGCGCCCGCTGTGCCAGAACACGAACCGCTTTGCTCTCCGCGACGCGGTGTCAGTGATCACCCTGCGGCACACGGTCGGCCTGCCCGGCCAGCTGGAGAAGGTCCGCAGGGTGCTCGGCCTGACCGTCAAGTACGCCGACGCGTTCGCGGCCGAGGAGACCCTGCTGGCCCGGACCAAGACCACCATGGCCGAATTCGAGCTGCTGATGGCCGAGCTGTCCGCCGAGGGCAAGAAGGACACCGACAACTCCGGCCGCGTGTTCTCGGCCCGCAACCGCGATGATGAGGTCAGGCGCACCGAGCTGGCCAACAACCGCGCGGAGGACGACCTCATGGCGCGGTTCGCGGTCGAGTCCGAGCGGGTGGGGCGCACCCTGTACGCCGCTGAGCAGGCCTACACGGGCCGCCTGGACTGGGGCAAGACCCGCAAGGGCGAGACCCCGGCCGCGCGCTGGCAGGCCCGTATCGAGGCCAGCCTGGACGGTGCCGACGACCAGGCCAAGACCCGGGCGCACAGCAAGCTGATGCAGCTGGCCGGAGGTGGCACCGAGCGCAGCTAAGACCGTCAGGGCGGAGGGCCCGGGAGCTGGGAGACCAGCCCCGGGCCCTTTGGCGTTCCTGGCACAGCTGCCCCGCTGAGCCACTTGACACGAGTCAGGTACTCCGGTATCGTTAGTCCTGTAAGCAACCAGCCCCCAGGGAAGGCACAGACCATGATCCGCACCGACGCCGAGCGCACCTTCCAGCCGATCCACCGCACCCGCACGCACGACGGGGACGAGCGCGAAGTGCTGAGCAGCGACCACACCCGCCTGGACCACCGCGCCGGCGTGCGCACCGCTATCAAGGCCAGCGCGCAGCGCCGCGACCGCCGCGTCACCGCCGTGCAGCTGTCCCGCTACACCACCATCTGAGAGGCTGAGAGCAACATGAGCGACACGAACGGGACCCCGGCCACCTGGCACGGGGTCCCCCGGCCCGAGGGCCTGGACGAGGCCCTGAGCCACGCACGCGGGCAGCTTTCCGCGGACGAGGCTGAGGACTACACCGACGAGGACGCGGCCGACTTCCGCGCCGGCCCGTGCGCGGTCTGCGGTGACACCACGGTGTGCGCTAGCCAGGCCGGGGAGCGGCTGTGCCCCGAGCACGGGGCCGAGGACGTCCGGCTGGGCTGCCCGCCACAGTGGGACGAGGACGCGCCCCAGTGGGCTATCCAGGGCCAGCCAGGGCCCGACGGCACCGACCAGGGCCAGGCACGCGAGGACGCGTCCGTGGCACGCTGGGAGGCCCGCCAGGAGGACGCCGCGCAGGCTGTGCGCAGGTGCGCCTACTGCGGCCACCTGGGCGACCTGGAGCCGGTCAACCCTGGTACCGGCGTGGTGGCGTGCGTGAACGTCGCGCTGTGCGAGCTGCGCCGACTCGGCCTGGACCCGGTGCACCACCTGACGACCGTGGCCAGGGCACTGGCGAAGGACGTCAGCCGGCTGACCGAGGTCGAGCTGGCGCGGGTCATCCTGGCTCTCAAAGCCACCGTGCGCGCGGCCGAGGTCGAGCTAGGCAACAACCGCGACCGCGCCCGGGGAGACGCTGCGCTCGCGCAGGCGGCCGGGGAGCTGGCACCACGGCGGCCGACGGGCCCGGCCGAGTCTGTGGCGTGCCGCAGCTGCGGCACGCTGTGCACGGTAGACGAGCAGGGCACGCTAGTGGACCCGTCCGGCGGGGACGTGTGCACCGAGCGCGGAGACGATCTCACGCACGTGCGCGGCGGTGACGACCCTGCCCCGGCCGGGCACGCCATGGCGTGCTGCACATCGGCTATCGGCCCGGTCTGCCGTCACCGGACAACCCCCGTGGCCGACGCGCTGCAAGAGGTCAACTACTGGCAAGCCCAGCGGGTGGTAATCAGCCACCCGTCCGGGGAGGGCGAGCTGCCCGCGCTGCGGAAGCTGGCCGACGCGGTGCGCTCGCACGGGATCGGCGCGGACCTGCCCGCCAGGCGGGGAGACTGACCCGAGCGTACGAAAACGAGCCAGTCAGCTGCGGGTCACAGCCTGTAGCTGACTGGCTCGTTTAATGAAAGATGAAACACCTAGATTCTCGGCACAGCTGGCCCGCTGCCCTATTGACACGAGTCAGGTACTCGCATAGTCTAGGGACATGACCGCAACCGAGCAGCAGGCAGGGCAGGCGCCGCTCAATCACAACCGCGCGTACCTGGCCCTGACGAACATCGACCCGTTTACCCGTCTCCCGCTGATGACCTCCGCCGGCGCGTACTCGGCCCTTCACACCGCCGAGGTTCACGGCCGGTTCTACGGCACCGGCCGCCAGGGCCAGCCGGTCACCGTGACCAGCAATGACGGCGTGTTCTTTCAGATCAGCTGACCACCTCGGCCCGGGGCACCCGCCCCGGGCCACCGTCCGACAGGGAAGGCACCACCGAAGATGATCACCGAGAGCACCACTCCGAGCGTCGCGGACGCGCTGGCCGCAGCCGATCGCGTGCATGCGCACAATGCCGCGTGGGGCAGCCGCAACAACGCCGGCGAGCTGGCCGCGCTGCGCGACCTGGCCGACGCGGTACGCGGCGCGCAGGCCGGCCCGGGCCCGTCTGTCACCGCTCCGCCCGTGCCCGGCGTATCCCAGGTGGGCGGGTACCTCGCCCGCGCCATCGTGACCACGGCCGGCCGGGACTCTGCCTGGTTCGTCGCGGCCGAATGGGTGACCGGGGGCCGGTTCGCCGGGCGCTGGTCTACCTGGCGCGTTGAGGCCTCGCCGGGGGGCACTCTTGGCTGGTCCGAGCCGAGATTCTTCGCGGACAGCGCGGACAACCGCGCTAGCGCGCTGCGCGACCTGGCCGAGCGGTCAGCAATCGCACCCTGACCAGCTGACACGGCTACCCGGGCGCTTGACTTGAGTCAGGTACCCGGGTAAGCTTGTGCTGTACGCATCACCGACTAACAGGGCAGGCATCACATGATCTCCATCCTGAGCAACCCGGCAACCTGGGTCGCGCTCACGCTGGCCGCGCTGAGGACCATGCGCGCCGTGGACAAGTACCGGAGCGGCAGGTAATGCGCGAGCACCTGGCCGGCCTGGCCTCGTTCTGGTGGGCCGTCGCCAAATGGCAGGCCCGCGAGCTGTGGGACTCTCTGCCCGGCCCGTGGCCGGTCAAGATCCTCATTCTGATCATCACCCAGATAGCCATCCCCGGCCCGCTAGATGACGTGGTGCTGATAGCGGCCGTGGCCGCATGGCGGAAGTACCGCACGCGCCGCGCTGCGCGCCTGGCCGCCGGGGCTGCGCTGTGAGCGCCCCGTTCGCCGCCGTCGGCCAGGCCGACGACCTGGATACGGACTGGTCCGAATGGGAGGACGAGCTGGCCGCGGTCAGCTACTCCCGCATACCGACGATCCTGCGCCGGTGGCTGTGGCCCGGCGTGCTGCCGATCGGCAACCCTGCGCTGTTCGCCGGCGGCGGTTCCGTCGGCAAGGGAGTGCTGTTCGCCCTGGTGGCCGCGCACGTGGTGCTGGGCATCCCGTTCCCCGGCACCGCGCAGTATGCCGAGCTGGAACGGTGGCGCGAGTCAGGCGCCGATGCGCCCATGCCCGAGCTGGCCGGCCCCGGCCGCGTGATCTGGATAGCGGGCATGGAGGACGACCAGTTCGAGGACCTGGCCCCGCGCCTGCGCGCGGCTATCCGCTACCTGGCGCAGCTGTACCGGCTGCCAGCTGAGCAGGCCGACGACACGCGCGGCGCTATCCGGTTCGTGCATGACCTCAGTGAGTGGCCGGACGGTTCGGCGTTCGCCCTGCCCGTGGACTGTGACCGGCTGGCCGCCACGGTCAGGTCACTGGACACCGAGCTGACAGCGGACAACCGCCGCCGTGACCCTGAGGACCCGGACGCGCCGCCCCCCGGGCCGCCCGTGCGCCTGGTCATCATGGACCCGCTGTCCGAGCTGCTGAGCGACGAGCCGGCCCCGTCGGGCCCGGGAGGCACCCGCCAGCGGTACACCATCGACTCCCGCCAGGGCGCGCGGCGGACGCTGCGCCCGGTCAAGGCGATGGCCCGCAAGCTGGATATCAGCGTCGTGATCATCCATCACCTGACCCAGGACGGGAAGGTGGCCGGCTCTCCGGCTGTACTCGACTGCCTGCGCCTGGCGTTCGTCATCACCCGGCGCAAGGACGACCCGAGCGCGCGGGTGATCACGCAGCACAAGTCCAATATCAGCGATACGCCGCCGCAGCAGTACACGACGGCCTGCGCCTACCCGGACACGCACGCCGCGTGGATCGCCGCAGCGGACGAGCGGGCCGAGCGGGTCAGGGCCGCGAGCGCCCGGCCAGCTCCCGATCAGGGCAGCCTGCGCGACCGCGTGCGGGCCGCTGCGGGACAGCGGGAGCCGATCGCGGCCGAGGACGTGGCCGAGGTCCCCCCGGGCCCGTACGGCCTTATCAAGCGCGCGGGGGACGGGCCGGCCGAGATCATCGGACGCGGCTATGAGGACCAGGCCGGTGCGCGGGCAGCTGCGGCCACCGACGCGGGGACGGCTGAGCTGTCCTGGCACCCGGGCGACGCGCCCGGCATCGCGGTCTGCGCGCTGCGGATGCCCACGGGGGAGCCGCGCGGATACTCCGTGTTCCCCGTCCGCCGGCCGTAGTAACGGGTAGGCCCGCTGCGCGACTTCCCCCGCGCAGCGGGCCCGCTGCGCGGTTGACTCAAGTCAGGTAGTCGCATAGGCTGGCCATGCAAGCAACCGAGGGACACAGGGAAGGCACCACCGATGTCTAGCTACCGCACCGCACGCCGGACGTACCCAGCTAAGAACGCGCGCCCGGCCGGCCCGCGCGCTAACAAGTTCGCCGGCGACTGCGCCAGCTGCGGCCAGAACGTCCCCGCGAACGCGGGCATACTCACCGGCCGCCCCGGCGCCTGGACCATCGCGCACGCTCCGCGCCGCTGGGTAGGCGTGCCATGCGGCGGGGACATGATCGGCAAGCCCGGCATGGGCCGCTGGGTCGGCGGGTGCCCGGATAAGGCGAGCACCGACGCGGCCGAGGTCCCGGCCGAGGACGCGGCCCCGGTCGACCTGGTCTGGTGCGAGGCCGACAGCCACCCGGATACCCCGCACGCGCGGGAGTCGAGCTGTGAGCGCCCGGACGCGGTAGTCCCGGGGGACGAGTGGACCAGCTACCGCCAGCGGTGCGAGGACGCCCCGTGCTGCGGTCACCCGCGCTGCGGGTACACCGGCTAGCCAGCTGCGAACGGCTAGGCCGCGTGCCCCATAACGGCACAGCGGCCTAGCTGTGCTGTTGACACAAGTCAGGTGACCGCATAAGCTGGAGTCTCAACCACCTACCGCAGGGAAGGCACCACATGCCGAGCACCACCGCAACCGCCACGGTTGACGAGATCATCACGGCCATCACGCACGCCGCGACCATGGCCGACGCGGCCGAGATCATGCGCACCGTGCCCGGGGCCATGGTCCGCACCGTGGCAGACCAGCTGCACATTGAGGCCGACGGCCACGGGCTGCCATGGCTGCGCCGGGCAGCTGTCCAGGAGGCACGCGCGGGCATGGCCGAGGTACCGGCCGAGGGCCGGCCCGCTACCGACGCGCTGGCCGCGAGCACCTGCCCGGCCGAGTGGGGCCCCGCGCACAAGTGGCTGGTCATGGCCAGCTGCCACGGGCCCGCGAGCCCCTACGGCTGCCAGCACTGCCCGGCCACGGCCACGGGCGCCATGCTGGGCATCCCGTCTGAGGACGAGATGAGGGCAGCTGTCACGATCGCGGGCCGCGAGGATTACGAGCGCGCATGCGCGGCCGGCGGGAGCTGGATGCCCGGCCGGACCATCCCCAGCACTGTCCGCACCGCGAGCGCGGCAGAGACCCCGGGCAGCATCGCCAGCACGTGCGCCATGGGATGGAGCTAGCTGAGCAAGAGCCAAGGGACCTCATGAGGGCCCGTGTACCTTCCCCGGGTACACGGGCCCTTCCGCGTGCCACGGTAGCGCGTGCGAGCTGTCCAGGGGAGCGGACACGCGGTGATGGGCCCGGGCCAGCTGCGCAGGCCACGGGGCACGCCGGGAGCTGGCCGGGCAGTGATGAGGGATCATGGCGGCCCGGGGGTGATAGCCCGCGCACCGCTCCGGCCGCCTGGAACAGTCGGGAGGGCAGCTCCGGGGCAGCTGGCCAGCTGCCCGGGGGCAGGCATGGCCGGGCACGCGGGAGGGTACCGGGCACGATGGGCCGGCCGCTGGCACAGCTGGCCGGCCCGCCAGCTGTACGGGGCACCGGGGACGGGGCTGAGCGCCGCGGAGCGGCCCGGGGCAGGCCAGGACACGCGGCACAGCGCGCCGGGCCGCCCAGCGGCCCGCACAGCAGCGCGCAGCGGGCATGCGGAAGGGCCCGCCCCCGTGGGGAGCGGGCCCTAGGCCTAGCCTGGCTAGTCGAGCAGGTACCCGTGGCTGTCCGGGTCGGCATAGGCGGCCGGCCCTGCTATGCGCATGACCTCCGCGCCGTAGGGGTCGGACTCGCCGCTGTCCGTGGGCACGTCCACCGTGACCAGCTGGTCACGGCCGAACGTGCGGTGCGAGGACGGGCCCCAGAACGTGACGCGCGGGCCGCTGTGGCGTACCCGGTAGATCTGGCCGACGCCGGCCATGGACATTCCGCAGGTGACGTTGCGTGCGAGGTGCGTGGCTTCCAATGCCTTGCCTTCCCTGGTAACCAGGGCCCGCCCACCCGGGCGGGCCCGTTCGTGCTGCTAAGCGCGTGCCTGCTCGGCTACGAGCCGGCGGAGGGTACGCGGGCCGGCGCTCTCCCCCGTGTAGAGAAGATCGGCCGCGGCCCGTACCGCGCCGATCGGCGCAGCCGATGCTATGGCCAGCGCAGCGCTGGCCGAGTCCGCCTGCACAAGCCGCGTGATGAGCGTGTCGCCTGACATGGTGCCTGCCCTGTCTCCCCGCTAGGCCCCGTTGGCCTAGCAAGGCCAACGCTAGTCGCCTACCTGACTCAAGTCAATACCTAAGGCCCTACCTGGCAGTGACACTAGTCTCACCTTTCTTTCCTGGCCAGACTGCCCATAGCACTTGACTTGTGTCAGGTAGGCGACTAGGCTTGCCGTTGTACGGCAAGCCACACACGCTCACTCCAGGGAAGGCACCACAATGACGACACGCACCGCAGTCAAGGCCACCGCTGGCAAGACCACTGCCCACGTGCACGCGGTACAGCTAGATGACAGTCACAAGACGACGCTGTTCATGTGGCGCCTGCTCTCCATCGGCCTGGCCATCGTGCTCTCCGTCGCGATGAAGCGCTATGAGGAGTCCGGCCTCATAGCGCTGTTCGGAGAGCACCTAGGCGAGGTAGTGGAGTACGTAGGCGAGTGGTTCGGCCGGCTTGACCTCTAGGCCGCACGCTCACGGGCCCGCACCGCATGGTGCGGGCCCTTAGGCATGCCTGCCCGTGGCAGGCACGCACAGCGCACCACAGCGCGCGGCGCGGCCATCGCTGGCCGCGCGGCCAGCCCCCCCGAAGGACATCCGGCCCCGGGCGCCGCCGGCCAGGTCCCGTCGCCGACACATCGGGAGTCCCGTTCCGCGGCCCGTAAACCGGCCGCGTAGGGTGTGTCCCGCCCGCGGCCAGGCAGAATATATATCCATGGGGCCCACCCGGGACGCGCTGGAGAAGATCATCCGCGAGCACGAGGCGGCGCTGGCGGAGGGCCAGTGCGAGCCTGTCGAGACGGACCTGGCGGGGATAATTTCCGGCCGGAGTCCCGTTCCGCCGGATGTTCTTAAAAACCCCCGCCGGCGGGGGTAAAGATTTTCCTGCCAGATCTCGGTCCGGACACAGGATGCTCGTTCCCCCGCGCCGCCCGGGCCCGGAGTATATATTCGCCGGGACCCGCGGTTTCCGGGTCGTGCTGCCGATTGGGCCGCTCGCGCGGGTCCGCCCCGCGCTCACCTAAGGAGAAACACATGCGACTACGGGCTCTTACCCCGCGGCGCCGGGTCATTGCCGCGGTCATGGCCCTGGGCCTGTGCGGAGGCGGTGCGCTCGCCGGGGCTGCCCAGCCCGCGGGTGCGGTCACGGTGACGTGCCTGTCCTGCATCCACGTGCAGAACGAGTACGCCTTCCGCGGCGCGCTCGACGCGGTGCACCAGGCGACGGCGGTCAACTCGCCGGTCTCGCTCTGGTTCGAGACGCCGACCACCACCGATGCCGGGGCTGACCTCCAGGTGGTCTCAGCCGGGACGGTCACCCCTGCGGTTGCTACCGCTGACTTCGGCGTGGTCAACCAGTCGAAGGTCAACTGGGTCGACTACGAGGGCGACTCGGTGGTCCGGTTCCACTACGACCCGTTCGGCAACGGCGGCGCCAACACCTACATCGGGCTGAACGGCCAGATGGGCGACGGCACCTCGGTGGCGCTGCGCAAGGACAACCCGAACTCGATCTGGCAGGAGTTCATCGAAGTCCCGGTCAACGCGGTAGGCCAGCCGAACGGCAACAACAATAACGGCGGGATCAACAACCTGGGCGGCGTGGCCAACGCCTGCGGCAGCCCGGTGACCCCGACGCCGGGCGCGCAGCACTGCGTCCTGATCGACGTCGGGCAGACCCAGAACCCGAACGACCCGTTCGTGCTGACCGACCCGGACAACGCCATCACCGGCTCGCTGGTGCAGCAGCGGGTCGAGCAGGCGGACATCAACCAGTTCGACGCGGTGAACACCGACCAGGTGTGGCAGTTCCGCAACTAGCGCGGGCCCGGAAGGCGGCCGCTGCCCTGGGGGCGGTGGCCGCCTTCCTCGCTGCCTGCCTGGCCCTGGCCGCGGTGCTGGTGCTGACCGGGATGATGCCCTCGTGGTGAGCCGGCCCCGGCGTATACATGGGGTATGGGGAACAACGCAAGGCGCCCGCGGCGCCGGTCCGACTGGGGCCCGACCTACGTGCTGTGGTGGCTCATGTGGCTGGTCATCTTGTGGTGGCCGATGCTCGTCAGCCCGGTGCTGGAGGCCGTATGGCTGCTGGGCTGGGCCGCTTTCGGCCTCGTGCTGCTGAGGCAGCGGGCCCGCCGCCCCGGCCCGCGCGCCCGTCCGTAGTACCTACTGAGCCCAGCGGGCCCGCCGGCACGTGCGCAAGGCGGGTCCCTGGGACGGGGATGAGGGAGGGGCGGCAGCACCGCTGGCCCGCCGGGCGCCCTTTGCGCAAGGGGCCCCGGCACGTATCAGGGCCGAGCCGCGAGCTGTCCCTCCCGATTCCCGTCAGGTGGATCGCTGCACCACCTGCACCTGGCTGGCCCGGCTGCGGCTCGGCCCGCTGCTGCGGCGCCACCTCGATCGCTCCTACGCGCGGGCGCACCGGACCCCTGTCAGGTCATAATGGACGGGTCATGCGCTTCTTCCTCTGCCCCGTGTGCGGCTGGTCCTCCTCGAATGAAGGCGACATCGCCGAGGGCTACTGCGGCTCCTGCCACGCCTGGACCGGGCAGCCCGGGGTCACCCCGGATGCCCCGCTCGCCTCGATGACCGGGTACTGGAACATCAACGTGAACGGGCCGGTCCTGCCCCCGCTGCCGTGGGGGGACCCGGACGCCGACATCCTGGGTGACATCCGGGCCGAGATGAACGCGGCGCGGGCCCGGTACAGCTACGCGGAGCCCGGCGAGGTGCTGCTGACGCCGGGCGTGCTGATCGACCACCCCGGCTGGACCTACGTCGGCACTGAGGGCGACGAGGTGCTGTTCCGGCTCGACGAGACGGACTACCCGCGGGTAGCGTCCTGGCGCCCGGACGTCTCGCTCGGCCGGTGCACCCTGCAGTACACCCGAGGGCAGGCGCCGGAGATCCGGGTCGGCCGCGAGGTGATGGCCCGCGCCGTCATGGAGCGCATCCGCGTCACCGACGTCACCCGGGCGTGGAGCTGGGAAGAGCTGGCCGAGCAGGCCGGGCTGGGCTCGGCCCGGTACCGCTGCGGGTCCTGCGGGCACGAGATGGAGGTCCCGCCCGGCCACGGCCGCCTGGTGCTGTGCGGGAACCACCCGGGCGAGCGGATGCTGCGGACCATGGCCCGGGTCGACCGGGTCCCGCCGGGCCTGGGGCCGTGGGAGGCGGGCAGCATCGGCGCGGCCGCCCAGGACCCGGGCTGCCTGATCACCGAGGCCATCGAAGGCTGGCAGATCGCCCAGGCGGGCCGGGACATCATCGCGGGCGCCGTCCTGGAGTGGGAGGCGGCCCAGGAGCGGGCCCGGGAGAACGTCTTCACCGACCTGAGGCAGGCCCTGGAGGCACGCTCCGGGCTGACGGACGCGCAGTACGAAGAGCAGGTCCGCCGGGTAGACAGGCAGATTCGCGCGGGTTACGGGCTCCCGGCCCAGGGCGTGCTCGACCGCAACCCGGACATGATGCTGGACACCCAGGTGGCCGCCCGCGCCCGGGAGCTGGAAGAGCAGATGCCGCCGCGGCCGCGCCGGATGACCTCCCGCCAGCATGCCCGCGAGGCCAGCGACCGCGCCGAGCAGTTCCTGAAACGGCTCGACGGCGAGGGCTACGGCGTCATCGCCAAGGCCAACCAGGTCGACGAGGAGACGGACAGCATCCCCGAGCTGCCCCTGCTCGGGGTCGAGCAGGGCGGCAACGCCGCGCGGTGGACCCCGGGGAGTCCCATCCTGTAGCAGGCCGATTGCACCGGCATGGCCGTCCATGTCCAGTGCGTTGGCTGCGGAGCCTGGGGGATCACCGAGGACCACGCGTTCCCCGACGCCGCCGCCGTCTGCACCTCTGCCGAGAACGAGCCCGAGGGATCGCCCGCGGGCAGCTGCTGCCCCGAGCACGAGAGCCTGGAGCACCACCTCGCGGAAGCCCGCGAGACCGGGCTGAGCCACTGCCGCCCGCTCATCGTCACCATCATGGGCGCGCAGCACCCGGCCGGGCCCGGCCAGGGCGTCCTGCTGCAGGGAGGCTGATGATGGGCGACTCCATCCGCGCGGTCGCGGCCCGGGCGCTGGTCGCCCTCGTCGGCGTGCTGCTGGTGCTCCAGCTGATGACCGGCGCGATGACCGACCGGAACCGGGTCACCTCGCTGCTGAACTCCATCATGGCCGGGTCTACCTGGCCGGTCGTGCCGACGGGCTGGCGGCTCCGGCTGATGACCGCCAACGGCTCGGGCACGGCCAACGGCACCGAGCTGACCGCCGCGACCGGGTATACCGCGCTCGGCGCGACCATGGCCGCCTGGACCACCATCTCCGGTACCACCGCGCTCATCTCCGGGCCGTCGGTCGCCGTCTCCTGGACGAACTCGGGCGGGTCGGCCTGGACCGCGGTGACCGGCGTGGAGGTCTGGGACACGGCCGGCACCCCGCTGCGGTGGTTCTTCGGCTCGCTGACCGGCGGCGCGGTCACCATCAACGCCGGGAACACGCTGCAGTTCGCCATCAACTCGATCGGCTTCGACGGCACCGGCTGGTAGCCCTGGCCGGCCGCTGAGAGGCGGTCCTCACCATGCACGGGCTGCCGGACATCAAAGCCGCTGTCAGGCGGCTGCAGGCCCGTCAGCGCGGCTGGGGCCGCGGGCAGGCTTACGCCGGCCAGGTCATCGGGTACCGCCGGGACGGGCGGCCCATCCGGCTGGCCTTCGGCGCGGCAGGCCCGGCCGTCGTCCAGACCAAATCCAACTCCGCGACGTCCGGGACCGCGCTCGCGGTCACCCTGACCTCCACCGGGGCCGGGAACTCGCTGATCGTCTGCGTGGCCACCAACGCGGCGACGTCCGCGAACTTCGCGTCCGGGGTCAAGACCAGCTCGAACAAGGTGCTGGCTGCCGCGAAGCAGGAGACCGACTCGGCCGGGGCGGCGGCGGAGATCTGGTACGTGGACGGGCTGTCCGCGGGGGACACCTCGGTCACGATCACCTTCCCGACCGCGCTGTCCCACCAGAACGCGGTCGCGTACGAGGTCTCCGGGCTGGGCGGCGCGGGCGGGTCGCTGGACAAGACCAACGCGGCGTTCGCTGACGGCGCGTCCCCGACCACCTGGACCTCCGGCGCGACCGGCACGCTCACGCAGGCGTCGGAGTTCGCGGTCGGGTGCTCTTCCCAGGTCGGCCTGTCGGTCGTGGTCACCCCGCCGTCCAGCCCGTGGACGAACACCTCGATCAGCTCGGCCGGCGGCATCACCGCGGGCGAGCAGGTGGTCAGCGCGACCACCAGCCTGACCTACGGCGGCACCAACACCCACTCGGGAACCGGCCACACCGCCACCTGCATCGCCACCTTCAAGGCCTCCACCGCGACCACCACGAACGCCACCGTCTCGGCGTCCGGCTCGGGCACCGCCACGGCGGCCGCCCCGCAGAGCCCGGGCGCGGCGGGTTCGGGTTCCGGTACGGTATCCGCGGCCGCGTCGGTCACTGTGCCGGCCGGCGTGGCCGCATCCGGCTCCGGCGCGGCCTCGCTCGCGGCCGTGACCGGGCCCGGGGTATCCGGCGCGGGTACCGGGGCCGCGTCCGCGTCCGTCCGGGTTCTTCCGGGAGTCTCCGGAACGGGCGCCGGGGCCGCGTCCGCGGCCGCGTCCGCGGTCATCCCGGGCGGGGTCGCTGCCTCCGGTGCCGGCACCGGTGCGCTCGCCGTCACCACGAGTCCGGGCGTGGCCGCGTCCGGAACGGGCACGGCATCCGCGGTCCTGGCGGTCCTGCCGGGAGTCTCGGGCACAGGCACGGGCACGGCCGGCGCCGCCGGGTCGCTCACCGCCGCCGGGGGCGTCTCCGGATCGGGCACCGGCACCGGCTCGGCCGCTGAGGTCACCCAGCCCGGGGTGGCTGCGAGCGGCGGCGGCGTGGCATCCGCATCTGCCCAGCAGCTGCCGCAGGTGTCCGGCTCGGGCACCGGAACCGCGAGCGCGGCTCTTTCCCGGCTCCCGGGCGTGGCCGCATCCGGCGCTGGTACCGTGGCCGTGGCTGCCAGCCTGCAGCCCGGCGTCCCGGCGTCGGGCACGGGTGTCAGCTCAGCCGCCGCGCCCTCGACACCGGCAGTGGCGGCAAGCGGGCTGGGCGCTGCCGCCGTGGCCGCGCAGGCGCTCGTGCCTGTCGCGGCCGCGGGGTCCGGCTCCGGTACCGCCAGCCTCGGCCCGGCCCAGGTTCTGGGGGCGGCGGCCTCCGGAACCGGATCGGCCGGCATCGCCCTGGCCCAGCTGCCCGGCGTGGCGGCCGCGGGCGCCGGCTCGGTGTCCGCGTCTGTCCGTACCGGGCCGGGGGTGTCCGCATCCGGTACCGGGGCGGCCTCGGTGCCCGGGGTGCTCCAGCTCGCGGTGGTGGCGGGCTCGGGAGCCGGCGTGGCCGCGGCCGGGCTCCAGATCGCCCTGTCCGTGTCCGGCGCGGGATCGGGCTCCGCGTCCGCCGCGGCTGTCCAGGGCCCGTCAGCGGCCGCCACGGGCTCGGGCACGGCCAGCCTCGGCCTCACGCAGCAGCCGGGGGCCTCCGGCTCCGGCACGGGCACCGCGTCGGCCGGGCCCCCGGCGGTCACCTCCGGGCTCGGGGTCCTCGCCACGGGCTCGGGGTCGGGCGGCGCCGGCGCGGTCCTGGGGGCGGGGGTCTCCGGGGCCGGCCTGGGCACCATGTCCGCCGGGGTCACGCAGCGGCCGGCTGTCTCGGCTGCGGGGCTGGGCAGCGCGGCCGCGGCCGCGGCGCAAGACCCCGGGGCGGCCGCGGCCGGCCAGGGTCAGGCATCGGCCGCCGCCGCTACCGGTCCCGCCATCGCATCCGCGGGCTCAGGCGCGGCTGTGCTCTCCGGTTCCCTCGCCGCACCCGTTACCGCGTCCGGATCGGGATCGGCTGTCCTGGGGCTCGTACAGGGCCCGGCAGCGGGCGGTGCGGGCACGGGCACCGCGGTGGCCGCCGGCGGGTCGGCGGTCAGCGCCGGGGTGACGGCCTCCGGTACCGGCGCGGCCATCCTCGCGGCCGTCTCGCTGATCCTGATCACCGACTCCGATTCGTGCCTTGCGAGCGAGTCCGAGTTCGCCTGGCTGACCGACTCCGACGGGGCGGTGATGGCCGACGGCGGGGAGATCATCGTCATCAGGGACAGAGATTCGTGCGGGATTTCCGAGCGCGAGCTGACGGCGTGGCCCTCTGACCAGGACTCGTGCACCGCGGACGATGAGGCCATGTCGGCATGGCCGGGAGATTACGACAGGATTTCCGCGGCCGACGGCGGGGAGCTGATCACCTTGTCCGGCGGGGCCGAAACGTGCACCGCGACGGACGCCGAGCTGCCCTTGCAGGTGTGGACCTACCCGCCGCTGATCCGCATCGGCCCAGGTGGGCACTTCGTGGTGCGGTCGCGCGAGGGCCGGGTGGTCGTGACCGGACGGCATGCCGGGGCCGACATCCTGCGGTTCGCGCAGCAGCTGTCCGCGGCGGCGGAAACGCTCTGGGTCCTGGATAGCGACGCAGCCCGGATGAGCGAGGCGGAGCAGGTGCCGGACTCGGTGAGCATCGACATCCTGCCGGCTCTTGATGTCTCCGTACTTGTGTCAGGTGGCTAGCGGTGCTACCGTAGCGTTTTAGCAGGTCAGAAAAAAGATATCCAGTTTCCTTGTGATATCTAGATATCATGTGGTAGAACAGATTCCGTGAGCGCCAGCACCCAGAACATGCTTCTGCGGCTCCCGCCGGAGCTGATGGAGGAACTGGAGGCTGCCTGCGATGACGAGGGCCTGGACCGCACCGAGCTGGTGATCCAGGGACTTGTCATCCGGCTCCGGATGAAGGACAAGAGCAGGGTCGGCCCGCTGCTGGACGCCTACGGCTACCAGCCACGACGCAGGCCGGGGCGCCCCCGCAAGGGAGCGGCCGCACTGAACGGATCGGGACCCGGCGGAACACCAGGTGCAACCGGAGGGTTGCATGATGAAGCCTGAGGAGGGATCAGATGGCTAGCGTTCGACACGGACTGCGACAAAGTTTGGCCCCGTGTAGAAGAACGTATAAAAGCATTGTTCCGCCCCGGGTAATAATTACAAAACCAGCAGCAAGTTTTCAGAGCTGCGGGCTGCCCGCCCGGGCAACGCTGACCGCCACCCTGGAGAGCCGCGGTACCAACTCCCGCGGATGCAAGGCGGTACCCGGCTCACACCGGAGCTGGGTGTACCTGACTGAGGAGATCCGCCGCGAGGCGTCGATCCCCGGGGAAAGGTGCCTCAGGCGAAAGGGACCAGCCGCCGCGAGCGGCAGGGCCGGCATCAGCCGGCCTGGAGCAGCACCCATGACGGACCAGGCAGGCCTCTCTCAGCCGGCCCGGTTCACGAGGTGTCCCTGTCAGGCGGGCAGCCTGCTCTTTTCTTCCCGCGGAGGTGCGTGATGGCACGCTTGCTGGGATCTGACCCGGCCGCCGACGCGGCCGTGGCGCACGCGCTGGAGCTGGCCGGCGCGGCCCGGGCGAACTACCGGGGCGAGATCGAGTTCACCGGCCCGGACCCGGCGCTGGTGCCGTTCGCGCTGGCCGAGATCTGCGCCATCCTCATGGACCAGCTGGACGCCGCCGGCGGGGACTCCTCCGCGGTGATGATGGACATCTACATGGCAGTGAACGGACGAGACCGGGGGGAGACTGAGGGAGCGGGACATGGCTAGAACGCACGACCTGGCCGGCATGACCCCGGGGCAGCTGCACGCCCTGGGCATCGAGACGCTGGACATGTCGCTCAGCGCCGCGCACGGCGACCTGGGACGGGCGAGCGCCCAGGCGACCCAGGCGATGGCGCTGTTCTTCGCCTCGCTGTCAGCGGACAACCTGGACGAGCTGGCCGGCTCGCACCGGGCGCCCTCGCTGGACCGGGAGGCCGGCGCGGCGCTGAAGCGGGCGCTGGCGGAGGACAAGACGCTCGGGGAGCGGGTGCACGATGGCTGAGGCTGGGCCCTACGACCCTGCCCGGGACCTGGCCGTGCTGCTGCACGCGGCCGTCCGGCAGGGGTTCTGGTCGCCGGCTGCCCGCGGTTCCATCGGCCGGCTGGCCCGGGAGCTGGACGTCGGCGACTTCACCATGGCCTCCGACGTCGAGACCCGGCTGCGCGAGATGCTGGACCGGGCCGGCCGGGAGCGCGCCGGCCGCGACGAGGCAGCCGCGGCCGCCACCCGGCTGCACGAGGACGCCGCGGCGTTCCGCGCGGAGATGGCCGGCGCGGAGGCGGACCTGGACGGCTTCGTCAGCCGCACGCTGGCGGCGGCGGCCTCGGAGCTGCCGGAGCACCATCCCATCCGGCGGGTGCTGGCCCGCCGGCCGGACCCGGGCTACCCGGTCAGCTACAACGGCGCCATCTGATGAAGATCGCGGGCCACTGCCCGATGGGCTGCGGCGAGGGCCTGATCCTGTCCGAGCTGGGCGAGATCTTCTGCGCGGGCCTGCTGTGCCCCCGGCCCGCCGCGGCCGCGGAGATCCTGGCTGACGCCGAGTCCGGGCACGTGGTCATCATCACCGCGGAGGGCTTCACCATCCGGCACCCGCTGCGCGAGCGGCTGGACGACGCGCTGATGGACTGCGAGGTCCACGTGAAGTGCGCCCGGTACGGCGATGAGGTCGAGCCGGGCACCTACCGGGCCGCCCGGAATGCCCGGGGCGCCTGGGAACTAACCCCGCTTGACGACCGCACTTGACAGCAGTCAGGTGAAACACGTACGGTGGCGTGCATGGGGATACTGACAGACGACCAGGGCCGGTTCCATGACCCGGACTGCGCCGCCTCGCATGCGTTCTTCGTCGAAGACCGCGGGCACGTCAGCGTGGCGGCGGAGGCGGCGAAGATGATCCGGGCCGGCGGCATCGCGGCCGTCCGGGCCCGGGTCTGGCTGCACCGCCGGGGCCTGGCCGAGTCCGAGCTGGGCACCGCCGCCGGGCGGGCCCGGGTCAACACCATCGCGGCCGGGATGCACGGCTGCTTAACAGCGACAGGGAAGGCACGAAAATGACCGTGAAGAAGTGGGACGTCTGGAACCTTGACCGCGAGACCATGGCCGGCCTGGTGGTCAGCGAGGGCGTCACCGAGAAGGAAGCAAACGCGGACGCGGACAAGCGCAACGCCACCGCGGTGCGGCTGAAGATGCCCGGCATCGCGTTCGTGGCGCTGCCCCAGGGCCGTCAGCCTGCCGAGTCGGACCTGCCGCCGCTGCCGGCAGCGGAGAAGGGCGAGCTGCGCGCCGACTGGGCCCGCGGCCAGGCCGGCAACGGCTACCTCGGCGTCCTGACCCGGCAGCCGCACAACGACCGCTACGTCCTCGCCGACGGCCAGAAGTTCCTCTGGTCCTGCGGGCACGTCCACATGCGGCACCGCGAGGCCGTCGCCTGCGCGCAAGCCGAGCTGGACCGCCCGTGGGTGCAGCGGATGAGCCGCGAGGGGCACCAGGTCGGCCGGTACAGCCGGATCTACTGGGGCAAGCTGCGGACCTCCGCCGACCCGGCCGACCGGGACCTGTACCTGGAGTCGGACAACGGCACGTCCATCGTGTGCTTCTCTCCCGGCGACATGCCGGCGCTGCGCGCCGCGGTGCTGCCGGAGTCCGAGGTCCTGAAGGCGCTGCAGGACAAGTGGTCGGCCAAGCTGGGCCCGGGCGGCCGCACGGCTGTCGCCGAGGGGCACATGCAGGGCTACCGGCTGGGTGTCGGCGACATGGAGAACACCCCGGTCTACCGCACCGCCCCGGCGGACGCGGACGCCGTGATCAGCTTCCTGACCGGCCTGGCGGGCACGCCGGCAGCCATCCAGGGCGGGAAGCTGGATGCCCTCGGCACGGTGACGGAGTTCCTGGAGCAGCTGAAGGGCCAGTCCTGATGACCCCGGACATCCAGAGCGAAGTCGCCGACGACCTGAACTACCTGGAGGCGCACGGCGCGCTGGCCGGCGTGGCCGAGGTGATCCGCGAGCGGCGGCGGCAGATCGAGCAGCTGGGCTACACCGTCACGCACGACGGCACCGAGCACGACGACGGCAACCTGGTGCACCGCGCCGCCGCCAAGCTGGGCTTCGCCCAGCTGGACCGGGTGACCGGCACTGCTGACCCGGCTTCGGACGAAAGATGGCTGCGCGAGGCCGGCGCGCTGGCCGCGGCCGAGATCGACCGCCTGACCCGGCTGCTGGCCCCGGATGACCCCCGAGGAAAGGACCCGTCCTAGATGGACATCTACGCAGAAGCCAGCGCCACCGCGGTAGCCCTGGTGAGGGCGGCCGCCCTCGGCCACCGGCGCCGCGACGACGACCGCGACCCCGGCCAGATCACCCGCGAGTACGCGGAGAAGATCTGCCTGGCGCAGGGCCTGACCGACACCACCCAGCCGCTGGGCCTGCTGGTCGGCGCGCTGGCCCAGCTGGGCGGCGTGGCCGTGCTCGGCCTGCACGTGCAGGCTACCGGGCAGGGCTACGACCAGATCGACCCGGACCAGCTGCGCGAGAAGCTGGATGACCTGGAGCTGATCTTCATGACCGGGGGAGGGCTGAAGCCGAATGGCTAAGTACCTGCTGAGCGAGCCCGGGCAGGTCCGCTGGAGGGAGGCGGGCGATGTACGTTGACCCCCGGGAGCTGACCGCCGGCTACGTGCATCCTCAGGGCCGGGGGGTGTCGGCCTACCGGGGCGTGCTGCGGGACGGCCGGGCCGAGGTATGGCGGTGCGACCAGATTCCGGGCCACCGGCCGCACATGGCTCCCGTCGTGGCGCTGCGGTGCGCTCAGGCCGAGCTGACCCGGCGGCTGGAGGGGGCCAAGGTCGTGCTCGACGCGCTGCACTGCGCGCCGTGCTGGCTGTTCTGGGACCTCGGCCAGACGGCGGCCGGCTCGGGCGCGGATGAGGACGCTGCCAGCTATGTCCTGCGCGGGCTGTGCCCGCGCTGCACCGCCCCGGCCGCCCGGGTCCGGCTCGCCGTGCTGGAGCGCGAAGAGACGAGCGTACGATAATGGCGGCTTCCCCGGCCAGGGCCCGCGCGAGCGCGCCCCCGGCCCGGCCGAAGGCCAGGCGCCCGCTCGACTACACCACCAAGGTGCCGGTCTTCCAGACCGTGGCCGAGTGCAGCTCGGCCCTGGGCCGGGGCGGCGCGGACTCGGTGACGGTGCGGTACGACGCCGGCGAGGAGGCCGGGCTCGGCTTTTCCCTGGAGACCCCGCACGGCAAGCGCGAGTTCCTGCTGCCGGTCCGGATCGACGGGGTGGCCGCGGTGATCGCCGACATGCTGGACAACGACCGGCCGGCCGTCTCCGGCTCGATCGCCCGGCTGCGGACCCGCGAGCACGCCGCCGCGGTGGCCTGGCGCCAGGTGCTGCACTGGCTGCTGGCCCAGCTGGCCATCATCGACGCGCAGATGGCCTCGCTCGATGAGGTCATGCTGCCCTGGCTGCAGGTGAACGCCGGCGACGGCCAGATGACGCTGTACGCCCACTACAAGGCCCAGGAAGCGGCCGCGCTGGAGGCAGGCAAGTGAGCGAGTTCGAGATCTACCCGGGAGGCAGGCAAGTGAGCGAGGAAACGGACCAGGCCCAGCGGGACGCGATGCTGGCGGCCGTGCTGGCCGTGGTCGGCGAGCACCCGGAGGGATGCACGTCGCAGGACGTCGAGCATGCGGTGCCGGGCAAGATGCTGCGGCAGGGACGCCCGGCCGTCACCATGTCCCGGGACCGGGCCAAGGCGCTGCTGCGCGAGCTGGCCGGGCAGGACAAGATCCACAGCCAGCGCGGCCAGGCCACGGTCCTGTACTTCTCCGGCGCGGCACGGGAGGCCAGCGGTGCGGAATGACCCGCAGGGCGACGTCACCGAGCTGCGCGAGCTGCGGATGGAGATGCTGAAGCTGGGCGCGCAGCTCGGCCAGACCCCGCTCACCACGGACACCGCGGTGGAGTTCGCCGTCCGGTGCCAGCTGCGCGCCCAGCGGCTGAAGCTGGCTGCCGGCGTCACCTGGGGCGACTACGAGCTGATCAGGGCGCACCGGGGCGAGGCGGTCTTCGCGCTGAAGCAGCCGCCGGAGTCCAGCCCGCTGGGCGGCCCGCGCTGGAGCATCACCGTCGCGCAGGGCCTGGAGGAGCTGGCCGTCAAGCTGGGGACGTTCGAGGACGGCCGTTAGCCATGAGCACCGCCCTGGCCGGGGGCCGGTACGCGGTCACCGAGGCCGAGGAGACCACCAGGGACTGGATCGCCTACTCGGTGGACTGCCCGATGTGCGGCGAGCCGGCCGGGTTCCGCTGCATCTACACCTCCGGCCCGGAGACGGAGATCAGCGCCTACGGGCGGACCCGGGACTACCGGCATGCCAAGCTGCGGCTCAAGGGCACCATGACCGTCCGCCCGCACTACCGGCGGGTGAACCTGGCCCTGGACAGGGCCCGGCAGCGGGCTCTGCGCGAGCAGCGCGCGGCCGAGCGGGCCCGGCGCAAGGCTGAGCCTTCCGGTTCTGCCTGGCCGAATGAGGGAACCCGGGAGATCCGCGCCGCGCTGAACGCGTTCGACCGGGCCGAGTACGAGCAGATGCGGGACTGGCTGAAGAACCACGGGGCCATCTTGTGGGGCGGGGAGCGCCCGGATGGCAGCCTGCGCGGCGAGACCTACGCGTTCGGATGAGGCGATTGACCGGGGGTGCACGCCGGAGAGACCGTCCTCGTCCGGGTGACCGCCGCCCGGGCGGGCCGCCCGGTCACCGAAGGCCTGGTGACCGCCGAGTTCTGGGCGCCCGGACGGGACCCCGAGCACGACCCGGCCGCCCGGGCCGACCCGGACCACGCCGTACCAGCTAGTTTCGACGCGCCGAGCCGCCGGTGGCTGGCCCGGGTCCCCACCGCGGGCTGGACTCCCGGCACCTGGACCGTGCGCGGCCGCGTGGCGGGAGATAACGAGACCTGGGCCTGGGTGACCTTCGGCCTGGGCTAGCTGACCTGGCTTGACTGATGTCAGGCGGGGAGATTAGCCTCGGTTTCCAGGACCCGAGAGGCCCAGCCCGTCCCGGCGGGAGGCGCCTCTCTCGTCATAAGCCTTCTGCGCCCCGAGCAGGAGGCTTTACCCGTGAAGCCCGTCAACTCGTTCCCGGCTACCGCCACCACGGTGCTGGGAGCCGCCGCCGCGCTCATCATCGCGTTCGGCCACCTGTCCGCCGCGTCCTCCGCGCTGGTCATCTCGCTGGCCGGCGCGGTCGGCACCGTGGTGATCACCATCGCCGGCGCCATCGCCGGGAAGCCGGTCTCGATGCAGGTGGTCACCGGCGTCGCCACCGTGATCTTCTCCGACCTGGCCCTGTTCGGCATCCACATGGACTCGGACCAGCGCGGTGCGCTGGCCGGAGCCGTCACCGTGGCGCTGGGCATCATGTTCCACCTGCTGCACGTGACCGTCGCCGTCGTCCCGCTGAAGGCCACGGCCGTCACCGCCGACCCGGCGCTGGCGCCGCTGATCGAGCGGGAGGGGCCCTGAGCGCGCAGGACCCCGGCCGGCGCGGGGACGGGGCGGTGGACCAGATCCCGGACGCGGGCACGGGGCCTGCTGACGGAACTCCGAAGGCGGAGCCTGATGCCAGTGTGCGCCACGGCGCGGCCGCGCACAACATCGCCGCGGCCTGGCCGTCGCTGGCCGCCCGGCTGGTCGAGATCGGCGGCGTGCGGCTCAGCTACGCTGAGGCCGTCAAGGCAACCGCGGTCCTGGCGGGGAGCCGCACCTCGGCCATCGCCCCGGTGCTGCGCGCGGCCGGCTCCCCGCTGGCCGGGTGCGACTACTTCGCGGTGGCGGCCCCGCACCTGGCGGCCGCGCGCCAGCTGCCGAAGACGGGGCGCATCGGGGCGGCCGGCCGCCACGTCACCAAGATTGCCTTCCTGGAGGCGGCCGGCCAGGTCCTCGCCCGCGCCCGGGCGGCCGAGCTGGCCAGCTGGAACGCGGCCCTGGCCACGGACGAGCGGTACGCCGCGGCTATCGCCCGGGACGCGGTGACGCTCCGGCAGCGGGCCCACCTCGCCGGCATCCGGTCCTCGGTCCGCTCCGCGGTCTCCCGCGCCGTTGCGGCCTGCAACGCCCGGCGCGGCGAGTTCTCCTGCTCCGAGGACACGGCCTGCGGGACCGGCGCGTGCCGGTTCGCGGCGCTCGCCTACGCGTCGCTGGACGCCCCGGCGCCGCCGGGCAAGGTGATCCGGCCGTTCAACCACGCCAGCCGCGGAGCGGGCTTCTCCGGCGACGCCGCCGCCGACCAGCTGGCGCAGCTCCGGCCGTGGCGGGCGGGGGTCCCGGTGGCCGACGTCGCCGCCTGACCGAAGGGGCTAGGCATGGGGAACCCGGTCATGCACTTCTTCGGCCTGGACAACGCGGGCGGGCCGTTCTACCTGTTCTGGTCCGGCATCGCCGGCTCGTTCCTGGTCAACCTGGGGACGTTCTTCCTGGTCCTGTATATCCACCACACCTGCCAGGACTCGTGGCGGTGCCTGCGCTGGGGTAAGTACCCGGCGGCCGGCGGGATGTTCAAGGTCTGCCGTCATCATCACCCGGACCTGAAAGGCGTCAGGCCGCGCCGGGCGCACATCGCGGCCTGGCACGAGGACTGGCAGCGGAGGGGGAGCGGTGGGCTTCTGGGGTAACGTGCTGGCCGAGGCGCTGGGCTCGGTCCCGGTGTTCGCCGTCGGGCTGTACCTGTCGCACCGCGGGCTGAAGCGCCACCTGACCCGGGTCACCCGCAAGCAGACCGGGGACATCCGGGTCATCACCGATGAGCAGACCAGTGAGCTGGAGCGCCGCCGGGCCGCGGGCGCCGGGCGTAATACAGGGCATGGCCCTTCCTGACGTTGCCCTGCTGACCCCGGACCAGCGGGAGAAGGCCAGCCTGCGGGTCAAGCGGCTGCGCGACATCATCGACTTCCCCGCCCTGGCCTGGTTCAATTCCGAGCCGTGCCCGCGGCACAAGGCCGACGGCACGCCCTACCCGCTGTGCCGGGAGTGCGGCATCATCCCGCGCCGCCACCAGCGGATCGGCGCGGCCTGGATGTACCTGGCGATGCGCGGGCTGCTGTCCGACACGGTGGGCTCGGGGAAGACCGCGCAGGCGCTGATGGTGCTGGCGATGTGCAAGCAGAACGGGGAGCTGGGCTACCACAACCGCGCGGTGATCATCTGCAAGCCGGCCGCGATGCACGACCCGTGGGCCGACTCGCTGCGCCGGCTCACCCCGGACCTGCACGTCATCGTCGCCGACGGCACCCCGGCGCAGCGCCGCAAGCTGTACGAGGGGGACTGGGAGGTCGCGGTCGTCTCCGAGCGGACCTTCGCCCCGGCCAAGGGCGCCACGACCTCCCGGCCGGGGGACGTGGACATCCTGGCCGCCCCGTACCGCCAGGTCGGGATTCTGTTCTACGACGACACCGACGCGATGCGGAACCCGTCCTCGCGGACCTGCCGGGCCATCACCCGGCTGGCCAAGCGGTGCACCCGGGTGCACGGCATGCACGCCACCCCGCTGCAGAAGCGGCTGATGGAACTGTGGAGCTTCACCGGGCCGGTCGGCGGGCACGAGAAGAACCGGCTCGGCTCGGAGTCCCGCTGCCACCAGCGCTACGTCACCACCTCCGCCAAGTGGATCACGATGCCGAGCCGGACGGACCGGACCGGGCGCGATGTCGTCCGGCAGCGGGTGTTCGTGGATTCGGGGATGACCAAGGACCGGGCACGGGTGCTGGAGTTCCGCCGCGCCATCGCGCCGATCGTGCTCCGCCGCACCGCTGCCGACCTGGACGACGTGGACCTGCCGGACGTGCAGCTCAACCCGGTGTTCCTGGACCTTCACCCGGTTCAGCGGGCCCGGTACGAGGAGCTGCGCTCGGGGGTGCTGCGGCGCCTCAAGCCCGGCGGCATCGAGGTCACCCGCGCGGTGGCGGCCGCCGCGTTCACCCGCGGGCAGCAGATCTGCGGCGGGATGGCCGCGCTCGACGAGGGCGAGGGCACCGACATCTCGGTGAAGCTGGACTGGGTGATGGACGCCCTGACCGGCGACCTGGCCGAGGAGAAGGTGGTCTGCTTCGTCTACCACCGGGGCAACGTCCGGGCGCTGTCCGCGCGGCTGAAGCGGGAGAAGATCGGCCACGTGATCATGTCCTCGGACATGACCGACAAGCGGCGCCGGGCCCGCCGCCTGCAGCTGTTCCGCGATGACCCGCGGGCCCGGGTGCTGATCGGCACCACCACCATCGAGGCGAGCCTGAACCTGCAGACCGCCCGGCACCTGATCGCGGTGGACACCATCCTGAACCCGGCCCGGATGGAGCAGCTGGTCGGCCGGGTCCGGCGCCAGGGCTCCGCGTTCGGCATGGTGTTCCTGCACCAGCTGCTGTGCCGGGGTACCCAGGAGGACGGCTACCTGCCGCTGCTGCGGCGCGAGGCCGAGATAGCCGGCGCGGTCTGGGATGAGGCCACCGACATCTTCCGCGCGCTCACGCCCCGCCAGATCATGCGCATGATCGCCGAGGGCACGCCCGGGGCGGCGGCGGCCTGATGACCCGGCCCCGGTGCGAGGAGTGCGGGAAGTTCGTCTACACCTCGCGCAAGGACGCCCACCGCGGCATGGGCAAGCTGAAGAACCAGTTCGCCTACTGGGACCCGGAGTGCAAGGCCTGGCACACCTCCTCTACCAGGACGGCGGTCAGGGTCCGGCCGCAGCGGGAGATCCGCCACCGGCGCCGGGCCGCGTAAGGGGCACATCTTCCGCCGGTGGCTAGCGCATGACGATTGCGCCAGCATGCCCAGCACCCGCACCGATCTCTTCCTCGCCGCCAAGCGGGTCCTGCGTGCCCACCGCGAGTGGACCGACGAGCAGGTGGCCGAGCATATCGGCTGCCACCCCCTCCTCGCCCCCGAGATCATCGGTCCCGCGCGTACCGAAGTCGAGCAGGACGGCTGAGTTCGTGGAGGACCCCGAGATCACGGCACGGGTCTCGGAGCTGGTGGACGGCATCATGCCGCAGGCCCGGGTGGAGGCGTACAAGGTGTGGCAGCGGGCGCCGCACGCGCTGGAGCTGGACGAGCTGCACGCCATCGCGCTGAAGGGGCTGGCCGAGGCGGCGGCCCGGTGGCAGCGCTACTGCCACGAGCACCAGCACAGCCCGCGGGCGTTCGAGTACTTCCCGGCGTACGTGCTGGCCCGGATGCGCGGCGCGATGCTGGACAACCTGCGCAGCCAGGACTGGGTGACCCGCTCGGACCGGACCCGGGCCAAGGCCATCCGCGACGCCGGCCAGGACCGGGGCGCGTCGGAGGCCGAGCTGGCCCGGGCCACCGGGATGACCGTGGGCGAGGTCCGCTCGACGCTGGCCGCGGTCTCCGCCCGCCCGGTCTCGATCGACGCCGAGCCGCACGACGTTCCCGACGAGGCTGACGTGGAGTCCCAGGCGGTGGTCTCCGAGGTGCTGGGGGCGGTCACCGCGGTGACCGCCGGGCTGCCGCCGGACGTGCAGGTGCTGCTGGCCCTGCGGTACTACGCCGGCCGCACGATCGCCGACGCCGCGGCCGCGCTCGGGATGGACCCGGCCGCCGCGGCCCGCGCGCACACCCGGGCCATCCTGTCCATCCACGATGCGATGATCAAGGCGGTGGCGTGATGCCGGACCGGGCCATGCAGGCCGAGCGGGCAGGAGACCTGCCGTCCCTGGTGAAGCCCTCCATGACGCCCGGGCAGGCTCCCTCGCGGCTGCTGGAGAACCCGGACGAGGCCCGGGACCGGCAGGTGGCCCAGATCGCCGGCGCGGTCAGCGCGCTGGCCCGCAAGGTGGATACGCTCGACCGGCCGCCGGTGACCACCGCGGACCGGCGGGAGGCGCTGGGCGTGGCGCTGGAGTACTTCACCGGGCTGGGTCATCGCCGAGCGCCGACCGTCAGCGAGATGGTCACAATCTCCAGGTACCTGACCGGGGAGTAGTACAGGACATGGCACTGACGGATCTGGGGAAGAAGGCCGGCCGGGTGTTCCGGGCCGGCTGTCAGCACGTGCTCGACGAGATGAATCGGGAGCAGCCCCCGGCCGGGGAGGCGGACCCGCTGCACCGGGTGGTCCGGCACGCCTGCCCGGCGCAGGGCGGGGCCTCGGTCGGCATCGAGCTGGCCGAGCACCGCGAGATCAGCCCGCTGTACTGGGTCTGCTACTGCAGCCTCATCGCGCCGTACGTGAAGTACGTCTTCCCGCACGAGGACTGCCAGGGCGGGAAGCTGGCCCTGGAGGCCGGGTTGCTGACGTTCACCTGGAAGGATGGCCGGTGCCCCGGCTGCGGGCTGGCGCTGCGCAGCTCGCTGGGCCGCGTGGCGCTGACCGCGGAATTGCAACCGCTGAAGGAGCGCCACGTTGGCTGACAAGCCCGCACACATCATCGAGATCTCCGACGCGCTGGGCCGGGACGTGGACCGCTGGAAGGACGGCAAGGGCGAGGCCCCGCCTATCGACGCGTTCATGTCCGACCAGTCCCTGGAGCAGGCGGCGGCCCAGACCGCCCAGGTGGCCCGCGCGGTGCCGGCCAGCTCGCTGACGCCCATTACCAAGGCCCAGGCGGACGGCCTGACCCGGTTCGACGGCGAGACCATGCCGCTGATCCCCCGCACGCAGCGGGTCCTCCCCGACCCGTTCCGGCGTCCGAGCATCGAGATCAACCACCACGGCCGCCAGTGGCTGCCGACCGCCGTCGAGGACGTCTCCGCCGGCGACACCGTGCCCGGGGTCGGCGTGGTGGTCAAGGCCGAGACGGTGCGGAGATTGCAGCCGGTTGACGGGTGGGGCGGCGTAGTAGAGGGCATGAAGGTAATCCTCACGGGCCCGAGCGGCACTCCTGTCTCATTCGACCTCGGCGAGCTGGTGCAGGCGCACCGGCTGCCGGACTAGTCATGTACCGGGTAGCGGACCTCTGCGGCGGGGTCGGGATCTCAGGCGACGGCTACCGCAACGCCGGCGTCGAGCCGGTGTGCTTCGATATCGACCCCGGCTGCGCGAAGTACTGCCCGGGCGAGTTCCACTGCCTGGACATCCTGGAGCTGACCGTCGATGACCTCAAGAACTTCGACCTGATCCACCTGGCCGCGCCGTGCCAGCGCTGGTCGGACATGTGCGCGTGCCGCCCCGACCTGGCTGCGCAGTACCCGGACCTGATCACCCCGATGCGGCCGGTGCTCGACGAGCTGGCGGAGAAGCACGGCGTGCCCCATGTCATCGAGAACGTCGAGCGGTGCTCGGTGCTCCGGCCGGGGCGCAGCATCATGCTGTGCGGCACGATGTGGGGCAAGGAGCTGTACCGGCACCGCAAGATCGAGACCGGCGGCGGCCTGGTGGTCCCTCCGCTGCAGCACCCGAAGCACGTCAAGCGGGCCAGCAAGGCTGGGCACTGGGAGCCGGGTACGGTCATGTCGATCGCCGGGCACATCGCCCCCATCGGGCTGGCCCGGGAGCTGATGGGGGTCACCCGGTACGTGCCGCGCGAGCGGCTGGTGGAGGCCGCGCCTGCTTACTACATGCAGTACGTGGCCGAGCACGCCCGCGCCTACCTGTCGAACCGGGAGGCCGCGTGAGAGGCGCCAGGGAGCACGGCGAGCTGGTGCTGTCCGCAGTCATCGGCGGCCGCGGGTCGGTCCGGGCGCTGGACTACGTGATGTCGCGGCTCGGCCCGGACCAGTTCGAGGACACCCGGCAGCAGACCCTGCTGACGCTGCTGAACGGCTACGCCATGAGCACTCACGGCATCATGACGTCGGATGCGCTGGAGGACCTGCTGCGGGACAAGCCGGCCGGCTCCCGGGCGGACCTGGTGGCCTACTACGCCCTGCTGGCCGGCAGGCCGCTGCCGGAAGGGCACGCCTTCAAGCACTCGGTCGAGCAGCTGTCCGAGCTAGCCGCCAAGAGGTCCACCGGCACGGCGATGTCGGCTGCGCTGGAGATCCTGAACCACGGCGTCTGGGAGGACGAGCACACCCACCTCAAGGGCCACGAGGACGCCCGCAGCTACCTGCTGGCCGAGTTCGCCCGCATCGAAGCCGAGATGCACCTGTCCGACTCGCCCGAGGGCGACGCGCACGACGACGCCTTCTCTGTGCTTGACGGCTATGCCAAGGCCAAGGCGCTGCGGGCGTCCGGGCAGGCCCTCGGGGTCAGGGTCGGCATCCCGTCGCTCGACGCCTACCTGGATGGCGGGCTGGGCAATGGCGAGATGGCCGTCATCCGGGCCGGGACCACGATCGGCAAGAGCCGGTTCTGCATCCAGTGGGCCTGGGACGCCAGCATCAAGCAGGGCAAGAACGTCATCTACTTCACCACCGAGACGCTGCGCCCGGAGATCTGTATCAACCTGATCGCCCGGCACTCCCGCGAGCCTCAGTTCGGGCTGGCCGACGGGCTCAACTCCCGGTCCATCCGGGCCGGCCGGCTGAGTGCCGCGGAGGAGACCGCGCTGGACGCGGTGGTCACCGACTTCAAGGGCGGGGACTACGGCCGGCTCCGGGTGGTGCAGATGCCGGAGAACTGCACCATGACCGCGCTGTCCAGCCGGTACGCGGCCATCGAGAAGATGTTCGCCCCGGACATGGTGTTCGCTGACTACCTGCAGCTGTTCGAGCCGGAGAAGCGCAGCAAGGACGCCCGGGATTTCGAGAACCTGGCCGGCATCCTCAAGCGGGCCGAGCGCTGGTGCGGGACGTGCAGCAACGGCCGGGGCGTGGCGTTCGCCACCCCGTGGCAGGTGAACCGCGGCGGCCGCGCCAACCTGCGCGCGTCGGGCGGCTACACCCTGGAGGACTCGGCCGGCTCGCAGGAGGCATCGAACACCCCGGACCTGGTGCTGGACCTGCTGGACCGCGAGGAGGACACCTCCAACGGCCGCCGGGCCCCGCTGGAGGTCCAGGTCAAGAAGAGCCGCAGCGGTCCCCGGGGCAAGCGGTTCCCGGTGGAAGCCGACTACGCTACCTGCTACTTCTCCGAGCGCGACCTGGGCGGCACGGAGATGGAGATGGTCCTGGAGGACGCTGATGCCTAGGCCCGGAGAGTTCGTCGGCTGCCCGGAGTGCTCGACTGAGGTGTTCGCGATCGTTCAGTGCGAGCGTGAGTTCGAGCTGCAGTGCGTAGCCGGGCACGTTATCCGCCGGTTCTTCGTCCTCGTCCCGCCCGACCCGCCCGCCCGCGAGCCCAGGAGCCCGCATGCTGCCGCGCACGCCGCTCGCCCGGATAGCTAATGAGCAGGTCCCGTTCTCCCAGGCAGCCAGCTGGGCCGGGCTGCGGGGAGTATCCGACCGGGGTACCCGGGATACCTGCCCGAAGTGCGGGCACGAGGCCTCGTTCCGCGGCTATCTCGACCACGGGTTCTGTCACCAGTGCCGGACGTATTTCTCGACGGTGACCCTGCTGGCCGTGAAGTGGGAGATGACGAACTTCGATGCGGCCCGAAGGGCGCTGGACCAGATCGGCTACGTGCCGCTGGACTACGCCGGGGAGTGGGAGCACGCGCAGCGCGAGCCCGAGCTTGACACCCCGGCGCTGGCCCGCGCGCTGCGCACCTGGTGCGCAGCGAACCTTCCCGGCTGGGAGTCGAAACAGCTCGATCCGGGCCCGGCTCATGTGCTGGCCCGCTGTCTCGGCCTGCTGCCGCGCGTGAAGACGGAACAAGATTGCGACGAGTGGCTGCGCCGGTGCACCCAGGTCATGGGCCGGCTGTTCGGGAAAGCTACCTGACTCGTGTTAGTGTTATAGTTATCCCGGGAACACCAGAAGATGAAGGAAAGGAGGCAAGCCATGCCAAGCCCGAGAGTTGCAGACCGGGGAGAACTCCCCGTGCTGGGAGGATGGACTGCTGTACCGGTTGCAGGCCAGATGATCGGCGTGTCCCGGCAGTGGATCTTCGACATGATCACGGCCGGCAAGATCAAGACCGCGCGCCGGGTCCCCGGTACCGGTGACCGCCCGGCGGCCATCGTGATGCGGACGGCGGAGGTCGAGCAGCTGGCGGCGCTGCGGGCCGCCTCCGAGTCCTGCGCCGAGTGCAAGAAGCTGCGGAACCTGGGCAAGCAGCCCAGTCTCTGCGAGCACACCGAGCGCGAGGAGATCCGCGTGCCGGAAGAGGACCTGGAAGCCGCTGCGTTCGGCTAGAGCGTAGTAACGGGCATGAGGTACTGCGGAAGCCCTTACCCTCCGGCGCCGACGGTGCACCGGGTCCCGCTCACCGGCAAGGTGTCGTGGAACGTGACCTCCGAGACGCACTCGGACGTCACGTACACGGTCACCCGCTTCCCCGACGGCCACTGGGAGTGCGACTGCCTGGGCTGCCACTACGGCGCCCGGCCGGACGGGGAGTGCAAGCACATCGACCGGATTCGCGGCTGGCTGGCCGGGGACGTCGCGGCCGCCCTGGCCGCGGCCGCGTGATCATGCTTATCCTGGACAGCAGGGGCACTGCAGGAGTGAGCATGAGCGTGGATACCGAGTTCCTGGCCGCTCGCGGCTGGGACATGAGCGCTCCCGTCGACCTCTGCTACCTGGACTGCCCGGCGCCGGGCCACCTCAAGGTCGTGGCCGGGACGGAAATCATTCTGTGCCCGGCCCACGCCATGGTGCTGGAGGCAGGCGCCTGGCACGGCGACTACACCGGGGCCGAGACCCCGGCCGGCTCGATGGCCGGGGAGTGGCCCTGGATGCCCGCGCAGGTGGCCTGATGGCCGTGGTGTGGAACGAGGACCCGCTGGGACAGCTCGGGCCGCAGGCGAAGTGCCAGGGCTGTGAGAAGGGCCTGTGGCCGCGCGGGGAGAACTGGTCGGACGCGGACGGGTTCGAGGTCTGCATCAAGGTCCCGCTGAAAGACACCGGGACCGGGCAGCGCCCGGACTACGTGCTGCACCAGCCGATGCCGGCCGGCCTGCGCGGCGCCCCGGCCGTATAAAAGGACATGACCGCACCCCAGGGCCGGTGCGCCGGCTGCCAGGAGAACGGGCCGGTGCGCGAGGTCATCATGCACATCGTGAGCTGCGACGGGTTCGCCCTGCTGATACAGCAGGGCCTGCACCCGCTGGACCCGGCCCCGGAGTACGCCCGCTGGCTGGCCCAGGACCGCGACCGCGAGCACGCTGAGGATCTGCGGGGCCGCGTGGACGATACCGTCCGGCGCAGGGACCTGTCCGCGGACCGGTTCGCCGGCGATGACCTCCTGGGAGACAACGACGATGAGCAGCACCGGCAGATGGTCTGAGCTGTTCGGTGACGGGCGCAAGTGGCGGGTGCTGGAAGAGGCTACCGGGCAGGTAAACCAGGGCGGAGCGGTTGTCGAGTTCCGCCGCGGCCGGTTCGAGGTCAAGACGTCCGGGCACGCTTACGCCTCGCCGCTGTCCACCAACCTGGCGCTGCGCGGAGTGGTGCTCCAGGAGACCGACGACTCCGGAGCGCACGATATCCCCGGGTCGCGGGTCGCGGTCGGCCAGCCCGCCGTCAAGACCGCCCGGGCCGAGTTCGGGGCCATCTGGTGAGCGCCGGGAGACGGTGGTGGTCCGAGCCCTGCGCGGGCGCGTGCCGCCACACCATCATGGTGTTCGCCGAGCAGCCCGGCACGGTGGTGGTGCACGCCGACTGCCCGCTGCCCGAATCTCCTGAAAATGCCCGGCCGCCCGTGCACTATGTGAAGGACTTTGATACCTGCCGGGCGGAAGACGGGCAGTCCTGACGCAAGTCAGCTTGACTAGTGTCAGGTGAATGATACGATCTTCCTATCGGTGGATCAGGCCCCAGAGGCGGGTGGAGCGGTTGGCTGCAGCATCTCTTTGCACGGTCCCTGCCAGCTACGATGAGCTGGCCCGGGTCTACGGCCCCAGCATTTCCGCGGTCGTGCGGCGGTGCATCCCGTGGGCTAAGCCCTGGGATCGCGAGGACGTCGAGCAGTACATTCTCCAGCAGTTCGTGGCCAATGACGTGATCGCGCAATTCGACCCGGCCAAGGTGGCCGACCGGGCCCGGGACCCGTTCCGGGCCCTCATCCTGGCCAAGGCCACGCTGTACTGCCGGGGCAAGGCCCAGGCGCTGGCCACCCGGTACGGCCGCGAGCTGTCGATCGCCGATGCCGAGGTGGGGGACGGCTCCTCTGCCTGGATCGACCAGGTGACGGACGGCGCGGTCGAGGACGACTACGGCCTGGACGACGACCAGACCGTGGAGCGGCTGCGCGCGTACCTGGCGACCCGCCCGCCGGCCGACGGCCAGCCGCACCTGCTGGAGATGTTCGACGACCTCGCGGCCCGCGCGGCAGCGGGCGAGCCGGTCAACTCCGTGGTGGTCCGGAGGAAGTTCGGCGGCACCCCGAAGCAGGCAGCGGGCTACCTGGCCCGGCTGCGGGCTGAACTGCGCGAGGCGGCCAGGGTCCGCCCCGCCGCCGCGGCGGACGAGGAGCCGGAGCCGCCGGAGCCGGAGCTGCCCGACTTCGAGGTGGATCTCGGGGTGACCGTGCTGATGGCGTCGGAGGTGCTGTGCGCGGCCGACATCCTCAAGGAGGCCTCGGGTAACCAGGTGGTCGGGTACTGGAGCGCGGCTGAGCATCCGCTGGCCGGGTTCGGCAGGACCTGGTACCTGAAGCCGGCTAAAGCCGAGCTGCGGCGGTACGCGCACCTGCGCGGGGAGAAGGGCGGCCACTACGAGGGCGGCCACGGGAGCCCGGTCAGGCGCGGGCTGATCCACTGGCTGGAGCGCATCGGCGGCCGGCCGGTGCCGCCGCCGCCGCGGGTGCGCCCGGCCGAGCGGAGGCCGCGGGCCGTGCACTTCGATCAGCTGGAGGCTGCCCTGTGGCAGATGCCAGGATCGAATCAGGCCAAGGTCGACAAGATGCTCGCAATGGCGCGAGGGGTGTTCACGTGACGAAGCTGGTGCTGCGGATGCTGACCGGGCAGGAGATGGCTGACGAGGATGCCTGGCGGTACCAGCAGGAGGTGGACCTCGCCTGGCACCGGTGGAAACTGGCCAGCTGCGAGGAGCGGGGCGGGCACTGGTGGTTCCTGGAGATCCACCCGGACGACGGTATCTACCTGAGCTGCCTCGGCTGCGGCGCCGACGTCGATGACCTCATCCCCGACGGGTCCGACCTGATGACCGGCACGTTCAGGGTCATGGAAGGCTACGACCTGACCCTGGACATGGGCGATGTCATCGTCAACGGGCGGTACCAGGATCGCGGCGGCTACTGGGCCTGCGGCGGGATGAACATCGTCTACGGCTGGCGCGGCCCGGTGACCGCGAGCATCCGCACCGAGAAGTACGGCGGCTACTTCGAGCCGGCGGAATATGACGTCTGGATCGACCTGGAGGCCGTGTGACCCCTGACGAGACGTTCGCCGCGCTGCCTCCCGCCCTGCTGCTGCTCGGGCCCGGGAGCTGGGACGCCGCGCTGAGCCTGTACGAGGCGAATCGGTCCTCGTTCAGCACCAAGGTGGAGAAGCTGGACATCGAGCTGGCCCGCTACGTCCGGGCCCAGGCCTACATCAAGCCGTTCGGCCGGGAGGTCAAGGTCATCCTCATCGGCCTGGACGGCGCCTCCGCGGCCGCCCAGGACACCCTGCTGAAGCTGCTGGAGGAGCCGCCCTCTTACGTCCGGCTCATCCTGGCTGCGGCGCTGCCGCCGGCCGACACCGTGGTGTCCCGGTGCCGGGTGCTCGTGCAGGGGACCGCCCCCGAGCCCGGTACCGACCCCGAGACCGATGCCGCCCGGCAGACGGTGGCGGCCGCGGTCCGCGCCGCCCGCGACGGGCATGCCGAGCTGCTGGCCGCGACGACGGCCAAGTGGGGCGACGTGCACACCGCGCAGCTCCGGGCCTGGGCGGCTGAGCGGGCCGCTGACCGCTGGCTGCAGTTCCCCGAGGACTTCATCACCGGCGTCTCCATCCCGCAGGCCCTGGTCATCCTGGCGGCGCTGACCGCCTTCTCCGGGTCGCGCACCTCTCACCTGGTCGCGTTCGACCGGGCGTTCCGGAGATTACAGAGATTCGCACGGGTTTTTCCCGGGCCCGCGGCCGATGGGTTAGCCCATGACACGAGTCAACGGTCACGGGTCCCAGAAGAAGCCTGCCCAGCCGCAGCAGGTCCCGCCGCCGCCCCAGATCCCGCTGGAGCAGCTGCAGCAGCAGTTCGAGGCCGTCCGTGACGAGAACCAGGAGCGGCTGGCCCATCTTGGCCAGCTCGGGGCCGAGATGGACCCGCTGTCGTTCGTGCACGCCCGGATGGACTGCCTGATCGACTCCATCTCCCGGTTCGCCGGGCCTAACGGGCCGCGCTGGGCCATCATCACCCGGCTGGAGTTCGAGCAGCACATCGCCCGGGAGCTGGATACCATCGAGAAGGAAGCCACTACGGCCCAGCTGGCCCAGGGAGCGCTGTGGACGCCTTCGATGATCTCCCGGTATGCCCGGGAGACCGGCCTGTTCAGGCGCCCGTAGTAAGGGGCATGGCAACTTACTCGCAGTGGGCCCGGACCGGACCTCTCAAGCCTGTGACCTGGCTGTGCGGCGACGAGGCCGCCCTGATCCGCCTCGTACTCGACGCGTACCGCGCGGACACCCCCGGAGACTGCCAGTTCGCGCTGTTCGCCGCCGCCGGGGACAGCGGATGGCTCTGGGACGCGCTGCTGACCGACTCCCTGCCCGAGTTCCCCCGGCTGACCATCGTGTACGGCGCGGAGAAGCTGACCAGCCTGGCGCCGATGGCGGCGCTGCTAGACGGCGCGGCCGCCGGCGGGTCCCGGGTCGTGTTCGTGTCCGCGGCCGCTGACTTCGACCAGGACAAGGAAAAGCACCTGGCGCCGCACCTGGCCGTCATCAAGGGGCACAAGTCGCGTCTCGGCCAGCTGATCCGGTGCTGTGCCCCGTCCAAGTCCGAGGACCAGGTGGCGCTGATCGCGTCCTGGTGGCCGGGGCTGACCCGCAACCAGGCCTGGACGGTGCTCCGCCGGTGCGGCCGCCTGACCCTGGCCGCGGAGGCGTGCGACAAGGCGGTGCGGGCCGGGCTGGCGCCGTCCGAGACGGCCATCACCGTGGTGTGCGAGGCCGAACCGGGTGCCGCGTTCGCCGAGGCCCTGGTGAAAGGCGACAAGGCCGGCGCGATGGCCGCGGCTCAGCTAGCCGGGCACGGCGAGACCGGCTACGGACTGGCCGTGCTGATCACTAAGCTGGGCCAGCTGGGTGCTATCTGCGCTGCGCAGAAGGCCGGAGCGGGCCCGCGCGATCTCGCGGCCCGGACCGGGATGGGCCGCTGGGTCGTGAGCCAGCTGGCCCCGTACGCCATCTCCTACGACGCCGGGCGGGTGGCCCGGTGCCGGGAGCTGCTGGCCATGGCCGAGTCCCGGCACCGCACCGGGGCGCAGGCCGGGGTGGCCCAGGCTGTCGTAGCCTGCTGGTAATCCGTAGTAACGGGCATGTACCGCGTCTATTGCCGGCAGTGGCTGTCGTTCCTCACGTCCTCGGGGGTGGGGGAGGAAGGCCGTCTGGAGTGCCAGGTCCGGTTCCGTGACAAGTACCAGGGCCGGGTGCTCGACGAAGACTGGCGGATCGTCGCGCCGGACAACGGCTACGGGCGTAGTTTTCTCATGCTGAAGCTGCCGAATTGCTGCGGCGAGTTCACCGGCGAGGGAGATGCCCAGGCGCGAGCAGGGGAGAACGGGCACGAAGACCACCCGCACCAGGTAGTAGTGGCTGGTAGCGCGGAGGAGCGGGAACTGCTGGCATATGGGCGCAGACGACTCCGGGGAGCTGAAGATGGCACTCGCTGAGGTGGACAGGCTGACCAAGGAGAACGAATCGCTGCGGATCATCGCGCAGGTCACGATGTCCGAGCTGACCCCGGCCCAGATGGGCCGCGTGCGGGCACGGCTGGAGCCGCTGGACGCGGGAGCGGGTGCTGATGCCGCCTCCCAGTGAGCTGATCGTGGCCGTGGAGGTAGTTCCGGACGAGATTACACCGGAAAACGTGCTCGACGAGTTCATCGCGACCATGGACGAATGGGGACATCCGCCCTGGACGGACCCGGCTAGCGTGCCGATCGGAGAGCAGGTCATGCTGCCTGAGCCGGGGGTCCTGGCTGCCTGGGCCGGCTGGGGCAGCCGGCTGGCCCGGGCTGTCGGCTCCGGACGTATCTAAGGGCATGCCTGCTACTGCACCGAGCTACGAGCGGATCGACGACCTCGCCGAGTTCAGGACGCTGTGCGACCGGCTGGGGTCGGAGAAAAAGCCCATCGGCTATGACGTCGAGACCGGCTACCTCGGCCCGGACCTGTGGCACGGGGCGCTGCGGGCCGAGATCAACTACCTGGTCTCCGCGCAGCTGACCAACTCCCCTGACTGGGCCCGGATGGTGCCGCTGGCTTTCGATCACGGCGCCAATCTCGACAACAGGGCAGTAGCCGCGCTGCTGTGGGTGCTGTTTCACCTCACCGACGACGAGGGGCTGCCGCTGGTGGTGGCGCACAACGCCTTCGCCGAGCTGCGGTGGACCGCCCGGTTCTTCCTCCGCAACCTGTGGGATCACCCGCTGTTCGGCCGCCAGGTGATCGCGGCGCGCGGCTACTTCCCGATCCGGTCGGACACCCTGCTGGAGTCGTTCGTCGAGGCCCGGCATCCCAAGCACGGCCTCAAGGACATCACGCTGTGGGACTTCGGCCACCAGATGGCCGAGATCGAGTCCCTGTTCCCCAGCCTGACCAAGAAGCAGAAGGACTGCCTGCGGTTCTCCACGCTCGACCCGGGCCGGCCCGATGTCGTGGACTACGCCTGCGAGGACGCGCTGTGGTGCCTCCAGGCGCACCTGCTGCGCTGGGCCGAGCTGCGCAAGGACCCCATCTTCAAGATGGAGATGCAGATCCTGCCCATCGTCTGCGACATGGCCGACGAGGGCTTCGAGATGGACTGGGACTACATCCGCCGCGGGGCCCGGGAGGCGCGCGAGTTCGAGCAGCTGTTCCTGGCCGAGATCCGCGAGGACTTCGCTGAGCTGCTGGGCCGGGAGCTGCCGGTCACGTTCAACTTCAACTCCTCCCAGCAGCTCTCCAAGCTGTTCTACGAGGACCTGAAGCTGCCGGTGGTGCACTGGACCAAGGGCACCGACAACAGCCCGCCCAAGCCGTCGGTGGACGCCAAGAACGCGCTGCCCAAGCTGTCCAAACTGTGCCCGGCGGTGGCCCGGTACTGGAAGTACTCCAAGCTGGTCACGCTGCGCACCAAGTACCTGGAGCTGTACGACGTCAAGTACCTGTGGGCGGATGACTACCGGGCCCACTGCACCCTGCTCCAGTACGGCACGATTGCCGGCCGGTTCAGCTGCGAGGACTTCAACTACCAGCAGATGTCGGCGCCGTTCAAGGCCGAGCTGCGCGACGGCACGACCTTCGAGTTCCGGCTGCGCGACGCCATCAAGGCCCCGCTGCCCGGCGCCCGGCCGTGGTGGGAGCTGGTGCTGGAAGAGGCCGGCGCCCCGGTGGCGGAGCTGTGCCCGCCCGAGGAGGGCCGCGAGCTGGGCTGGTACATCCTGGGCGGCGACTACAGCCAGATCGAGCTGCGGGTCATGGCCAGCCAGGCGAACTGCACCCGGCTGATTGCCGACTACCGGGCCGGGGCCGACGTGCACCGCCGCACTGCGGCGCTGATGCTCGGCATCACCGAGGACGCGGTGTCCGACGAGGAGCGGGCCAAGGGCAAGACCCGCAACTTCGCCAACATCTACGGCCAGGGCTTCAAGGCGCTGGCCGACCAGCTCGGCATCTCCGAGGACGAGGCCCGGCTGAAGGACCAGCAGTACCGGACGCTGTACCCCGAGCTGAAGCCGTACCGCGAGCGGGAGATCGCCCAGGCCCGGCGGCAGGGCTACCTCCGGACGCACTTCGGCCGGAAGGTCACCATCCACGAGTACAAGGACCCGGATGAGAAAATCCGGGCCAAGGGCGACATGACCGCCGGGAATGCGTGCATCCAGGGCCCGGCGACGGGAGATTACGTCAAGCTTGCGATGATCCGGGCCGTCCGGTTCCTGCACCGGGCCGGGCTCGGGAGCAAGGTCAAGCTGATCATGAACGTGCACGACGAGCTGCAGTTCGCGGTGCGCAAGGACGTCACGCCGGCCGAGGTCATCGCGGTGCTGACGCCGGCGGTCATCTTCGACGTCAAGGGCTGGCTGCCCATGGAGATGGAGTGGAAGATGGGCCGTACCTGGGGCTCGGTGAAGAAGCTGGAGCTGGGCGCGGACGGCAGCGTGCACCTCAAGGGCAAGGTGCCCGCGCACCTGAAGCTGCCGGATGCCCCGCCCGAGCCCGTCCTGGTGCCCGTGGCCGCCGCCGCGGAGCCCGCCTCGTCCGGGCCGGCCCGGACCGTGATCATCACCGCCGACGACGTGCCCGGCACCGCCGACGCGGAGCGGCTGAAGGCGCTGCTGGCCTCGCTGCCCGGGCCGAACACGGTCCTGCTCCGGGTGCCTGGCGGAGACGTGCAGGTCAGGGGGACGTCCGGGCTGACGCCGGAGCACGAGGCCCGGATCGCCACCATCCTGCCGGGCGCGCTGGTCTGCTATGACCTGGACTCAGTGGACCGCGAGATGCTGGTCAGGGACCTTCGGCTGTAATAAGGGGCATGACAGCAATCAAGGCGGGCTGGGCCCGCAAGGATTACGGACGGGATCGCTACGACGTCGAGGTGGACCTGGCAGACCTGCCGGACATCCTCGCCGAGCATGGCGTGGACCCCGTGAAGACCGATGCCATCCCCTACAGCCGCCGGCTGACCATCCTCCGGCTGGTCGCGGAGACCCATTCCACCGACGTCTACGCGCGGCGCGAGATCGTGGATGCCGGGTGGGATCAGACGGGCGCCCCGCCTGCGGCCGTGGCCGACGTCCTGCGCCGGCTCAAGACCGTCAAGGCGCAGCTGGACAAGATCCTGGCCGACTACAAGCCGGCGGAGGCCCCGGAGCCGGCGGGCACGTGAGCCAGCCCCTGCCCGGCATCCTGGGTCAGGTCGAGGCGCTGACCGCGCAGTGGGGCGATGCGATGGCCCGGCTGCGGTTCGGCACCGAGGAAGTGCCGCTGGAGGTGCCGGGTGCCGATGCCGAGGGTCACGAGGTGCACGAGGCGCTGCTGGCCGTCCGGGCCCGGCTCGACATGGCCGAGCAGCTGCTGAAGGGCGCCCGGATCGAGCGGCGCCGGTTCCGGGCCCGGGCCAAGATCCGCGCCCAGGAGCGGGACGACGAGTACGACAGGCGGCTGGCCAAGCTGGGCGAGGGGGCGGTGCGCCGGGAGTACGAGGGCGCGCAGGAGCGGATGGCCAAGGCCCGGCTCGACGTGGTGGAGCTGACCCGCACGGCCCGCACGGCCGAGGCGGTGCGGGATCTGGTCGATGACGCTTATGAGGGCCTGCGCGACCAGTTCTTCGGCCTGCTGAACATCCGGCAGGAGCTGCTGGACCGGCTGCGTGAGCTGCAGTGGGAATCTTCCATGGAGCGCGGGTGAGCGGGCTGGTCTGCGCCTTCGGCCCGTGCCGTAAGGCGGTTACCGGCGAGGTCCGGATCGAGGTGCACCGGGCCGGGGACGCCGACGTGGCGTTCGGGCCCGGCATCCGCGGTTTCCCGCTGGCCGCCGCCGCCGGCCCGCTGGTCGATGTCTTCCACACCCGGTGCTGGTGGGCTCAGGTCAAGCGGAACCGCCTGGCCGCGGCGAAGCTCGCCGATCCTGCCGGGTATTCCGGTCCCGCGCCTGACTGGCGCGAGCCGGTGACCTGCGATGTGGAGGATCTGCTCGGTGGAGTCTCACGAGATTATCGAGGAGCTGGAACGGCTCCAGACTGAGTTCGGGCCGGGCCGGTGCCAGTTTCCGGACCCGCTGGAGGCCTGGTGGAACGACATCGACCATATCCAGTTCGATTCGGTCACCCAGACTTACCGGTTCGTCCCGGCTAGCTAGCGTCAGTGTCGGACCTCGCCCGTATAACAGGGTGAAGCGCATTCGCGGACCGAGCAAAGCAGGAGAGACATGAAGGTAGCACTCGGCGACAAGACCAGCGCCAGCACGGGGCCGGACCTGTTCGAGAAGCTGGAGCTGTCCACTGACGAGGTGGCCCGGCTGATCATCCCGGTGGATGACGCGGACAAGGTGTTCGTCCACACCATGGAGGCGCCTGTCGTCTCCGGTGGCGAGATCAAGATGGAGACCAAGACCCGCAAGGACAAGTCCACCTACGACGTCATCGCCACCACGTTCGTGGGCCGGCGGCAGTGCCTGGGCGACCCGGACATCATGAAGGCCAACGGCGGCATCGACGAGGCCAACTGCCCGATGTGCGCGGCGGCCAAGGACCTGGGGGTGCCCGAGCTGATCCCCGAGCCCCGGTTCGCCCTGCCGGTCATCCGGGTCACCTGCACGTCCAAGACCTCCAGCGAGCCGCAGGACCCGCCGGGCGCGAAGGTCCTCGTGCTCACCCTGACCATCAAGCAGTACTCCGCCCTGCAGTCCAACTTCGACTCGATCCGCGAGCTGTACGACTGGCCCTCGGACCACGAGGTCAAGCCCAACAACGCGGACATCATCGTCAAGTGCGCGGACGGGGACTGGAAGCGGTACGAATTCCAGCCGCCGAAGCGCCGGTGCTGGCAGCAGGGCAAGAACCCGGAGATGTTCGAGCTGATCAGGCGGCTGTGGGGGAACGCGGCCAACCGGCCCACTGACGAGCAGCTGGAAGCGGCCATCGCCCGCCCGGCCGACCGCCGCTGGGTCGAGATCGACCTGGAGAAGGTCACCAGCGCCTGGGCCGAGGTCCGTTCCATCCAGCGCGGCGGCTCCGGCGAGCGCCGTAACCAGCAGCCGGCCGAGACCGCCGGGGCCAATGTCAGTGCCGAGGCCGACCTGGCCGGCGCGCTCGACGACCTGGACGACATCGACGGCCTGCTGGGCGAGACTCCGGAGGAGGGCACTGCCGGCGAGCCGGACATGGCCGGGCTCGACGAGTTCGCCCCCGGCACGACCTCCAACCCTGCTCCCAACGGCAACGGCAGGGGTCCCGCGGCCGCGGCCGAGCCGGACCTGGCCGGCGCGCTCGACGACGTGCCGGACGACAGCTCCGGGGCTCCGTCGGCGGAGGACGAGGGCGAGCTGTTCGGCGACCCGGCTCCGGCTGCTGCCCCGGCCAAGCCGGCCGCCGCCAAGGCTGCTGCCCCGGCGGAGGAGACGGCGGACTTCGACTCGATCCTGGGCGGCCTGTAGCCGTGCTTACCATCGTGGCGCTCGGTGCGCCGAAGACCCAGGGCAGCGTCAAGGCCGTGGTGTCTCGGAGCACCGGGCGCCCCATGATCAAGAAGGACAACGAGAAGTCCCAGAACGAGTGGCGTGCCAACGTCCGGGACCAGGCTCGCGAGGTCATGGGCGACCGGGACCCGATGGAGGGCCCGGTTGTCCTGGCCATCACCTTCACCCGGGACAAGCCGGGCTCTGCGCCGAAGCGCAAGCCCAGCTGGCCGTTTCAGAAGCCGGACTGGGACAAGCTGGCCCGGGCCATCTCTGACGGACTGAAGGATGGCGGGGCGTACCGGGATGATGCCCAGGTGGTGTGGGCTATCGTCGCCAAGCACTACCCGATCAGCTCCGACGGACGCGAGCCGCTGCACGCCGGAGGTGACGCGGAGTTCATTCGCTGGCTGGCGACGCCCGGGAGCACCCTGGACGTCCTCAACGTCCCGGGCGTGGTGGTCCGGCTGGCACACCTGACCGAGTTCGACGGAATCCGCAAGCAGCTGGCTGACGCTGGCTACGAGCCGAAGGACGTGACTGGCGGTGCCTAAGGCAAGCGGGTCCGGGAAGAAGACGGGCACCGGGCTCATCAAGGCGATGGAGCAGATCAACCGGGCCTACGGGGACGGGTCCATCCGCCGCATGGGCGACTCCGAGCGGGTGGCCGTCGAGGTGATTCCCACCGGTTCGCTCGCGCTGAACCGCGCGCTCGGAGTCGGCGGGTTCCCCCGTGGCCGGATCGTCGAGGGGTACGGGCCGGAGTCCTCCGGTAAGACCTCGGTGGCCCTGCACGCCATCGCCAACCTGCAGAAGGCCGGCGGGACAGCCGCGTTCGTCGACGCCGAGCACGCGCTGGACCCGGAATGGGCCGAGACGCTGGGCGTTAATGTCGATGACCTGCTGGTCTCCCAGCCGGATACGGGTGAGGAGGCTCTGGAGTCAGTAGACATCCTCACCCGGTCGGGCGAGGTGGGCCTGATCGTCGTTGACTCGGTGGCCGCACTGGTGCCCCGGGCAGAGATCGAGGGCGACATGGGGGACAGTCACGTCGGCCTCCAGGCCCGGCTGATGTCCCAGGCCCTGCGCAAGCTGACCGCCATCGCCGCGGAGAGCAACACCACGATCTACTTCATCAACCAGCTGCGCGAGAAGGTCGGCGTCATGTTCGGAAATCCCGAGACCACCTCGGGAGGCAAGGCGCTGAAGTACTACGCGTCGGTGCGGCTGGACATCCGCCGGATCGAGACCCTGAAAGACGGCACCGATGCCGTCGGCAACCGGGTCCGGGTCAAGGTGGTCAAGAACAAGATGGCCCGGCCATTCCAGGTGGCCGAGTTCGACTTCCTGTATACCTGCGGGATCTCCCGGGGCGGGGAGCTGGTCGACCTCGGGGTGGAGATGGGCATCGTCAAGAAATCCGGGGCGTACTACACCTACGACGGGACTAGCTTCGCCCAGGGCAAGCAGAACGCGGCTGCGTACCTGCAGGCTCACGGCGACATGGGGGACAAGATCGAGGCCGCCATCATGGCCGAGATGAGCCCGGCGGCCAAGGCGGCCGCGGCCGCGGAGGCCGAGACCGTGCCGTGGACCGAGGCAAAGCCGTAGTAACTGGGTGAGACCGAGCCCACGATAAGACCGGGAGACCCAGATGGCCGACCTGCTCACCCTGACGGAGGCGCGCGAGGCCTTCGCCGCTACCGAGCCGCTGGCTTCGGCCGCGTTCGCGGTCGATCCGGAGATGACCGACGCCCAGCGCCCGTACGTCACGTTCGACGAGAAGTGGCGCCTGCATGGCGAGGACGTGGCCGCGACCGTGCCGGTAGAGGCCTGGCTGACCGTGCCCGAGATGGACGGCCAGCGGTTCCAGTTCACGTACCAGGCCGCCCGCCAGCTGGGCAGCACCGCCCGCCAGCCGCAGGATCTCCAGGTCTCGCACCCTGCCGAGCTGCACGAGAGGATCGTCAACTGGTGGCTGTCCCGCGGGCTCGGGGTGCGCAAGATCAAGCTGCTGCTGTCCCCGCACCAGGGTGAGGGCCCGGACGGGGAGCGGGTGCCGCTCGTGGTCGCGCAGACCCGGGACACGGTGACTCCGTTCAGCAACATGGCCCTGCTGGACGAGGTGCTGAAGGTGCTCACCTTCAAGTACGGCAGGGAGGCTGCCCAGCGGGCCATGGTGCACTTCGCCATGAGCCATGACCTGGAGCACACCGACTGCACCGTGGTGGTCCCGCAGGCCGGCAAGGACATCGCCGGGCAGACCTGGGTACCGGGCACGTCGTTCACCAACTCGTGCATCGGGCTCAAGCAGACCACCGTGACCGGCGTCCTGATGAAGGCCGACGTGGCCGGGGTCGCGCTCGACGGGGCGCACAGCGCCGGCGGCTTCAAGCGGAAGAACTCCAATCCCGAGGATGCGTACGAGTGGGCCGCGGAGTCCACGGACGAGGTGCTGGGCGCGCTGGAGATCGCCTGGGACAACGTGGCCCGGCTGCAGCACATGCCGGTCGGCATCCAGCCGGGCACGTTCGTGGAGTCGCTGTGCAGCGAGTTCAAGGTGCCCAAGTCGTCGATGCAGCGGCTCACCGCGGTGCTGGAGGAATGGCCGGCCGAGCTGACCATGGCCTCCCTGGTCGAGATCACGGCGCGCTGCGCCAACATGGAGGACCTGCCGTGGCGGACGGTCGGCCAGCTGCAGGAGATGGCCGGCCACATCATCCACTCCGAGGGCGGCCGGTGCTCCAAGGACAACCCGTGCTACCGCGCCTACCCGCAGGGCTTCGAACCTCTCTCTTGACTTGACTCTAGTCAGGTAAAGAGTATCCTGGTGACAAGGGCGGGCCGTGGCGTTATCGCAGGCGGCCCGCTCATCCAGAGGGAGATGGCTGATGGCATCACGGTTCGATCTCAGCCTCCAGGTCAAGCAGTTCGTGGCCGAGCTGAACGGGGCCTTCGGCTCCCGCTGGCGGGTGTTCCGCACCGGTACCGCGGCCTACCTGTTCGTGCTCGTGCAGAACCCGGACATCTACCGGGTGGCGCACCCGCGCGAGCTGCAGCCGCAGGTGCGCAGCGCGCTGGCGCACGGCTGGGGACATGCAGACAATCGCTGCTCGAATTGCGGTCAGCTGGTGCGTGATCACTGCACGATCCACCTCATCCCGTGCTGCCCGGGCCGGTGCCCTGATGCCTAGGGCGCTGACCGCCGTCTACACCTGCGAGGGCTGCGCCGAGGAGGTCGAGGGTACCTGGCCGGCCCCGGAGGACCAGGACGACGACGTGTCCGAGACTGTCCAGGAATGTCCATGCGGGCATCCCCAGGTCGTGGCCTATCCTGGCTACTCGTTCCGGACGGAGGCAGGATGAACGGATTGTTCTGGGCCTTGCTGGCCGTCTGGTCGTGGCTGACTGTCTTCCTCGTGCTCAACGTGTGGTTCCCCCGTCCGGTGAAGCTGTGGGAGCGGGGCCGGTGGGCCCTGATCTTCGAGCCCTGTGACTGCTGGGTGGGCGGCTACTACGACCGCGAGGACCGGCGGGTGTACCTGATCGCGGTGCCGACGCTGGCGCTGCGCTACTCCCGGCCGTAGTAACGGGCATGACGCTCACGCGCATCGACATCGCCGACTTCCAGAGCCTGCAGCGGGCCACCATCCCGGTGGGGAGGCTGACCACCGTCACCGGACCGACCGGCGCGGGCAAGTCCTCGGTCCGCCGGGCCGCCCTGCTGGCCGCCCAGAACGCCCGGGGCGTGGACTTCATCCGCCGCGGCGCCGCCCGGGCCGCCGTGGTGCTGTCCTTCGACAGCCCCGAGGGCCCGTTCACCGTGGCCATCCGCCGCACCGCCGCCGGACGCGGGGACCTGTACCGGGTCACCCGGGCCGACGGCACGTCAAAGGAGTACACCAAGCTGGGGGGCGGGGTGCCGGATGCGGTGGCGGACCTGCTGCGGCTGGGCCCGCTCAACTTCGTCGGCCAGCTCGACCCGCCGTACCTGCTGAGCGCTACCGGCACCGACGTGGCCCGGACGCTGGGCGAGCTGACTAACGTCTCGCTGGTGTTCCGCGCGGCCGCCGAGGCCGGCCGGCGCCGCAAGGGCTTCGACCGGGACGCCAAGTCCGCGGATACCCGGCTGGAGGCGCTGCGGGCAGAGGAGGAGGGCTTCGCCGGCCTGCCGGCCCAGCTCGACGCGATCCGGCAGGCCGCCGACGGCGTGGGCCACATGACCCGGATGGAGGGGGACCTGCTGCGGCTGGGCGGGCTGATCTGCCGGATGGACGAGCTGGCCGGCAAGCTGGCCGCTGCCAGGGCCGCTGCCGCCAGGGCCGCTCCGCCGGACCTGGGACGGCTGGAGCGCGGCCTGGCCACGTACCAGCGGCTGCAGGGGCTGATCGGCCGCCAGGAAGCGGCTGAGGCCGAGCTGGCCCGGTGCCAGGCCCGCGCAGCCGACGCCCTGTGCCGTGAGAAGCAGGCGCACACGGCGTTCCGTACCGAGCTGGAGGCGGCCGGGACGTGCCCGTTGTGCGAACAGGGCATCCCCGCGGCCGGCTAGGCGATAGCATGGGGCGTGGGATACGCAACCGGCGAAGACCGGTCTGACTTCCAGGCTGGGGGCCAGCCCTGGGGGGCCAACGACTTCGGCTTTACCAAGTTCACCGAGAGTGACAACTGGAAGGCCAGGACCGCGAAGGGCAACTGGTCGGCCATGCGGGCCGCGGGCATCCACCGCGGTGCCTATCACTTCTTCCACCCGGCTGTCTCGGCCGTGGCGCAGGCCAACTTCTTCATCAGCGCGGTGCGGGCCGCCGGGGGCTGGGAGGACGGCGACATGTTCGCCGGGGACTTCGAGATCGCCCTGGGCGAAGGCGGCGCGGAAGTGGCCGGGGAGCCCGCGCTGCGCCGGATGCACGCTCCGCTGCTGGCGCTGTCGGCACACCGGATGGGCACCACGGTGGGCTCGGGCGCGCTGCAGTTCCTCAACCGGGTGGCCGAGCTGGTCGGCCCGGCCTGCCCGGTGGTGGCGTACACCTACAGCGCGTTCCGGTCGAACGTGGCCAGCTGTGTCAGGTACCCGCTGTGGATCGCCTCGTACTCGATGTCCCCGCCGGCCTCGGTCAGCCCGTGGCGCGACTGGACGATGTGGCAGAACTCTGACCACGGAGGCCAGGGCGGCGGGGACACCAACCGGTTCAACGGCAACGCGGGGGCGCTGCAGAGCTGGCTGGACTCGCTTGCTCCCGCCCCCGCCAGCTGGACGGAGACCACCTTGAGCGAGCTGCCCACCCTGACCCAGGGCATGAAGGACCAGCCCGGGGCCAATACGGCCGTCGGCAAGATGCAGGCCCTGGTCGCGCACGTCGGCCGGAAGAACAACCTGGCCAAGTCGAAGGTGCTCGCCGACGACGGCGTTTTCGGCGCGACCACCAAGGCCGCGGTCACCGAGATCCAGGCGTTCTTCAAGATCACCGGCGGCAACGGCGAGTGCGGAAAGCGCACCTGGGAAGCCCTGCTGCTGGGTCACGTCTCGTTATGTCGGTGCCTCGTGCGTAGATACAGGTGTGGCAACTTATGGGCTTCTCTCCGACATTCACCTGACCCGGCGGGCTCCGGTTAACTGCACCGAGTCCTACCTGGAGGACCTGTTCGACCTCCTCCGGCAGGCGTTCGCGGTGTTCGCGCGGCGCAAGGTGGCCGCCGCTCTCGTCGCCGGCGACCTGTTCCACCACAAGGCGCCGACCCGGACCGATCACGAGATCGTCGGCACGCTGGCCGAGATGTTCCAGTCCCTGGACTACCCGGTGTGGATCGTCCCGGGCAATCACGACATGCAGAACGACCGGATCGAGTCGGTGGGCAAGACCCAGCCGCTGGGGGTGCTCTACAAGGACCGCAGCGCGTACTGCCTGGACGGCTGGATGGGCGGGGAGCACCCGGTGTTCGGGGTGCCGTGGCAGCAGCACTGGTCCGAGGAGCGGATCGCGGAGTGCCTGCGCCCCTGGCGCGAGTACACGCCGTTCGAGGCGACGAGCGAGAGCTACCTGATCGTCACCCACGCGCCGATCTACCCGCCGTCCTGTGAGCCCCGCTACGAGGGCGCGGAACTGACCCCAGCCGACTGGTGGGCCGAAGCCGCGGGAGGCAGCCCCGGCGCGCACAGCGTGTTCTATGGCCATATCCACGAGCGCCACGGAACCTGGGAGCGCGGCGGGGTCACCTTCTGCAACAACGGGGCCCTGTCGCGCGGCTCGATCGGCGAGGACAACCTGACCCGGGCCATCGGGGCGACGCTGTGGACCCCGGGCGAGGGCTTCGAGTTCGTGCCGCTGGACGCCAAGCCGGCCGCGGAGGTGTTCCGGCTGCGCGAGCACGGGCAGGCGGTCACCTCGCAGATGAGCCTGGACACGTTCATGGCCGGGCTCGGGTCTACCGTGCTGCCGCGGCTGGAGCCGGAGTCGGTGCTGGCCCGGTTCCGCGAGGACGATGCCGGCGCGGACGAGATCGCCCTGGCCGAGGAGCTGCTGGACTGGGCCGGCGCCGAGGGGAAGGTAAAGCGATGAGCAGCCAGGATGGCTGGAGGGACCGGTTCGCGCCGGACTACGACAAGTGCGCCTCACCGCGCTGCCAGGTGCCCGGGGGGATCATCGAGCCCGCCGACACGGTGCTCTACGACGGCGCCGGGCTGCAGGTGCACGAGGATTGCGAGGTGCCCGGTGCGTAGTCTCCGGCTGACCTATACCGTCGAGGCCTCGTACGACGATGAGCCGCCTGAGATCAAGGTGTTCCGGTTCCCGTCAAAACCCTGGTGGGGCTGCGTCGTCATGCTCTACCTCGGGCGCCTGGCCGCCATTGCCGGCCCGGCGAGACTGAAGGGCGGGACCATCGTGACGCGCCTGGCGGATGGCTCGGTCGAGTACCTGGAGCGGAGGAAGCCCGATGCCTGACACCGGCTACAAGCCCATCCGGCTGTCCTGGTCCCGGCTGCGGGTGCACGACGAGTGCCCGGCCAAGGGCGACCTGATCTCGAAGCGGCAGAAGGGCGCGCTCACCGACACCCGCAACTTCCTGCACGGCAATGTCTGCGACCTCGCCATGCGGCGGTTCCTGAGCCTGGAGGCGCCCGCGGATGAGCTGGGCTGGATGGCCCGCCAGGTAGACGAACTCTTCGACGAGTGGATAGAGATTGCGAAGAGTTCCGGGGACGGGATCATCAAGTGGCGCCACGCTGCCGACCAGGCCGAGGTGCGCGAATTCTGCCGGGAGGCGGTGACCCGGCTCGAAGAGCTGCTGGTCAGGTTCGTGCTGCCGTTCGACTGGTATCCGGCGTGGCGCTTCAACGTCCCGGTGAAGATCCATTACGGCCACGAGATCCGCGAGATTACGCTGACTGGCGAGGCCGACCTGCTGGTGTTCGACAAGCACGGCCGGATCTTCATCTGGGACCTCAAGGCGACCAAGGACGACAGCTACTGGCGCAAGACGCTGGCGCAGCTGGCGTTCTACGCGCTCGCGGTGAAGTGCGAGCGGGAGGAGGCCCTGCCGGAGGAGGAGAAGAAGCTGGGCCGGTGGCCGTACCGGGCCGGCCTGCTCCAGCCGATGTGCACCGAGCGGTTCCTGACGTTCGACGTCATGGCCGACGGCGGCCAGGCCATCCGCGAGATGACGAGCCGGATCGAGCGCGTGTCCGCGGACATCTGGGCAGGGCGCCTGGACCCTAAGCCGCAGGAGTGGTGCAACCGGTGCGAGGTGCGCCACGCCTGCCCGCTGTTCGCGCCGGGTTCCGGCCGCAAGGTGAAGATGGCGGCGTAGTACAGGGCATGAGCGCATCCGCAATCACCGAGTTCCAGGGCGAGTGGCGCCGGCTATCCAACTTCTGCAACAACGGCCTGAACTACCTCGGGCGCATCCTGACGATGGTCCGTGACATCGTGCGGGAGGACTAGTGGCGGACATCGCAGGCCAGGTAGGCCAGCTCAAGACCCTGGCGGACAGGGCCACCGAGGCGCGGCACCGCGCCGACGCCGCGGTGGAAGCCGTCTCGGCCCGGCTGGAGGAAACGCAGCAGGAGCTGCGGACCGAATTCGACGTGGAGAACCTGGCGGAGGCCAGGGCAAAGGAGAAGCGGATGGAGACGGCGCTGGAGGCCGAGGCAGCCCGGGTAAGCGGGCTGCTGCAGCAGGCCGGAGGACGCGCGTGAGCGGCCTGACGGTGGACTACGGCAAGCACGAGTTCACGGTCAGGAGGGTCATCCTGGCCCAGCTGGCCGCGCAGGCCGCGGTGGCGGTGCCGAGCCGCGAATCGCTCGCGGTGCACGGCAGCTTCCGGGTCACCGTGGCCCCCGGCCGGCTGGAGCTGGCCGCCACTGACAGCCAGCTGACCGTGCTGGCCGCCACCAAGTCGGTGGACACGCACGACACCGCGGTGCTGTTCCTGCCGGCCAAGCGGCTCAAGGACATCATTGACGCGGCCCCCGACGGCGACGTCACCATCTCGGTATCCGGCAACATGGCCCGGGTCAAGGCCGGCGGCCCGTCCTGGGACATGAAGCTGCCCAACCCCAAGGGCTATTCCGTGCTGATCGACCCGGCTAAGGTCACCTTCGCCGCGGTGCCGCGCGAGTCGTTCCTGGCGGCCCTGCACACCATCCGGCACGCGGTCTGCAAGGACGTCTCGCGACCGCACTACGCGCAGGTCCAGCTGGCCAAGGACGGCGAGCACGTCTGGGCGACGGCGTTCGACGGCCCGCAGATGTGCCGGGCCAGGGTGCCCGGCTTCCCGTTCGAGACGCTGATGCCGGCTGCCATGCTGCCCGAGCTGATCAAGCTGGCCGGGCGCAGCCAGGCCGACGACATCGAGGTAGGCGAGCTGGAGGGCACCGTGGTGGTCCGCTCCGGGCATACCGTGCTGGCCTGCACGCCGATGGGCGCGGAGTTCCCCAACGTGGCCCAGCTGATGCTCGGCCCGACCTCCGGCTACGACCTGGAGCTGGCGGTGGACGGCGCCGAGCTGGCCCAGGCCATCAACCGGGTCTCGGTCAACGCCCACCCCACCACCTCGGCCATGGCGCTGACGGCGGACGGCAGGCAGCTGACCGTGCAGGCCCAGGACGACGACGACAACAGGGCCGAGGAGATCATCAGCTGCACCTGGGCCGGGGACAGCCGCACCGTCGTGATCAACCACAAGCACCTCGCCGCGATGCTGGCCGTGCACCCGCCGGGCACCTGCACGTTCCGGCTCGGGCTCGACGTGGGCCGGCGCCGGTCCATGGTCCGGCTGGAGGACGAGGACGGCGCCATGATCGCGGTCATCCCGCAGATGAACCCCAGTGCGGCGGGCCGCTGACATGGCTGAGGGCGCCGTCAAGTGGTACGACGACAGCAAGGGCTTCGGCTTCATCGAGCGCGAGGGCCAGGAGGACATCTGGTTCCACGCCCGGGACCGGTCCGGCAGCGTGGACGAGGCCCAGTTCCTGCCCGGTGCCCGCGTCGTGTTCACCGAGGAACTGGTCCGGGGCCGGGCCAAGGCGAACATCACCGCCGTCCTGGGCGGGTCCCGGGGCGAGCCCGAGCCGGAGCCGGAGTCCGAGCCCGCCCAGGAGTACACCGTGGATGAGGTCATCAAGGGGCTGGAGGGCGTTTTCCTGGCCGGCCTGGAGTGGCTGGACATCCTGAAGCAAGTGGCCAAGAACGGGCAGGCGTAGTAACGGGCATGAGCACAGACACCGCATCCAAGTCCCTGGCCCAGATGCAGGCCGAGGTCGTCGAGTACAACCACGCGATGGGCTGGCGCGAGAACGACGTCACGTTCGGCGAGGCCATGGCCCTGCTGCACACCGAGGTGGCCGAGGCCTCCGATGCCTGGCGCCGGTGGGGTACCGACGACGCCACTCAGGACACCCTGTATACGGCCGGACTGGGTACCCGGATACCGAATCCCAAGCCCGAGGGTGTCGGGTCGGAGTTCGCCGACGTCTTCATCCGGCTGCTCGACGACTGCGACCTGTACGAGGTCGATCTCCAGGCTGCTGTGGACCGGCATACTGGTCTCTTCGGCGTCAACGAGTCGTTCCTGGAGAACACCAACCACCTGCACACGATGATCGCCAGGGCGTCTATGGTGTTCGAGCTGGCGTGGGATGAGCCTGACCCGGCGTATGCCCTGGCGAGGGAGTTCGCCGGCATCCTGGTGTTCCTCCGCCAGCTGTGCGAGCGCTACGGCATCGACCTGATGGCCGAGTACGAGCGCAAGATGGCCTACAACCGCACCCGGCCTTACAGGCACGGCGGGAAGCGGCAGTGAGCCCGGGGAAGATCTACCTGGCTGCTGCCTACCAGCGCATCGACGAGATGCGCGGCGTTCGCGATGTGCTCGGTGCGCTGGGATACCAGGTCACCTCGCGCTGGATCGACCAGCGGGGCAAGGGGGAGGGCCTGGGGACGGCCGATCTTGCCGACAACCCGGAGCAGGGCATTCAGTATGCCGAGCTTGACCTGGAGGACCTGCGCGCAGCCGAGACGGTGATCTCGTTCACCGGAGCCAGCGGGCGCGGCGGGCGTCATGTCGAGTTCGGCGCAGCCCTCGCTCTGGGCAAGCACCTCATCATCGTCGGGCCGCGCGAACACGTGTTCCATACGCTGCCCGCCATCGAGTGGTATCCGGACTGGCCTCGCCTGGTCATGGCCCTGTCCCCGGCTGTCCGGGCGTGACCGGCACCGCCGAGCTGGCCCGGGCCGTCGAGCGCCGCCGGTCTGAGCTGGACCGGCGGGCCGGGCAGCTGGAGCAGCTGCAGCACCAGATCGGCGTGACCGAGACCGAGCTGGCCGGCCTCCGGGCCCAGGCCGGGCTGCATGCCAGGGTGGCCCTGCGCCTGACCGCTACCGGCGAGCTGGCGCAGGAGACCGCCCGGGCCAAGGTGGAGGACCTGGCCACCCGGGCACTGGCGGTCATCTTCGGCCCGGAGCACGCGTTCGTGCTCAAGCCGGGGGACCGTGGCGGGCAGGCCACGCTGGACCTGCTGGTGCGCTCGGCCTACCCGGACGGCAAGATCGTCGAGACCGGCATCCTGGAGGCGCGCGGCGGCGGCATGGCGGCGGTGCTCGGCTACGTGCTGCGGCTGGTGAAGCTGCTGCTGACACCGGAGATCCGCAACATCCTGTTCCTGGACGAGACCTTCGGCCACGTCTCGGCCAGCGTCGAGCCGCGGGTGGCCGAGTTCCTGCGGCTGGTCTCGGACCGGACTGGCGTGCAGCACGTGCTGATCACTCACTCGACGGTCTACGGCGACTTCGCCGACCAGGCCGTCCGGCTGGAGCAGGGCGCCGACGGGATCACCGTCGTCCACCGCGGGGAGAGCGAATGAGCGGCGAGCTGGAGCCTTACGAGCAGAGTCCGGCCGAGCTGGCCTCGGCGTTCGAGGAGCTGCCCGAGGAAATACGCCGGGCGTGCCTGAACTACGCCCGGAGGATCGCCCTGGCCGAGGCTGCCGCCGAGACCGGGGAGGCCCCGCAGTTCATCATCCTCGGCTATGACGGCGGGACCCTGGTCTGGAGCACGGACGTGGAGTACACCCAGATGGCCCGCCGCATCGACGGGGTTGACCGGGTGCCGCTCGGGCCCGGGCCCAATGCACCCGTCGCCCGGGTGCCCCGGTGGACCATCGCCATCGGCGCGAAACTCCGCTCGTTCGAGCAGCACATCGGCGAGGACTACGGATCGGCGCTGTCCACGCTGCTCACGGACTTGCGGCGGCGGCAGCAGGCAGGCTCCCCGCCCTCCGCACTGCCTCCAGGCGAATGACCCGCCGCGGCCGGCCCGATGTAACCCGTATGAGGAGCTGCGATGACCAGGACTGCTGAAGCCGCCGGCCGGTGGCTGGACGAGAACCTGTACCGGTTCGACGGCCCCGGCCAGTTCCTCGGGGACGAGCCCGGCTCCCAGCTGGCCTCGCTGGGCATGGACCGGGCCGCGCTGTGGGACTACGGCAAGGTCCGGGTGTGCCTGGCCGCGTCCTGGGACTACGCGCAGGCCTCGGGCAACATCGCCATCCCGGCGGTGCTCAATGCCATCCGGGTGGCCGGGGAGTACGTGGCCGACCGGTTCTACCTGCCGTCCACCTCGCGCGACTGGTCGATGCTGGTCAAGGGCGGGCTCGGCTGCTTCGGCATCGAGACCCGGCACCCGCTGCGGGACTTCGACGTGGTGGCCACGAGCATCAGCTACACCGTGCTGTTCCAGAACTTCAGCGCCTACCTGACGGCCTCCGGCATCCCGCTGCGCCGCGCCGACCGGGAGAAGAACCCGGAGGCCTGGCCCCTGGTGATGGCCGGCGGGCAGGCCTACTGCGCGCCCGAGTTCATGTCCGCCGTCTTCGACTGCATCTGGCTGGGGGAGGCGGAGGACGAGGAAGGCGAGTCCGGCGGCATCGGCGAGGTGTGCGGGGTCATCGCCGCGTGCAAGGCCGATGGCTGCTGGCAGCGTGACCGGCTCGGCTGCTACCGCATGCTGGCCCGCCGGTTCAGCCACCTGTACTTCCCGCAGTTCACGGCGTTCACCTACCGCTACGAGGACCGCGGGCTGGAGCATCCCACCAAGATGGTGGCCGGGCACTGGCCGGTGCTCGACGGCATGCGCTACCCGCACCAGCGCCGGTACATCAAGAACCTGGACAAGATGTGCCCGCTGTGCTCGGCCCCGCTGCTGTATACCGACCCGGGGATGGGCGCCGGGGACTCCGAGATCGCCCGCGGCTGCACCTGCTGGTGCCCGTTCTGCCGGCTGTCCTGGGTGACCAAGCCGTACCGGCAGCACGACGTGGACTACTCGATCCGCCAGATGCAGCTGTGGCGGCAGGCCATGGGCTCGGTGGACATCTCGCTGGTGGCCCCGGACCCGCCGGTACACACCCAGATGAAAGAGCTGCTGGCTCGCATCCTGGGCGAGGTCACCGACGAGGTGGACGCGTCGTCCATGCGGATCGACGACTACCTGGCCGACCACGACTTCGCGCTGCTGATGACGATCGCCGGCGCCGACTCGCTCACGCTCGGGCTGGAGGGCAACTCCCAGCGGATGCGCGACCTGGCCGGCAAGGGCACCTCCGACGACGACGTGTGCGAGGTGGTCACCCGGGCCATCCGGGCCGGCATCAGGCGGATCAAGCTCTACATGATCACGAACTGGCCGGGGGAGACGGCCGCTGACGTCATGCGGATCGTTGAGCTGGGCCGCCGGCTGGCTGCCATCCGCGCGGACTTCGACGCCCAGAAGGTCCGCATCCAGTTCAGCTGGACCCCGCTGCTCATCGAGGCGCAGACCCCGCTGCAGTGGTTCGAGGTCACCGCGCCGGACTACCGGCTGCAGCAGGCCCTGGACGAGCTGCGCGACCTCGGCATCTCGATGAAGATCGGCTCGAAGGCCAACCCCGACAAGCTGGCGTTCTTCCAGGCCTGCCAGCGGGCCAGCCGCGACGCCGGGGAGGCGCTGGCGGATGTCGTCGAGGGGATCGGCGAGCCGTCCTGGGGCGGGTTCCCCAAGGACATGCAGGACCGGCTCGACGTCGCGCTTATGTCGCACGGCTTCCTCAACGGGCTGGCCGACCTGTTCGGCGAGCGGTTCCGCAGCGACCTGCTGGGCTGGGAGCACATCGACACGGGCGTGTCCACGGACCTGATGTGGCAGGTCTACGCGGACATGGTGGCGTTCCTCAAGGGCACCGACCCGGAGACCTACGACGATGCCGAGCGCGGCGCGGCCAGCGGCAACGAGTGGGTCGGCCGGTGCGATCAGACCTGCCAGGGCGCGGCGTGCGGGGCGTGCGACCACGATGACCTCAAGCTGCGCAAGGACTACATCACCGCCACCGACCGGGACCTGGAGGCCGAGCCGGTCGACCCGGTCGACCACACCACGGTGTCCCGCCGTCTCCGCCTGCGGCTGTACCGGCCGCAGGAGTACCGGTTCGCCTCGTCCGAGTTCCTGCGCTTCCACATCCGCGCGGCCGCGTTCCGGGCGTGCGACGCCACCGGGTTCCCGGCCATCGCCAAGCGCACCGTGGGGCTGGCCTCCGACGCCACCGCCTACCGGGACCGGTCCTCGGGGGTGGAGTACGCCGAGTTCGGCGTCACCCGGCCCGTGACGGCCGGGGAGGAGCTGGAGCGGTTCCTGGACGCTCTCGGGTCCGGGCTGGCGCCCTGGCTGGAGCTGGAGGCCTGCCAGGTGCTGCCCGCGGCCGCGCGCATGCCGTCCCGGCCGGTCGGGCTGTGGGAGGTCGAGACCGACCTGACCGAGGACGAGCTGGCCGCGCTGCTGCGCGGGTGGGACAAGGCCGGGACGGTCCGGTTCCTGCTGAAGTCGGACAGCTTCTACGCCGGCGAGCAAGCCGTGTGGATCAACGCCAAGGACCACGTGACCGACCTGTGGGCGACCCGCGCCGGGCACCGGGTAGTGGTCCGGATGCTGCTGGGCGGCAAGCTGGGCCCGTACCAGGTCATGCAGGCGCTGCTGGGCAAGAACTCGTGGATGCCGCTGGCCAGGCACCCGGCGGTCCGGCTCGGGTTCTTCCGGCCTGGCCAGGAGGCGGGCCCGCTGCCCTGCACCGGCTGCGGGCTGCCGGTGCCCGAGGGCCTGCTCGGCGAGATCCCCGACTGCGACTGGTGCCCGCGCTGCCGTGACGAGGAGGCGGGAGAGATTATCGCCGGTCTGGCCCGCGTGGGCGTATTACAGGGCACGGAAGTTAACACCTGGGGAGAAGCCTGTGGACGCCATTCCGATGTTCGAGGACGTGGACGAGCTGAGAGCGGCCGCGGAGGCCGGGACCGTCGATGTGCACGTAGCGGCAGCAGCGGCCATCTTCGGCCTGGAATCGGCCCAGGTCGGCCCGGCTGAACGCCGGTGGGGCAAATGGCTGAACATGGCGGCCCTGCTCGGGCTGAGCGAGGCGGGGCTGGCCGACCTGTGCCAGGCTCCGCGGGAGAAGGTCCGCGAGATGCTGGACCGGTACCGCGTCATGGTCTTGATGTGAGCCGGGCTGTCGAAGACGAGTCCAGGCCCTGCCCTTTCAGCACCGAGGCCGGGGAGTGCCCCGGCCGGCAGGAATCCGAGATCGAGGACGGGCTTGTGGAGTGGGTCTGCACCCACTGCCAGGGGACGAGCTACGGCCAGCGGGTGCAGCAGGCCGAAGGTGCCTGCCAGATCGGGGTGCCTGCATCGCAGCAGCAGGCCAGCGCCCCCAGTACGACGACATTCCTTGGAACGACGATCGGACGGAGGCCTCAATGACCGAGCCCCTGCAGTGGGCGCTGAAGTACCGGCCCGACACCTTCGGAGCCTTCTCCGGGCAGCGGCCGAGCACGGCCGTGCTGTTCCGGATGGCGCAGCGCGGCACCGTGCCGAACGCGGTCCTGCTGCACGGCGAGCGCGGCTGCGGCAAGACCTCCATGGCCCGGGTGCTGGCCAAGGCGCTGAACTGCCACGCTGCCCCGGGCAAGGCGGGCGAGTGGCCGTGCTGCGCGTGCCCGAGCTGCCTGGCCATCGCTGCGGGCGCCAGCCCGGACGTGACCGAGATCGACGCCGCCTCCCACGGCAACGTGGACTCGATACGCGAGCTGATCCTGAAATCCAGTTACGGCACCGCCGGGGAGTACCGGGTCTACATCATCGACGAGGCGCACGGCATCTCCGGGCCCGGCTTCGAGGAGTTCCTGAAGACGCTGGAAGAGCCGTCCTCCGCGCAGACGGTGTTCATCTTCTGCACCACGCGGCTGGACAAGATCCCCCAGACGGTCAGGGACCGGTGCCACCGGTTCCGGTTCGCCCCGCTGAGCCCGGACCTGATCCGCAAGCGGCTGGAGGAGATCTGCAGGGCGGAGAACTTCGATGCGGAGCCCGAGCTGCTGAGCGCCATCTCCGAGGCGGCGGACGGCGGGATGCGCGACGCCATCATGCAGCTCGACCAGCTGGCGTCGGTGGGCATCACCACCGCGGCGATGTGGCGTCAGCTCACCGGGCAGCGCGACTTCGCGCCGGAGCTGCTGGAGGCGGCCGCCTCCGCGGACTACCCGGCGCTGTTCGCGGTGCTCGACAGCGCGCTGGCCGGCGGTGACCCCGGCTACGTGGCCGGGCATCTCGTCCGCACCCTGACGGACGTGCTGGTGCTGACCGCGCCGGGCGGCAGGACCGGGCATGCCGGCCAGGCCCTGGCGGCCCGGCAGGCCCTGGCCGAGCGGCTGGGCGCCACCCGGGCCACCGCGGCGCTGCAGGTGCTCTGGGAGCTGCAGGCCAAGGTCCGCACCGGTGACCCGAAGGCGGACCTGCTGCTGGCCGTCTCCCAGATCGCCCGCCGGATGAACCTCCAGATCGCGGCCGCGCGGACGATTGCGCCGGCTGATAGCCGGGCGGCCATCGCCGGGCTGCGCAATGTGCTGGGAGCGCCCGCGAATGGTGGACCTGACTGACCGGCATCCTGCTACCCGGCAGGCCATGCTGCGGCTGACCCCGAACCCGAACCTGACCGGGCCTGCCGGGATCGTGGCCCAGACGCTGTGGGAGGCCGGCAAGGACATGGCGTCCGTCCTGAAGGACGGCCCTGAGCTGACCGACGGCCTGCGCAAGCTGTGGGAGGCCAAGAACTGCCTGGTGTTCCAGGCGCTGCTGGACACTGGCCAGGTCCATGACTGAGCCGGCTATCTCGCTGGTGTTCACCTCGCGCGGCCGCCCGCACGACCTCCAGGAGACGCTGGCCGGACTGAATGCCCTGGCTGATGAGCCGACCCGGGTAGAGGCCATCGTCGCGGTGGACCCGGACGACACGGAGACGCTGGCCATCGACCGGCAGCTGCCCCGGTCGATGGCCCAGGCCCGGCTGTGGATCGCGCCGGAGCGGTACGGCTACCGGAACCTGCACCTGTACCTCAACCAGCTGGCGAAGCGGGCTCGCGGGGACTGGCTGATGTGGTGGAACGACGACATGCGGATGCAGACCCAGGGCTGGGACACCGTGATCCGCAGCTACCGGCAGGGCGTGCTGTGGCCGGCCGCCAACCACGTCCAGCACGCCAACATCGTGCCGATCTGGCCGCGAGCCTGGTCCGACGCGGCCGGCATGGTCTGCCCGACGATGCACATGGACACCTGGCTGCAGTACGCCGGGGAGGCCCTGGGCCGGCATTTCCAGATCCCCGTCGAGGTGGTCCACCACCGGGCCGACGTCACCGGCGAGCACGACGACGCCACTTACCGCGAGGGCCGGTACCTGATGGGCTCCGAGGGCATGCACCCGGACTTCCAGCAGGCGCTCGGGCAGCTGCCCGGCTGGATCGAGGCCGTCCGCCGGGTGATGGTGTGAGGACTCGCCTGCGCGAGGCGCATAGCCCGGAAGAACTAGCCCGGCTGTACGCCGTCCCGCACCGGCACGACCGTTGGCCGGATCACCGCCTCCGGGTAGCCGAGACCATCACGGCGGGCTGGGAGCTGGGCGTGCCGTCTGTCCTGGCGGACCTGTCCTGCGGGGATGCGGTGATTCCCCGGACCCTGGCTTTCGCCGCGATGCGCAAGCACGGGGCCAGCCGGGTCATCCTGGGCGACATTGCCCCGGGGTACGAGATGCACGGGCCGATCGAGACCACCTTGAGCCAGATCACGCACGTGGGCCTGTTCATCTGCGCCGAGACTGCCGAGCACCTGGATGACCCGGATGCGGTGCTGGTCCGGATCAGGGACAAGGCCGACGCGCTGCTGCTGTCCACCCCGCTGGGGGAGACCGGCGGCCGCAACCCGGAGCACTACTGGGGCTGGGACGAGACCGGGGTCCGGGAGATGCTGGAGGGCGCGGGCTGGCGCCCGGAGATCTACCGGGACGTGGCCTACCGGCCGGCCCGGGCCGAGCCCTGGCTTCCGGCGGACTACCAGATCTGGGGATGCCGGTGACCGGCCTGGCCCTGGTCACCGGGGCCGCCGGGTTCGTGGGCCGGCACTTCTCCCGGCACCTGCGCGACGCCGGCTGGGAAGTCGTCGGGATCGACACCGAGCTGGCTCCGCACACCGCCCTCATCGACGCCCGGGACTTCTTCCGCGGCAAGGGCGGGCCCCGGGCGGCCGGGTACGACCTGGTGGTCCACTGCGCCGCGGTGGTCGGCGGCCGCCAGGTCATCGAGACGGACCCGCTGGCGCAGGCCGTCAACTTCGAGATCGACGCGGCCATGTTCCGGTGGGCCCGGATCTGCCGTCCGGGCCGGATCATCTACTTCTCCAGCTCGGCCGCGTACCCGGTGATCCTCCAGGACGGGTACCCGCCCATGTCGATGGGCGAGGACGAGATCAAGTTCGAGGGGCTGGCCGGCGTGCCGGACCAGCTGTACGGCTGGGCCAAGCTGACCGGCGAGTTCCTTGCCCGGCAGGCCATCGCGGACGGGCTGCCGGTCACCGTGGTGCGGCCGTTCTCCGGCTACGGCTCCGACCAGGACCCCAGCTACCCGTTCCCCGCGTTCGTCGATCGCGCGCTCAGGCGGGAGGACCCGTTCCTCATCTGGGGCGACGGCGGCCAGCAGCGGGACTTCATCCACATCGACGACATCGTGGGCGCGGTGATGGAGCTGTACCGGGGCGAGTGGCCGGGCCCGTACAACCTGGCCTCCGGCCGGGCGGTCTCGGTGCGGACGCTGGCCCGGATGATCTGCGACCAGGCCGGCTACGAGCCCGGGTTCGAGTGCGCGCCGGCGGCGCCGTCCGGGGTGCGGTACCGGGTGGCCAACGCCTGGAAGCTGCAGCAGGTCTACCGGTGCAAGGTCACCCTGGAGGAGGGCATCCGCCGGGCCCTGGAGGACCGCGCCCGGGCGTAGTAACCAGTGTGACTATCGTCCGGATCTCCTGCGGGTGCCTGTTCTACGGCGACGGGGCCCCGGACTGGCGGGACAGCCAGCAGCTGCGCTGGTGCCGGCAGCACGAGCTGGCGGACAGGCTCCGCGGGATGCGCGAGCTGGCTGCCCGCGGCATCAGCGTGGGCGAGTGGGCCCGGCACCCGACGATTACCCCGGCATGGCCGACTGGACCAAGTTCGACAACCTCTTCACCTGCCCTGCCGCTGTTACCGACCAGGACCTGCGGACGGCGTACGAGGAGCTGTATACCGCGGCCAAGCGCGAGTGCGAGGGCCTGGACCTGTCCTCGGCCCAGATCATGCGCACGAGCGTGATGCTCGGCTGGTACTTCAAGCACCAGCAGACCTCGCGGGTGGCCTACGGCGACAAGGCCGGCTACCAGCACCCGGGCCAGGAGAAGGACGCGCTGCTGGCGTGGGAGTCGATCGCCCGGTCCTGGGACGAGGTGCGGCGCAAGGCGCAGCCGGCCATCGCGGGCGGGCTCACTCCCGAGACGGTGCGGGATATCTTCGTGCACGTGCTCGGCCAGGTCGATGACGCCGGCCTGCGGGCCCGGCTGCAGGACAGCTTCGTCGAGGCCCTGAGCGCGGCCTGATGGTCTCCGCGGTGGACCTGCTTCAGCAGGTCACGGAAGACGACGAGGCACACGCGCACCTGCACCGCGACTGCCCGTGGTTCCGGCACGTCCACGACGGCGGAGGCGGCGAGCCCGAGGGCCACTGCCGCCCCGGCGGCCGCGTCGAGTCCGGTGCGCTGGTCAAGTTCTCGGCTGACGGCGTGCTGTGGGAGATGACGCCGCGCACCCCGGAGGCCTCCACCGTGGTGCAGCCGACCGTCCCGCCGGGCGGGCCCGGGCTCTTCCACATGAAGGGCCGCCACCTCCCGCCCTACGTCGAGCACCTGTATAAGCACCTGGTCGGCCGGTACGGCAAGCACGGCGCCTACCGGGTGGCGGTCGGGGTGGTCAAGAAGTGGGCCGCGGGGGTCAATCCCGGCGGGTGGGATACCAAGAGCGGTAAGGGCAAGCGGACTCATCCCGACGTCCGGGCAGCCGCGCAGAAGAACGTGGCCGAGTGGGAGCAGGACAAGGCCGACGCGCACGAGCACCACGGCGGCGAGCAGAAGGTGAAGGCGGCCGGCCCCGCCATGACCCCGGGCGCGCAGTCGCAGTACGGGCTGTGGCAGCACCCGGCGCAGTCGGTCAGCCCGAGCCCGCCGCTGCCGCCGCGCGCCGAGCCGCCCACGCCGGCCGAGATCCGGGTGCTGATGGGCCTGGTGCCGGGCGGGGCCGCGGACGCGAGCCTGAGCCGCACCGTGCGCAAGTTCCTGGAGACTGCCGCGGTGAAGATGGAGAAGGAATCCCCGCTCGACGCGCTGGCTTCGCTCCGCGGCGCTCAGGCGGCCGTGTACGCCGCGCACAAGAAGGACGTCACCGAGGCCCCCCCGTTCCCCTGGAGTGCGCCAGCGCCCGCCCTGGTGCCGCCGGCGGCCCAGTCCTCGGCGACGTCTGACATGCTCCAGACGCGGACCAGGACGCTGGCCTACCGCAAGCTCGACCAGCAGGTGGCCGCGCTGGCCGACCGGCTCCGGCGCAATTACTTCAACCAGGTGCCGGGCAACGGGGTCTACGGCGGGCCGAATCAGCCGGCCAGGCTGTCCGCGGTCGAGAAGCTGGTCCGATTGTCCCAGGCGTAGAGGACGCCTGGAGGTGCTGTGAGCGCGGTCGACAAGCTGCTGGCCCTGACCGGTAACGGGCCCGAGGTCCCGGACCCGGACACCGAGCTGCTGCGCGCCGCGCAGCAGCAGGCCCGGGAGCTGGAGGCGCTGGTCTGCCTGGCCTGGGACGACGATGACGACAAGGACGGCGGCGGAGGCGGGGATCATTCCGGGCATTCCACCTACAAGGCCCTGATCAAGAAGAAGATGGACCCGAAGCGGGCCGCGTCGATGTGCGCCCGGTCGGACAAGAACGTCAAGGCCTCCCAGCTGGCCCGCTCCCTCGTGCTCATGCTGTCCGGCGAGCCCGGCCGGGACCTGGTGCTCACCCTGACCGCCGGGGAGCACGAGCGCCGCGCGGCCGCGCAGCACGAGGTGACCCAGGCTGAGGAGGCGGCCGCCCTGGCGGCCCAGCTGCCCGGGATCACCGTCTCTCCTGCCGGGCTGGAAGAGGTCGCTGAGCTGGCCGCCAAGGCGATGGGCGACGGCGGCATCATCATGAACCACGGCCCGTTTACCGGCGAGCACGCGCACGGGCACTTCCAGTCGAACGTGCATGCCCATCCGCACAAGCACTTCGGCGATAACCGCCATGACGGCGGACCTCAGCACCGGCCGGGCAGTCAGCCCGGCGGCCGGGCCGGCTGGTAGGAGACACCATGTTCGCTGTTGTCGGTCTCATCTGCGGCATTGTCGCCGCGATCCTGAACCTGACCAATCAGCATGTCGGGATCATCACCTGGCTGCTGATCATCGCCGCCATCTGCTTCGGCATCGAGCTGGTCTGGTCCTGGCACCGCGGCGGTTACTACCACCGCGCCCCGTGACCGGGGCAGGCGCCGCGGCCGCGCGGCTCCTGCTGGCAGGTGACTCGGCCGCCTCCTACGGCGACCGCCAGTCCGGCTCGATCGCGTTCACCGAGGAGCCGGTGCCGCTGACGGTGTTCGTCCAGGACAAGGGCTACCTGGCCAACCCGCCGCTGTCCCCGGTGCAGTACGAGGCGGTGCTGCATGCCGAGCGGGTCTATTACCCGTCCGCCTACGAGGTGCTGGCGCAGTCCGCGGACCGCAAGATCCGCGAGTACTGGAAGCAGACCGTCCGGATGGTCAACTTCCTGGAGCTGGAGTGGGGCAAGGGCGGCGGCAAGGACCACACCTGCCGGATGATCGCCATGCGGGTCTGCTACCTGCTGCTGTGCCTGCGCAGCCCGCAGGACTACTACGGCATGCCCGCCCAGGACAGCATCCACTGCCTGAACGTGGCCAGTTCCTCCAAGCAGGCCCAGCGCGCGTTCTTCGCCCCGATGCGGCGCGCGGTGACCCGCCCCGGGAGCTGGTTCCAGCGCCGGTCGGGGGTGGACATCCTGGACTCGGCCGAGCGGCGCAGCGGGCCGGCCAAGACCACCGCCCTGCTGGACACCATCCGGTTCGAGCACAACATCGAGGCGGTCTCCGGGCACTCCGACGCGGACAGCCAGGAGGGGCTGAACCTCATGCTCGGCATCGCGGATGAGGTGGACGCCTTCAAGAGCCGGGCCGAGCTGGCCAAGTCCACCGGCGCCAAGCAGCGCGAGTCATCCAGCTCGGCCGAGTCCATCCTGGAGATGCTGCGCACATCGGCGTCTACCCGGTTTCCCGAGGTGTATAAAAACGTCCACATCAGCTATCCCAGGTACCTCGGGTCAGTGATCCAGCAGCAGGTGGCGAGGGGTAAGGCTGATATCGCCGCCAAGGGCGACGCCTCGCACTACTACGTGTCCGGCCCGCTGTGCACCTGGGAGGCCAACCCGCGGGTGCCCGGCAAGCAGGCCTTCGCCGAGGACTACGAGCGGGACCCGGCCATGGCCGAGGCCAAGTACGAGTGCAAGCCCCGCCGGGCCATCAACCCCTACTTCAGCAACGAGCAGGCGCTGCGGGACTGCACGTACGAGGCCAGCCAGTATCCCGTCGAGGTGGACTACACCCGCGAGGGCGCCACCTGGAAGCCGGTCTATGTCTTCAGCGGCGACTTCTTCCCGGTCAAGGGCGCGCTGTACGCGATGCACGCCGACCTGTCGGTGACCGGTGACCGGGCCGGCGTCACCCTGGCGCACGTCAAGCGGTGGCAGGACCACACGGTGACCGCCACCGAGGAGGACGGCATCGAGGTGCAGCTGACCGAGCGGCGGCCGGTGGTCAAGATCGACTTCACCATCAGCTACTCGGCCAGCGTGGGCGCGGTGCCGCCGCGGGAGATCCAGATTAGATGGGCCCGGATGCTGGCGCTGGAGCTGCGCCGGCTGGGCTTCCCCATCATGCGGTTCACGTTCGACCAGTACCAGAGCAAGGATTCCATGCAGATCCTGGAGTCTCACGGCATCGAGACCGACCGGTTCTCCACCGACGTGAGCGAGGAAGGCTGGCGGACCCTGCGGGACGTGATGTACGAGGGCCGGCTGGAGATGCCGGCCCGCGAGCTGCTGATCAACGAGCTGCTGGGGCTCTCGCGGCTGCCGAACGGCAAGATCGATCATCTGGGCGACTCCTCCAAGGACGAGGCCGACAGCCTAGCCGGGGCGGTAGCCGGCGCGCTGGAACTCGGGGGAGCAGAGGACCCGTCCGGCAAGCGCGCGTACTTCGGCACGCACAAGTTCTGGGAGCCGGACGGCATAGCCGAGGAGCTGAGCCCGCTCGGGATGCTGCCGGCCCCGGCTATGCTCGGCCCCGGCGAGCCGCTGCCCGAGTACCGCGGCGGCATGGAGTACAGCGGCGAGCTGAACTACTGGGGGCCCGAGATATGACGCAGATGCCGTTCGAGCGGCTGATGGAGTACGCCGCCAGCCTGACCGAAGAGGACCGGGACAAGGGCATGGGGGAGCTGGCCGCGCGGGTGGACGAGAAAGCCGCGCGGCTGGCTGATGCCGTCACCGCGGTCCGGGTCCTAGGCGGAGAACGGACCTACGTCGGCCTGGAGATCCGGGCTGACGAGGAACCGGTCGTGCGGAGGGCCCTGGCCCGGGACCGCGGGACGCCCATGAGCGGCTGCTCAGGCTGAGAGGACCGCCAGTTCCTCGGAAGTGTGCACCTCGTTGTAGTGCGCGGTCAGTACCGCTGACGCGGCGCCTTTCCTGCGCTGGTGCACCATCGGGCGGCCGCATACCCTGCAGCGGACGACCGGCAGGTGCCTGGTGTGAACGGCATGGGTTTCGGGGCGTGTCTTCGTCTGTGCCACGTGGTCATCGAACCACGGGCAGTGACCGCTGACCAGGCCCAAGAGGAAAGTCCGGAATCCTACTTGACACCGGTCAGGTGCCCGCGTAGAGTGAGACTCACGACGCCAAACCGGTTGTCCGATAAGACGGACAGCGGCAAGATGGAGGACATGATGTTCAGGTCACTAGAGCAGCGATACGGGTTCAATCACCCGTGCATCACGCTGCCTGCGTGGACCGAAGACGCCATGGGCGCCGAGGCGGGACCTGGATAGGGAACAAAAGCCCAGACAGGAGCCGCCACCGGACACCGGGAGGCGGCTCTCAGCTTGTGAGGGACAACTGAATATCGAGGGAGCGTGGCACAGCGGCAACTGCAGTGGCCTCCAAAACCACCAACCGAGGGTTCGAGTCCTTCCGCTCCTGCGACCATCGTCAACGCGAGAGCCGCGACGGTGCCTGTCACCTGGCAGTACTTGAGAACTCCACAGCGTGAGCATCGAGCAGGCTAGCCAGCCTGCTCAGTTAGACGTGCTGGGCTGGCCGCAACCGGGACTCCCCGGGGAAGCCAGCCCAGCGCACTGGGGCTATAGCGCAGCTGGTAGCGCACCTCCATGGCATGGAGGGGGTCAGGAGTTCGAATCTCCTTAGCTCCACTGGTGCTGCTGACATGTGTAGAGGGCCGTGACGGGTACCTCAGCGGCGGTTATGCCGAAGGCCGGGTGTCTCCGGCGGCAAATAGGCGGCGGCACCAGCCTGGGGCTGAAGCACAACTGGTTGTGCATCGGTGTCGCAAGCCGACGGGTGCGGGTTCGAGTCCCGCCAGCTCCACTAGCCGGGAGATGCGGGTTCGAATCCCGTCAGCTATGCAGCCGTCGCCTTCAGCAGTGCACCTGGAGGCGGCCCGCTCGGCCGAGCGGGCAGGCAGCCAGCTGTAGCTCAACTGGCAGAGCCCCGGCGTTAAACGGGAAGTGGCGCAGCTTGGCTAGCGCGCCGCGTTCGGGACGCGGAGGTCGTGGGTTCGAATCCCGCCTTCCCGACTAGGCCGGCAAGCGGGGCCGAGAGGCCAGCGCACGGCCACCAACGGGCTGTGGCGCAGTTTGGCTCAGCGCACCTGTCTGGGGGACAGGGGGTCATCGGTTCGAATCCGGTCAGCCCGACTAGGCAGGTCCGACGCAGGCGCCGCCTTTAAGCGGTTCGCGGCGGAAGCGAGGACGCTCGTCTCGTGTGGTACCGGGGTACCGGGTTCCCCGGACGACATGGGTGGCCTGCCTTTCACGGGATGTGGTGTAAGGGTCAGCGTGCCTGCTTTGGAAGCAGGAGGATGAGGTTCGAGTCCTTGCATCCCGACTGAGGGGAGGAACCCCCGGCACGGGTAGCGCGGAGGGGTCCGCGTCCGGCCGCCTCCCCCGACATGGAGCTGTAGCTCAGTTGGTAAGAGCGCCCGTCTGAAAAGCGGGAGGTCGGTGTGTCGAGTACACCTGGCTCCACGATGGACTGACGTCTGGCGGCAGCCGAAAGGCCGAGCAACCGGGTGACTGATCTGGAGGCCTCCAGTACCCAGTAAGCCGCGCAGCTGCAGCTGCGCGGTATCAGCCCACCCCGGGACATCCACTCCGGGGCGCGAGGACGACCGGCGGACCCAGGCGTTACTGGGGGCTTGAGCCGGGACCCTGCGGACGAGTCCCAACTGGCCGGGTACCAGCCCTCCAAGCTGGTTGTTGCGGGTTCGACTCCCGTCGTCCGCTCTTAGGATGTGAAGAGGTACGGGCCCGGATGCTACTCCGGGTTGCGTGCAAGCGGCTGTCGGGTCGCGGCCGGGCGGGGTGGTGAGGCCGACATCTTGCCACCCCGCGCCGGTTTTCATGCTCCGTTAGCTCAGTGGCAGAGCGGTGGGCTCTTAACCCGCGCGTCCGGGGTCCGATTCCCTGACGGAGCACAGCACGGGCGGGTAGGCCAGCGGGAGAGTCAGCCGCCCCAAAAGCGGTAGTGCGCGGGTTCGAATCCCGCCCCGCCCACGAACGGATGACACGGCCGTCCTGCGAATCCGTGTCCGGTCCCTCCCTGGGGAGGAACAAGGCCGTTACTCCGGGGAGAGCAAAGACCCCCGGCGCGATGGGGTATGGGGTAACCGGCAGCCCGGCGGACTCTGAATCCGTCAGTCTTGGTTCGAATCCAGGTACCTCAGCTAGCTGGCCGCCGGCCAGCTGGACACGTCGTTCACGGCGGTGTGGATCGTGTCGCTCAGCGGGGTCGGCCAGGGCACCGTGGGCAGGATGTAGCCGCGGAGCCGGATGGCGCCGTAGGCCTCGATCAGCCAGCGCAGGTAGGGCAGCGCCTGGAACTGCATCAGCTGGATCATGTCCGGGCTGGTGTACGGGCCGCCGCCGTCACTGACAGGCGGGCTGGTGGCTTCCAGCTCGCTGTCGGACGATCCGGTCTCCCCGGTCGAGACGGGCGGGAAGCCCTCGAAGTGCTTCCCGCCGGCGTTGTCGGTGTAGGCGACGACCCAGATCACGGTGTCACCGGAGCCGGCCAGGGAGGCCACCTCGACGGGGCTCTGGGCCATGTTGAACATGGCCGCGAAGTTGATCCCGTCACCGGTGTCCGAATTCATGAAGGTGTCGATCTCGGCGTCAGTCGGAGGGGCGGTAGCCATGGCCCTACCCTGGCCGGCTTCCGCGCCGCGCGCAATTGCGCGAGGTCACGCCGGGGTAGCTCAAATGGCAGAGCAGGCGTCTCGTAAACGTCAGGTTGAGGGTTCGATCCCGTCCTCCGGCTCGATACACGTCCGCGTGGCGGAATAGGCATACGCGCAGCCTTGAGGTGGCTGTGCTCCTAGCGGAGCGTGAGAGTTCAAGTCTCTCCGCGGACACACGGTGGGGGTTAGCTCAATAGGCCGAGCAGCGGTCCTTGGTACCGCGGGATCGGGGTTCGAGTCCCTGGCCCCCAGCAGAATCAATCGCGGGCTGCGTGTCAGGAATCGTCAGGCCGGCGACAGATAGCTAGTAGGACCTGCCCTTCGGACCGGCGTCCGCGTGTCTTCGGTAAGGACGCGCCGCCCGGATCGGCACCGGGGAAGGGCTCAAGAGGGGGCGGCGCGTTCCGGCCTTCTGCCTCGTGCGGACGAGACTGGTCTCTCCCCGTGCAGGTTGTCTCTGGTGGTGGTTAGGCCAGCACCGCCGGACAGGGGCGCAATGCGGACGTGGCTCAGTCGGTTACGGCGCCACGTTGCCAACGTGGAGATCGCGAGTTCGAATCTCGCCGTCCGCACTCAGGGATGAAACAGCAGCGGGCTGTAAAGCCGGTTCGACTCCGGTGATCCCTGTTCGAGCGCTCGTGGCGAAACGGCATACGCGCACGGTTCAGGTCCGTGTGCCCGCGAGGGCGTAAGGGTTCAAATCCCTTCGAGCGCACGACATCCTGGCCGCTTCGACGGCCAGGACGCGGGCCCTGGCTCTGGCCAGGGCCCAGCACGGAGGGCTGGCTCAGCGGCTACAGCGGCGCCCTGCTAAGGCGCAGGGGCTCCGGCCCTCACGGGTTCGAGTCCCGTGCCCTCCTCCACGGGCTGTATGACACCGGCCGTGCCTGCCGGCAAAGGCGGGTTCGCCTCCCGTACGGTCCACCCTGGAGGGTTCGCCTAGTGGCCTATGGCGCACGCCTGGAAAGCGTGTTGGGTGGCGACACCCTCGCGGGTTCGACTCCCGCACCCTCCTCTGGTCTCGTTCGTGACTCCGTATTAGGGGTGTGTTACCGTCACGATACGGTCCGTCACGGAAAGGGAGTTCATCATGCGTCGCAGGTTTATCGCCGGGATCATTCTCCTGGGTGCACTGCTCGGAGGAGCAGCCGCTACCGGAGGGGCTGCTTCCGCAGCCGCTCATTCAGCTCCCGGAACGGTCTATTACCACGGCTGAGCTGAATTGACCAGGCAGACCCGGGTGTCTTCGAGACGGGGTACCCCGTCAGGCGCACACCGGGTCTGCCTGCTTTCCTGGGGGGTTCGCCTAGTGGCCTATGGCGCCGGTCCCGAAAACCGAAGGGGGAAACCCCCGTGGGTTCGAATCCCACACCCCCCTCCAAGGGCAGGCAGCATCGACAGGTTCGAGCGCTCGTCTGATAAACGAGAGGGTGGAGGTTCAAATCCTCCCCTGCCCACCACGGCGGTATAGCTCAGCTGGTCAGAGCGCCCCACTCATAATGGGAGAGGCCGCTGGTTCGAGTCCAGCTACCGCCACTCCGGGCTGTTAACTCAGTGGCAGAGTCTTCGACTTTTAATCGAGTGGTCCGGGGTTCGATCCCCCGACAGCCCACCAGGCGCCCGTAGCTCAGCCGGACAGAGCTGCTGCCTTCTAAGCAGCGGGCCGCGGGTTCGAATCCTGCCGGGCGCGCTAGCTGAGTGGTAATAATGGATGTGCCGGGCCTGGATGTGTGGGTTCCCTCCGGGGCTTCTCGCTTCCCGGGTCCGGTCTGTATCGTCCCGTGGAGCAGCCAGGAGTGTTCGCCGCTCTCTCAAAGCGGAGGTCGAGGGTTCAAATCCCTTCGGGACGACATCACGGGCTAGTTCCCGGCCAATGTGCCGGGGAGCCGAGGCCGGCGGTCCCACCGGCCATCAGGCCCCATGGAGCTAAAAGAGCAGGCCACCGCCCTTTCAAGGCGGGGGTGCGGGTTCGAGTCCCGCTGGGGCTGCTGCGGAGGGGGTTCGGTCACCCGACTAGGCCTCATAAGCCTGGGGACGCAGGTTCAAATCCTTGCCTCCGCTACCAATCCGGTATCCGTTAATCGGTAAACGAGCTGACCGTTAATCAGCCCCTCTTGGTTCGAGTCCAAGTACCGGAGCGCAGGTAAATCAGGAGCCAGTGGAGCAGCTTGGAGTGCTCGTCTCCCCGTCAAGGAGAAGACCGCGGGTTCAAATCCCGTCTGGCCCGCTCAGAACAGCCCGTGGCCGCCGGCCTTGGCCCGGCGCATCCGCTCGCGGCTCTCGTAGCTGCCGAGCTGGTTGAAGCCCCAGACCCGGCCCATGCGCATCCCGATGGTCAGCGCGATGACGGCAATGATGATCGCGCCGACCGGGCCGAACAGGGCCCAGGCGACGATGAGGAGGAGAACTCCGAGCAGCACGTCATTGACGGTACATAACTGATAGCAGTTTGACCAGGGCGGGTGGCGCAGCGGGAGCGCGCTTCCCCGACAAGGAAGAGGCCGCCAGTTCAATCCTGGCCCCGCCCACGCTTGACACCAGCAGTAGTCAGTAGGTTACTGTTGGCGAGTTCAAGCGCTCCTAGCTCAGCGGATAGAGCGGCCGACTACGGATCGGCAGGTGCGGGGTTCGAGTCCCTGGGAGCGCGCGAGACCCCGGTCCTGCAACGGCGCAAGCCGGCCGGCAGATCCGGCGCCGGGGTCCGTCTTTCAGGGCGCATAGCTCAGCAGGAGAGCGGCTGGTACAGTGCCAACAGGTCTGTATGCTGGGATAGTGAACGGTAATACGAATAGCAACAGCGTCGGTGCTCGAACCGAGGGCATGATCATGGCGGCGTTGCTTCGTGCAGGTAAGACTGTCCTTACCCCGTTCGGGGTCCAGCGCTATGACCTGGTATTCGAGGATGAATCAGGATTCCACCGGGTTCAGTGCAAGACAGGCCGTCTAAAGGACGGGGCTATAGTGTTCGAGACCTGCAGCCGCCACAGTAGAACACTTCAGCGAACCTCATACCACGGGCACGCGGACTTCTTCGGCGTGTACTACCCGGGAGGGGATGCTTGTTACTTGATACCGATCGAATTGGTGGGTCAGACGCAGGGCAGTATCCGGATCGTGCAGACGAAGAACAGCCAGGCCAAAGGCGTCTTGAACGCCGAGCAATTTGTAATAATGTCCAGTTAGCTCAGCGGGAGAGCGCTGCCCCCACACGGCAGGCGTCGGGAGTTCGACCCTCTCACTGGACACCATGGTGGTTGTAGCTCAAGGTAGAGCCCGGGGTTGTGAGCCCCGGAGGTGCGGGTCGTACCCGTCAATCACCCCAAGGCGGAGTAACCCTAGAGGCAAGGGAGCGGCCTGTAAAGCCGTGGTCTTCGATACGGCAGGTTCGATTCCTGCGTCCGCCACTGCACAGCGATCTACCGGAGTTCTTCCGGGGATCTACCAGCGCCCGTAGCTCAGGGGATAGAGCTGCGGCCTCCGGAGCCGTGAGCGGGAGTTCGAATCTCTCCGGGCGCGCGTACGATAATGGCGGTGTGGCCGAGTGGCCCAGGCGTGCGCCTGCAAAGCGCACTACACGAGTTCGATTCTCGTCTCCGCCTCCAACCAAGAAGGGACTCCCCGAAGGGAGTCCCTTGATGGCCCGTGGTCCAGCGGACACGGATAGCTGCCTCCTAAGCGGCGGACGCGGGTTCGAATCCCGCCGGGCCAGCCCAGGTGCTCACGCTGCGGCAGTATCAGTTGCCCGGAACCGTGAAGACCTCATCCGCGGCCGCGCCCGGGTTGACGGTGACGCTGACCGGGGCCGGGTCGGAGATCGGCGTGGCGCCGTCCGGGCCGAGCAGCGGGGAGCCGTCGGAGGCGGTGGCGTGCACGCTCAGCTGCGCAGTGCCCTCGGCCACCTCGGTGAGCGGGAACTGCAGGGTGCCCACGCCGTTGGCGTCGGAGGCCGCGGTGGCGTCGCCGACGTTCAGGATGCTGGTGTCGCTGGACGAGGCTACCGCGGTCGCGCCGTCCGGCGGCGGAACGGCGTCTCCGTGGTCGTCGGTGAATGACAGGACGGCTACCGCGTTGGCGGAGTCGACGGTCAGAGGCATGAGGTCTCCCTTGATCTTGAGGTGCATGTGCGCCGGTGCCGTGGACCCGGTGAGAGCCGGGACCAGCTGCCTGGCATAATCGGCCAGCCTCTGGGGCGTCAGATCCCAGTGGCCGGTGTGGACGCGGGCCGCCGCGGCGAGCGCTGCGATCCGCATCTGGTCTCTGCGCTGCCTGTCCAGGCTGTCAGTCACCCGGGACAGCTTAGCCAGCTGGCCAGCTGGCCGGCAGCTGATTCGCTCACCTGGCCGCGGTTACTGGACGTACTGGTGGGGTTGCGCTACGCTGACCGTGCCAAGGGGATGCCGACGCATCTCTGGGGCGGCCGGTCCCGGGCTCGTTCATCGACAAGTCATCCGCATGAGGGCCGGCCGCCCCGGGCACGGGCTCCGATATCACCGGCATGAAGCTGAGCGGCCGCTGGGACCAGGAGCTGGCGCAGTTCGGGAACGCCCCCGGGCTCAACCAGGGCGACGTCACCATCGAGCTGGCCATCGCGGTGGAGGGCAAGAACGCCTACACCGTGGACAGCGACGACGTGACTTTCGGGGCCGAGTCCGGCAACGTCGTCGGGCTGACCCTGCTGCTGGCGGACAAGCGCCACCTGTTCATCCCCTGGTCCAACGTGACCGGCATCGTGGACGCCATCGAGCATCCGTAGTACCGGGTGTGAGATCAGCCTCCCACCGCTTCAGCAACGAGCTGCGGTACCGCAGGGACCTCGACGACGGCCAGGCCCAGCTCACGCCGTCCTACGTGCTCGACGCGGTGCGCGCCGCGCTGGGCGGGACGATCGGGCTGGACCCCTGCACCGAGCCGGGTAACCCGGCCGGGGCGGAGCGGTTCTACTGCCCGCCGGCTGACGGGGCCTGCGAGCCCTGGGACGCGGACTCGATCTTCGTCAACCCGCCGTACAGCCGGGCTCGCGAGCCGTGGGTGCGCCGGTGCATGCAGGCCGGGCTGGCCGGCAGCAAGGTGGTGCTGCTCATCCCGGCGGCCACCGACACCCGCATCTTCCAGGATGCCCTGTCCACCGCGAGCGAGGTGCTGTTCCTGCGCGGCCGGGTCAAGTTCGGCATCCCGCGCGCCAACGGCCGCCAGGCCGCGGCCAGCCACCCGTCTGCGCTGATCGGCTGGGGCGCTGACCTGGAGCTGGCCCGGCCGCTGGGCTACCTGCTCAAGACGAGGTAGCGCAGGACGATTCTCCCGGGGTGACCACACCCGGAGGCGGGCAGGGCGTCCCGTACACCTCCAGCGTCCAGCCGCCGGGCGGCATGGGCGTGACGAGCCAGGGCTTCGGGCAGGAGGGCTATCTCCTGGCGCAGGACCAGGAGCTGCCCAAGCCGCCGCCGGAGGCGCTGGACTTCGCGGTCGGCGTCCCGTACTTCCTCCCGTTCAGCGTCCCGTACCGGGACAGCTGGGAGGTGTTCCGCGATGACCCGATCTCGGTCCGCCAGCTGGTCACCATGCGCCGCCGCGATGGCCAGGCCCGGGCGCTGTACCGGCTGCTGACCAAGCCGCTGCTGGCCGCGATGGCCAACGCCGACGTGGTGCCGGCCGACGGCGTGGAAGGCGGGCTGGAGGAGGCCAGGTTCTGCAAGGAGCTGTTGTTCGCGCCCAAGCAGATGGGCGGGATGACCCACTCGTTCAGCCGGTTCCTCAAGCAGATGCTGCTGGCATTGTTCAATGGCTTCTCCGCGTGGGAAATGGTCTACCACGTCCCGACCAAGGGGCCGAATAAGGGCAAGATCACCCTGCGGAAGATGGACTGGCGCCCGGCCGAGACGCTGACATTCCTGCTGGACGGCCAGGGGGAATTCAACGGCTTCCGGCAAAGGACCTTCTTTCAGGGGAGGACCATTGATGTCAAGATCCCCCGGGAGACCGCGCTCTATTACGCGCACGAGGAGGCCGAGCGGCCTTTCTATGGCGTGTCCATGTTCGAGTCGGCCTTCTATCACTACGACAAGAAGGAGAAGCTGTACTACATTGCCCACCTGGCGGCGCAGCGGGCTGCCTGCGGCCTGCGGGTGGGCACCATGGTGCCGAACGCCCCGGCCGAGGACAAGAACAACTTCGTCAAGGCGCTGAGCCAGCTGGGCCTCGCCCAGTGGATCGCGCTGCCCACCGCGGACTGGACCGTCGAGACGCTGAACGAGTCGGCGAGCCGCTTCGACTTCCTGGGCCTGATTAACCATCACAATTCGCAGATGTCCAAGTCGGTGCTCGCGCAGTGGTTCGATGACTCTCAGGGCGGCGGCGGCGGCGACTCCACTCTCGTTGATTTCGGGAAGCAGGATGACGTCACGTTCTTCCTGATGCTGGAAGGCATCCTGGAGGAAATGGCCGAGATCATCAACACGCATGTCTTCCCGCGATTCGTGGACTGGAATTTCGGCAGCGAGAAGTACCCCGAATTCAAGTGGGGGCCGCTCACCGAAGAGGCCAAGGCGGCTATCCAGGACACGTTCGACAAGCTGGCCGCCGCCGGGCAGCAGGCCAACGTCACGCCGGAGTTCATGCTGGAGCTGGAGGAGCGGCTGGCGCAGGACTTCGGGTTCGCCATCGACTACGACAAGATCAAGGCCCAGCGGGAGAAGCAGCAGCGGCTCATGCAGCAGCAGATGGCCGCGCAGACCCAGGCGATGCAGCAGCAGCCGCAGCCCGGCGCCGCGGGAGCCGGCGCAGCCGCCGGGCAGCCGCCGGCGCCTCCGCCGCCCGCTCCCTTCCCGCCCGCCGGGTTCGGCCCGCCGGGCAGTGACGGCCCGCCCGCCAGGCCCGCCGGGGGTCCCGGGCTGGGCGGCGGCCGCGGAGCCGGCCCGCCCGGGCTGCAGGGGCGCGGATCGTGAGCGCCGGGGATGACCTGATGCGGCTGGCCTCGGACCTGGTGGACGAGATCGCGGCCGCGCGGCTGCTCGCGCTGGCCCAGCAGGCCAGCGGGGGCGGGGGTAACGTGCAGGCAGCGGGTACCGGCTCTGCCCAGCCCGCCCCGGTCCCCCAGCCGATGCCCCGGCCGCGCCGGGGAGCCGGGGCGGTGCACCCGCAGCTGGGCTGGCACCTGGTCACGATGCCGGGCGACTCGATCTCCGGCCACGCCTACCGGCACCTGACGCAGCCCCTCGGCCCGCCCCCGGGCCGATCAGCCGGGGGTGGAAGCGCACAGCAGGCCGGGCAGCCGGGACCTGACCCAGCGGGCACCGTACCCCAGCGTGCTGGAAAGCCTCGTCCGCGAGGCAAGTTACCGGCCCGGCTGGAAGCTGATCCTGTCCGAGATGGACCGCGGGCAGGGCAGCGGTGGCCTGACCCTGGACATCATCACCAAGGGGCACGACAGCTATCACCCCGAGCTGGGCACGAATTACTGCGTGCATCACTACTTCCCGGTCCCGCCGGCGGCCTACAACGAGCGGTCCTGGACGCACTGGATCTTCGAGTGCCTGGTGAACGTCGAGAAGCACGAGGCTATGGAGTTCTTCCGCCTCGGCGGCAAGCCTGTCTACCCGCCCGCCCACGGGCCCGGCAACGATCCCTACCTGGTGCTCATCTACGGAGAAGATCTCGACCGGCGCACCCGGTTCACCGGCGAGATCAACCCGGGTGACTTAGCATGGCCACGTCCGGGCTGGGCAGGCAGCTCGGGGCTGCGATCACCGCTCCGATGGGGGAGCTGGCCGAGTACCTGGCGCTCATCACCAAGGCGAACCCGCGTGGTTCAGCGGCTGCCCTGCTGGCACGGCCGGACGTGGCTGCCATGCTGCATGAAGCGCTGAGCGAGGGGCACGAAGCCGCAGTGACCTACATCGAGCAGGGCTGGCTGGCATCCGGGGCGGACCCGGGAGACCCGGTGCACGCCCGGCTCCAGGAAGACGCCGCGCGGCTGTTCGGCACGCCGGGCCCGCTGCGCGACCTCATCGCCCGGGCTCACGCCTCGGTGCCGCGCCGGGAGTTCGAGCCCGGCCGCGACGAGCCCGGTACCAACCCGGGCAGGGACGCCGCTGAGCGCCGCGCTGCGGCCGTGGCGGCCGCGCTGACCGGATGGGGCCGCCAGGCCGCCCAGCGGGCCCGTATGGCGCTGGGAGCGGCGGAGGGGATGGGCAGGACCGCCGCGGCCATCGAGAGCGCTCAGCTGTACTCCGAGGGCGTGCGCAAGCGCTGGGAGCGGAACCCCGCCTCGGCTTCCTGCATCTGGTGCCGCCGGCTCGACGGGGTGACCATCGACCTGGGCGACTCGTTCGCCCCGTACCTGGGCGGGCCGGTGGCCACGCCGGCCTCCGGAGCCCGCCGGGTGGCCACCGATGCCGGCGCCGCCAGGTACAAGCTCCCGGTCGGCGCGGCCATCATCCTCACTCACCCGCCCCGGCTGTACCATGGCGGCTTGCAGGGACCGCTGCTGCACCCGGAGTGCGAGTGCAAACTGCGGATCGTCCGCACCCCGGGCGGCGTACCATCAGGGAGCGGCCAGGGCGGCCTACCGGCCGGCGGCGAATCCCCCGCTCCCAAAGTCGCCGGCGGCTTCCTGGCCGCGTCAGATGTCCGCGCGATGCCGGAGGACCAGTACCGGGCGGGGCTGGCCCTGCTGCGCGCGGCGGTACGGGGCATGGACACCGCGATGCGAGGGCTGGCAGAAGGGCGGTAGGCCGTGGACGCTGACCTGCCGGAGGCTCCGGCAGGGTCGAACACCCTGCGCTATTTCTCGGAGGAGCTGGCGGCTTACGCGCTGGCTGTCGTCTTGCTGTGGGAGTACTCCCGCAGCCACCCGCGCGAGGAGTTCGTGTTCGGCCCGCACAACCTCGCGGCGGCCAGGGCCGGCGGGCTGGTGCTGTCCGGGCCCGACCTGACGGGCCCGGCCCGGGTGCTGGCCGAGGTCGAGGGGCTGGCCCTGCACGAGCCCGGGACCGAGGAGGCGGCAGCAGCCCGATTATCCGGCCGTGGACGGCTGGGTGGTGCGGGAGTGCTTCGTCGATGAGGTAGCGGCGTTTGCCGGTACCGGCGCGGCCACGCGCGACGTCAGCCAGTACCAGCGCACTGACCCGCGGACCGGGCGCCCCGAGGTCGTGCACCAGTACCGGGCCGGCGTCAAGCCCGGGGCCAAGCTGGGCGCCCCCACTGCCCCGGCCCGCGAGTGGTGGGATGCCCCGGCCAACTGGTGGATTCCCCACCCGGACTGGGAGAAGGGCCAGCAGGAGTGGATCACCGCCGGGGAGAAGGCCTGGCTCGACAAGGGGCAGGCGGCCAGCGCCCGGAGCAAGGCCCAGCGGGCCGCGAAGGATGCCGGCGGGGCCGCCCAGGACGCCACGGCGCTGGAGCACGGCTACGAGCGCCCCGACCCGTCCCGGCACCTGCGCGAGCGGGGCACCTACAAGAACCCGGCCGACCACCCGTTCTTCAAGCGCAACCAGCTGAGTCACGAGAACATCGTCAAGGCCTACGACGACACCACGCCGGCGGAGAAGGAGCAGGGCGGCCGCTGGTACGAGGACGGCCACCGGCTGGCCTGGGCGCTGGGCGGCGGTGACGCGGCCAAGGGCGCCGCGGTGCTGTCCGCCTACTCCCCGCGGACCGGCTGGCCGCTGAACATCTTCAACGCCGCCCGGTCGCTGCACTCCGGCCGCGCGCTCGGGCCCGGCGAGGGCGTCATCATGGGCTCGGCCCAGCGCAGTGCCCAGCGCATCATCGACGGCGAGCACCCCGACGACGTGCTGCAGGCGCCGAAGACCAACGCGTTCGGCCGGCTGCTGGCGCTGGGCGGCGACCACCCCGAGGACACCATGGGCCAGGTGGTGGTCGACCGGCATGCCCTGTCGGTGGCGGCCGGGCGCCGGCTGACCAAGGGCGACACCGAGGGCAAGGGCGAGTTCAGCAGCCCGATCGGCAAGGAGCCGTTCTACGGCCACGTCGCGGACATGTACCGCGAGGCCGCCCGGATGATCTCCGAGCGGGACGGCGAGGAGATCGCGCCGCACCAGCTGCAGGCCATCACCTGGCTGCGGCAGCAGCGGGTCAACGACGCGGCGGACGTGGCTGCGGCCGAGGCCGGGGCCAAGAACAAGTCCAAGGGCCTGCTCACCGCGATGCGCAACCACTGGTCGCAGTGGCAGTCTTACGCCCGGCAGCACGGGCTGCGCACCGAGCTGGGCACCACCGCGCTGCCGCCGGTGCCCATCACCGCGGCCGAGGCCCGGGGCAACTCCCGGCCGGTCACCGCGTCGGAGTTCCACCAGGTGGCCAGCCAGGGCCGGGACCTGGTGAACCAGATGGAAGACAATCGCTCGGAGATTAGCGGGCTGACCGGCAACTGGGACGCCATCCGGACCCAGGCGTTCGAGGCCGCGCAGCAGTCCTGGGGCGGGGTGACCATCGACGCGCGCACCGGGGAGATGGTGCCGGAGGGAGCGGACAAGTTCGCCATCTCGGCCAAGCCGCCGGGGGTGCGCTCCATCTCGGTGCCCGAGGGCGGTACCGAGGCCGAGTTCGACGCGGCCATGGACCAGGCGCTGCAGAAGTTCGGCCCGCTGCTGGAGCAGGACAAGTACCACCTGGGCATCTTCCACGACGACGAGAACCACCGGATCGACATCGACCCCGTGATGGTCGTGGACAAGCAGGAGGATGCTGAGGCCATCGGCGCCTACACGCACAACATCGGCGGTGCTTACAGCTTCAAGGACGGGAACGGCTACTGGCCGCCGCACATCGCCGACCAGTGATACACTTGACCCGAGTCAGGAGGTCGCATGGACGCGAAGACGCAGGGATTCAAGGGCCCGGGGCAGTGGCGGACGCAGGCGGAGGACGCGCGCCCGGCTACCGTCTTCGCTGACCTGGCCGACATCGCCCGGCGGCTGCAGGACAAGGGCCTGGGCGATGCGCAGCAGGCCGTGCACCGGGGCGAGGCCGCGCTGCAGGGCGAGGACCAGGAGACCGGGGCCGCCGAACTCCGGGCAGCGGCCCGGCTGTGCCAGGCCCAGGCGCCCGGCTACGCGGCCGGCCTGCGGGACATCGCCGAGCGGCTGAGCGCCGGGGCCCCCGCGCAGGCCGGCCCGGTGAAGAGCGCCCCGGACAAGGCGGATACCTCCGAGCACCTGGACGTCCACCCCGACTAGCCCTCCTGTCCCGGGCATCCGATTGCCCGGGACATGGGCGACGAGTGCTACATCATCCCGAGCCCGGCCGGCTCGGGGACCTTCACTCCCGTTGACGAGGTGCCAGCCGCGCTGGCCCGTCAGCGCAAGGTGACAGGCAAGCTGTTCGAGAAGCACATCCTGAACTTCGGGCCGCTGATCCACCCCAAGACCGGCGGCACGATCAACATCGACGACGCCTTCGTGCGCTCGATGCAGGATAACTTCGCCAAGGGCGTCTGCGACATCGTGCAGGTGCCGCTCGCCAACGACCAGAACGAGCACGTCGAGACGGCCTCGGCCAACCTCGGCGAGGTCGTCGGGATCAAGCAGCGGGGCGGCAAGGTCTATGCGCTGATCGACGCGCGCAAGGACGCTGACGCGTTCGGCAAGACCTACCTCGGCGCGTCCGCCTTCCTGAGCACGAACTACACCGACTCCTCCACCGGCACCAAGGCCGGTCCCACGCTGCTGCACGTAGCCGTGACCAACCGGCCCTACGTCACGAACCTGGACGGCTACCGGGAGGTCATCGCGGCGTCCGCCGATAACACCGGCGAAGTCGTCGTACTGACCCCGCCGGAGGAGCCCGAGGTGCCACCGACCAAGGATGAGCTGCTGGCGCAGCTCAAGAAGGACCACGGCATCGACGTGGAGGCCCTGCAGGCAGCCGCCGCGGCGCCGCCAGCTCCCGACACCGCCGCGCTGTCCGCCGCGGTGGTCGAGGCCCTGAAGGGCGCCGGCGTGAAGCTGACCGCGGGCGAGGACGGCGCGCTGAAGCTGACCGACGTCTCTGCTGCAGTGGTCGAGCTGGCCGCCGACAACAAGGGACTGCGGGACTCGGTGGATGGCCTGAAGCGCAAGGGCGCGGAGACCGAGGTGGACGCCTACATCGCCGCCGGGCGCCTGCTGCCCAAGACCCGGGAGACCGCGGTGGAGCTGGCGCTGTCCAACCGCAAGGGCCTGGACACCATCCTGGCTCCCGAGGACGCGCCCTACGTGAAGCTCGCCACCCAGGAGGGCGTGGGCGGCAACGACGGCGAGCAGCGCCAGGAGCACGACATCGACGCGGAGGTGGCCCGGCTCTCGGCCGAGCACTCCCAGTTCTTCTCCCCCAACGGGACCAAGGCCCAGCGGTAACTAGCCCAGGCAGAGCGAGGAGCAGAGCCAATGCCCGGTAACGACTCGGTGGAGTTTGACTACCCGCCCGGGTATCAGAAGCCGACGCACGGCTACGGCCAGGAGTTCGGTGATGAGTTCCATGCTCCGGCAGTCGCCGAACTCATGCTGTCGATGGCCGGGTACACCCAGCGCGGTGTCACCCTGGCCGCCGGGCAGGGCGTGCTCCCCACCGGGACGATCATCGCCCGGCACACCGCCTCGGGCCGGTACTTCGCGTACAACCCGGGAGCCACCGACGGCCGGGGCACGGCGCTGGGCGTGCTGCGCGACGCGCGGGACACCGGCGGGCCCGGCGCGGCCTCGCTGTCGGCCTACAACGCGGGCACTAACGGGGTCAACCCGGACGCCATCACCCTGGCCGGCGGGACCGCGGTGTTCCCGGCCAGCTCCGGCGGCAAGGTGGCCGGCGACGCGCTCGGCAACATGGTCATCCGCGGCATCCTCAACGCCAACGTGGTCTCCGGCGCGGACACCACCTCGCTGATCCCCAACACCAACGGGCTCGGCTCCGGCGCCGGCCAGGCCGTGGCGCAGCTGGGCGCGCGGGTCGTGCCGTTCGGGGCTCCCGTCGGCACCGCCGCGTTCCCCGGCGGCCCGATGGACGGCAACCCGGGTGCCATCACCGGCACGAACGCCTTCATCTTCTAGCAGCGGGAGCCCCTGCCAGGGCGCGGACGAGACGCGCTGGCAGGGGCTCTGCCATGTCCGGGCCGATATGACCCGGTAACCGCCACAGGCGGCCAGGCCAGCCAGGTGGCTCCCCGAGAGGGAGCGGCGCAGGCCGGGCTCCGGGCACGGGGTCGCTGCCACAGCCAGACAACTGAGCGAGATAAGGGCGAGGAGTTTCCCGTGCCGGACATCAGCCTCCTGGAGCCGGTGGTGCTCAGGGGCGTCGTAGAGAAGTTCGTGACGCCCCAGACCCACGTGATGCTGAACAGGCTGGACCAGACCCCGTGGCCGTTCCCGTCGGCGACGTGGGACGTCATCAAGGGCTCCCGCGCGGTGGCCAAGCCGAACGTGCCGAACTCCGAGGCGCACATCATCGCCCGGCTCGGCCGGAGCCAGGAGTCGGCCAGCTTCATCTACCTGCGGGAGAAGAAGGTCTTCGAGCCGACCACCCTGCACTGGCTGCGGACGCCGGGCGAGATCGCCCGCATCAACGCCGAGCAGGCCGTCCTCCGCGAGATCAACGACCTCAACCAGCGCTTCGACAACTTCGCCGAGTGGTCTGCGTGGCAGGCCATGGGCGGCGGCATCACGTACAACTACGCGGACGTGACGGCGCAGGTCAACTACAAGTTCCCGGCCTCCCACTTCGTGGCGCCGGCCAACCCGTGGCTGGTCAACGCGGGCCTGACCACGCCGGGCGCGACCGGTGCCGCCACCGACCTGGGCGCGGCCAACACCAACCTGGGTGCCGGCGGCACCCCGAGCTACGCCAACCCGGCCTCCATCCTGGAGGACGTCCGGTCCTGGAAGCGGATCATCCAGGTGCACGGCCGGGTGCCGGCCAAGGAAGTCTTCGCCACCTCGGTCACCATGGCCGCGCTGATGGAGGCCTGGACCCAGGCCACCTCCGGCGCCACCGTCAACATCCCGGCCACGATGCTCAGCGACCGGATGAAGGACGAGTTCTACAGCTCCGGCATGATGAGCGGCTTCATGGGCCTGGTGTGGAACACGGTCGAGCAGGTGTACGAATCCGACGCCGGGAACCTGACCTTCTTCGTGCCGGACGGCGTGCTCTACATGGGCAACTACACGGACCAGAGGCCGATGGAGCTGCTGATCGGCCCGACGGCCGATGACGAGGCCCCGCAGGGCTTCACCGGCAAGTACGCGAAGACCTGGAAGGAGAAGGACCCCTCTGCCAGGCAGTACCTGCTGGAGTGGCACCTGCTCCCGATCGTGACCCGGCCGGAGCAGATGCTCGTGGCGTCGGGCATCATCGCCTCCAACACCACGCCGACCTCGGGCAACCTTGGTTCCTACTACACCGGGCTCAACCCGAACTGGAAGCAGTAACCTGATACCGGGCGCGCTTCGAGTGCTCGGTCCAGGAAACACCGTTGAGGCCCCGTCCCCCGTGCGGGGCCTCCGGCGTATGCTGGGCACGTCACTCGGCTGCTGTGTCTTTCCGTGGGCTACGGGAGGCCCGGCTACCAGGCGCCAGGGCCCGGCCCGTGCTTCTTCTCGGGGAGCACGGTACGGGCCTTTGCGCTGTGCCCGGACGATTGCCCCGCCATGGCAGGACTGTCCGGTACCCAGCAGGTCGTCGACATCGTGGCCGCCTCGCGGCAGCTGGCTCCCTGGGAGGAGCCAGGCGAGCCCGAAGAGCCCCGTACCCAGGCGTGCGCGTTCGGCCACCCCAACCCGCCGGGCTCGCGGTTCTGCGCCGAGTGCGGGCTGTCGATGAACGCGCAGCTGGCCCCGGGAGCCGAGACGGCCCGGCCCAGGCCGGCTGCCGAGCTGACGGACGAGGAGCGGACCGAGCGGGAGCAGCAGCACGCCGCCGCGATCACCGCGGCGGCGGCGTTCGAGCGGGCGCCTGAGGTGATCCTGCCGGCTGAGGGCGAGGCTGTCCTCATCCACTTCACCGAGGACGGGCTGACCGCGTTCGGCAAGGTCTGGTACCGGGGGCAGGAGCTGGCCATCGGCCCGGATCACCCGCGCTGGCCCGAGGCGGTCGGCTGGATCATGCTGGACAAGGCCGGTCAGTTCGCCCGGTGGGGCAGGCAGTACTTCGACCACGGGCCCTGGCCGTTCCAGCGCAGCTACGTGGACCCGGCCGCGCATTACGAGGACATGCGCACGGTCGGCGGGCAGGGGCAGATGTCCGCCGGCCCGTCGGAGGACGAGCTGCGGCGCGCGGACGAGGCCGAGGCGCGACGGGGCCGGGGCGTGCCTGCCCCGGTGCTGAGGTGATCCGCGATGACGTTTCCCGACGGGCTCACCACCGTCACCGTGACCGGCCAGCACATCCTGTCGCTCGACGGGCAGCCGCTCGACGGCGCCGTGATTTTCAGCGCGTCCGGTCCGCTCGGCGATCCGGCCGCTGACGCGGTGCTGTCCGGCGCCGCGGTCGGCACCGTGATCAACGGCGTGATGATCCCGGTCGTCATCCCGGCCACCGACGCGCTGAGCCAGCCGTTCACCTACGACATCGCCTTCCGGCTGGACTCGGCCGACGGCATCAGCCCGCCCCCCTACCCGGGGATCTCCATCCCGTCCACCCTGGGCCCGACGGTGGATATTTCCTCTCTTCTTAGCTGATTCGCACCACGCCGGGGCGGGGGCACGGCCGATAGTTAGCTGGCGTGGGGGGCGGCTTGCAAAGTGACCCGGCCCGGTTCGCACCGCGGGCCCTGGCCTGGACAGCGGATGCAGCAGCCCCCCACCTCCGATTAACCCGGCATGGCGCTGGCTGATCTCTCCGTGCTCGGGGCGCATAAGAGCGTGCCGTTCGGGCCCGGCTACCCAGTTCAGATCCTGACCTTCTACAGCCCGGTCGATGACGTCCACCAGGTACTGCTCGACCTGATCGGCAGCGCGGGCAAGTCGCTGGTGATCGCGATGTACGGGTTCGACGATGATGAGCTGGCTGCCGCCATCCACGCCCGGCTCGACGACGGGTCCTGCTATGTCTCGCTGACCCTGGACTCCAGCCAGGCCGGCGGGGTGCACGAGCGCGAGCTGCTGGCCAAGAGCGCGTTCCCGTCCAACTCGGTGGCCGTCGGGCGGTCCGAGCGCGGCGCCATCATGCACATGAAGATGATCATCATCGACGGGCTGGACGTGGTGACCGGTTCCACCAACTGGTCCGGCTCGGGCGAGTCCAGGCAGGACAACCAGCTCACCGTCATCCGCGACGCGCAGGTGGCGGCCGAGGCCCGGGCCCGGGTGGACATGATCCACGAGCACATGCTGACCGCGCAGCGGGGGACCTGATGCCCTGGCCCGTCCCTACCGTTGAGCAGCTGTCCGAGTTCAGCGGCCGCGCCGCGGTCAGCTACACCGGCTACGCCGTCTCGGCTGCGCTGCAGGCCGCGGTCATGTTCACCACCCTGACCGAGCGCGGGGCGGATGAGTACAACCTGCTGAGCCCCGATGACCAGCTGCTGGCCAACCTGGGCGTGCAGGCCATGGCCGACTACATCTACCTGCGGTTCGCCTACCAGCAGGTGATCGCGAGCCCGCTGCAGAGCGAGAACATCGGCTCGTACAGCTACTCCAAGCCGATCGCCGAGATGGCCCGCAACGCGCAGGCCATCGAAGTCACCGCGGAGAAGACCGGGGTGGACATGTTCGACCTGGCCGTCCGTATGCTAGCCAGGCGGACCCGGGCCAGCGGCGTGTTCTCCGGGCAGATCACGGGCTTCGAGCACTTCGGCCGCGATGACCAGGCGAAGATCATGCAGGGCGAGGACGGGCAGCTGATGCTGGTCGGCCCGGCCGACTTCAACAAGATCGACCTGCAGTTCTTCGACATCAATGCAGAGGCATTCCCCAGCGACCCGGGCTAGGCGTAGTACAGGGTGTGCGACGGCTGCTGGTTACCTGCTCGCGGACCTGGAGAGACTGGGCCCGGGCCCGCGCGGTGCTCGGCTACATCTACGAGCGGGCCCCGGACTTGATCATGGTCTCCGGGCATGCCTGGAAAGGCGACCGGGACCTGGAGCGGATCTGGAAGGACCTGGGCGGCCAGGTCGAGACGCACGTGCCGGACTGGGAAGGCCCGTGCCGCCCGGAGACCTGCCCGCCGTGGGACTACCACCGCAAGCGCGGCCGCAACGGCCAGGAGTACTGCCCGGCTGCCGGTGACTACCGCAACCAGCAGATGGCCGAGCTGCCGGGCGTGATCCTGTGCCTGGCGTTCCTCATGCCGTGCGAGGAGCCGAAGTGCGAGAAGCGCCGGGAGCTGGCCCGGCAGCGGGGCGGCGTGCACTATACCCACGGGACGCGGCAGAGCGCGGACTACGCCGAGCACGAGGCGAAGATCCCTGTCCGGAGGATCACCGGCTGAGCCCGATTAACCAGGCATGACCACTCCGTACCAGGGCTTCGCTCCAGGGCAGAGCGGCATGCGGATGTTCTACACCTCCACCTGCCGGGTGCTGCGCAACGTCCCGGTGATGGAATCCGGCGGCGGCATGCTGCTCGGCTGGCAGCCGGTGACCGTCATCGTGGACCCGATCCTGGACCAGCCCGGCCTGCTGCAGTGCCGGCTCGACCTGCACCTGGTCCGCCCCGGCAAGGATGCCCCGGCGCCGATGGTGGCCGGCCGCGCGCCGGACCGGGTGGGCGTCGCGTTCTTCGACCTGAATCCCGGGCCGTCCGGTGCCCCGCTGGTGCTGGCCGGCGACCGGCTGGAGTGCGTGGCCGGGCCGATCTTCGGTACCTTCGACATCCGGGTGATCCCCGACGTCGCGCAGGACCTGGCCGGCGGCCACCACATCGAGGTGCAGGTGATCGAGGTCAGCCAGATGCTCCAGCCGGGCAGCCCGACGCCGTTCCCGGGGAGCCCGCCGTGATCCGGGTCCGGCTGAGCGCCCGCGGACATGGCTGGCCGTGGTGGAAGGCCTACGCCCATCGCCCCTGGTACTGGCACCGGTTCTGCGTCAGCGCTGACGGCTGGTACTTCGCGTTCTGGCGGCTGCGTGTCCGTGTCGGGAGCCCGCCGTAATGCCGGTTCACTGGGACTTCTACGGGGCCGGGGTCGAGGCCGAGCTGGACCGCATCGCCCGCGGGCCGGATCAGCGCACCATCGCGGCCTGGGAGACGGCGCTGCTGGCCGGCTACGCCATGTCCGAGGCCCGCGCGCACGTGATCACCGGCGCGCTGAAGGCCTCGGGGCACCCGTCCAGTCATCACGGCGAGGGCAGCTGGGAGGGCACCATCTCCTTCGCCGGCAAGCCCGGCATCTTCGAGCTGGCCCGCGGCGACAAGCCGACCGGCAACCACCCCGAGGGCGGGCACTACTTCTTCGACCCGGGCGGCCCGCTGTTCGAGCGCCAGGTGCGGCAGGCGTTCTGGGACTGGATCACCGGCGGCAAGGGCGGTTCGGCCCCGTCCGAGGGACTTGGCCCCTATTCCGGAGGCGACTGATGGCCAGCACCACGATCTACCACACCCAGCGTGGCTTCGGCCTGTGCCATGCCCCGAATTACTCCGAGGTCGGCGCCGGGCTGACCCACCCCGAGCACGGGCGGCTGGTGTCTTGCTGGGTGTGCGGGCACCTCGGGGTCATCCCCGAACAGGGCCATGAGCTGGAGTTCATGCCGCCGGGCACCGAGCGGGGCCCCGACGGAGGCTTCGTCCTGCGGACATAGTGAAGCGGGCAGCACCGGGGGGGAGGGTGCTGCCCGCTTCATGATCCGGACCCATGCGCCAGGCTGGCAAGCCGCGGGACACGCGCCGGTGTTCGCGTCCTCACGTTACAGGGCCGGCCGCGTGGCGCGGCGGGCGAAACGCCGAGAACGATTAACCAGGCATGGACGACGTGGGCACCGGCGCGGTTAAGCTCCTGACTGCCTGCGACGACGTGACTGAGCTGCTGGGCCTGTTCTCGCTGGCCGATCCGGTCGCGCCCAACGCCGGCCGCCCCTGGATCTTCGCCGACACCATCTCGCTGGCCGGGGCGCCCGGCGTGCTGACCCGGGTCGAGGGCACCCAGCAGGCTGCCCTGGTGCTGTCCGACTTCGGCGGCTGGGAGGCCCCGGCGATGCTGGCCTCGGCCCGGTTCCGGCGGCTGCGGGTGGACGTCTGGGTCGACCCGGTCCGCGACGGCAACAGCAACGTCGCCGAGACGTCAGCGCTGACGACCAACCGCGGGCTCGCGGTGTTCGCCGCGGCGCACAGCCACCTGCAGCGCCGGGACAGCGACGTGCAGATCTGGGGCGACCTGGTGACCTTCGGCTGCCAGCTACTCGCCGACATCACCTTCTCCCCCGTGCCGGACGGCGACTGGCTGCAGCGCGGCACCGCCTATTACGGGGTGTACTGCGCCGGCTGGACCGACGCTGCCGAATAGATCCCCGGTTCCGCGTAAGCCAGGCCCCCCGGCCTGGTCTGTCCGGTCGAGGAGGTCCCCCTATGCACTACTGCGTCGGCTGCGGCAGGTTCCGGGCTCTCGTCGCGGTCATCTTGCTGTGTTCCGAGTGCTACGGCGACTGGCTTCGGCTGACCCCGGTCCGATTGCGCGACAGGGAAATGATGCCGAGGGAGGCCCATGTCCGAGCGCCCGCTCAAGGTCCTGGTCAAGAGCCCGTTTTCGCAGTTCAGCGGTTACGGGACCGACGGGTTCGGAATCCTGCGTGCCCTGCAGGAGTGGGGCTGCGACGTCTACCCGCAGCCTGTCTGGCTGGACGTGCCGGTCCCGCGCGACCTGATGCCCCTGTTCACCCGGGAGCTGCGGCCGCCGTTCGACCTGCTCATCAACCACTGGGACCCGGCCCACCTGTCCATCACCCGCGAGGCACGGGGGTGCGCGCGGGTGGCGGTGGCCTGGACCATGTGGGAGTTCGCCTCCGGACCCGGGCCCTACCCGTGCCGCCGGCACCTGCGCGATCCCGGGTCCGGCTGCCCGCCGATGGCCGAGTGCCCGCGGTGCACCAGGGGCCCGGTCTCCGGCCTGGTGCCGCACTGCAAGGGCCGGTCCAAGCTGCCCGCCTCGCTGAAGTGGTTCGACCTGGTGCTGGGCTACGACGAGGTGTCCCTGGAGGCGCTGTCCTCGGTGATCCCGAAGAAGACGGCCAGCGGCATCCTCCAGGGCGGCTTCGACTCCCGCGAGTGGAAGTTCAGCGCGCGGGACTGGAGCAGCGAGCCCGGTGCCCGGTTCGGCTTCATCATGCACGGCGCGCTGAACGCCCGCAAGCAGCCGTGGGTCTCGATCGAGGCGTTCAACCAGCTCAAGTTCGAGAAGCCCGGGCCCGGGCCGGGCGGTTTCGGGGACGCCACCCTGGCCCTGCACACCAACGCGCCGGGCCTGCTGTTCCCCGAGCTGAACCAGCCGTTCGAGAGCCAGCGCATCCGGGTGTTCGTCGATGCCTTCGACCACTCCACGCTGGAGGACTTCTACCGGTCCGGGCACGTGCTGCTGGCACCGTCCAGGGGCGAGGGCAAGAACCTGCCGGCCCTGGAGATGCAAGCCACCGGCGGGGTGGTGGCAGGTACCGACTTCGGCGGTCACCGGCAGTGGATGCGCGCGGACGCCGCCTACCCGCTGCCGTACACCCTGGCTCCCACGTTCGACCGGCTCCCCTGGGCCGCGCACGACGCCCGGGTCTCGGTGGAGGACATGAAGACCGCGCTGTGGCACATCTACACCCACCGCGAGGAGGCCCGGCGCAAGGCCGAGCTGGCCAGCCGGCTCATCCCGCAGATGTGCGACTGGTCGGTGGTCATCGAGAACCTGTTCCGCCGGGTACGGGATACCGTGCCCGGCCCGGGGCCCGAGGTCTACGACCGGGCCATGGCATGCCGGCGCGAGGCTGAGCAAGCCCGGATGCCGGGGTTCCCGGGGTGAGCCGGCGGCCATCATCATCGTGATCTGGGGCGAGACCGGGGAGGCCGGGGGGTGACGATTGCGGAGTGTGTGGAGCAGACCGAGGTCGAGGTCCGCTGCCCGGTAGACAAGCCCCTGCCCGGCGGGGACTGCCGCCCCGGCAGGCTGCTGATGAAGCTGCGGCTCGGCGGCGGCATCCCGAGCTTCGTCCACCCGGACAACCTGATCGAGCTGTCCTGCACCGACTGCAAGGAGGCAGCCCGGCAGGCCGGGCGCCCGGTCAGGCGGGTACTGCACCGCTTCGACCTGGCCGGAAGTCTTGTGGAGACTCTGGTGGAGACGCTGACGGAGAGTTAGCTGGCGGTTAGGCTCACCTGCGGGAGGTGGGCAACCTATGCCTAGAGCAGGGAGCGGGCACCTGTACGCGGCGGACCCGGAGCTGGCGGGAATCCTGGCGCAGATGCCCCGGGAGGAGGTCAGGTGCCGCCGCGGGCACCACCGGTGGGCCCGGGACACGGTGCTGCCCGGCGACGCCTGGCCGGCGGTGGTGCGGGCCTGGCCGACTGGCGATGGCCGGATCAAGGTCGAAGACCCGTGCGTGGACTGCGGGCTGGCCTGGCGGGTGACCAGGACCGGCTATGACGGGACGCTGGACGCGTTCGCCCGGTCGCACATCGTCTACCACGAGGACTGGGTGCGCGTCCCGCAGGGCCTGGACCGGCGCAAGCGGACGATCGGGCGCGAGGGCGACCGCCGCGGGAAGAAGCAGAACACCGCCAGCCTGGCGGCCGCGCTGGCCCGGACCGAGCGGTCCGGGGCGCAACCGGTGCAGCCGGTCCGGTTCGCGCATGCGGACGCCGGCTGATGCCTGCCGTCCACCAGGTCATCCTGTATGACGACAAGGCCTGGCCGGAGCATGTCAGGGCGCAGGAGGTGGTCCGGGTCACGGTGCACTGGCAGGAGATCGGCGACGGCCCGGCCCGCGGCCGGGAGGATGTCGAGCTGTACCTGACCGCAGCCGGGCGGGTGGACCTGGTAACGGGGCTGAAGGAGTACTTCGACATCGGCCACCGGCCCGGCGCCGCGACCGCCAAGCCGGCGCGGGAGACCTGGACCGGCGGCTCCCGGCAGGCGTCACTCGACTACTGGCGAGATGTCCGCGACTTCGCTGACCTGTTCGGGCTGAAGCACAGGAAAGACCCGGGCAAGCCTGCCTACGAGACCCCGGCCGGCTCGTGGTCCTACCCGGGGTGGCTGCGGGAGGCCTACGCCCGCTGGATGGCCGCGGGCAGCCCGGCTCCGGGCGGCGACTGGGTTCCGGAGGAGGAGTAGTGGCAGGCGGCTGGAGGCACGTCACCGACGAGCAGGCCCGGTACCGCGGGTCCGGCACCCTGGAGGCCGGCGGTGACGTCGAGGAGTTCGCCCGGGACATGTTCGGCATGGTCTGGTGGCTGGCGGCACAGCTGGCTGCCCTGGAGGTGAGCCAGGCCGCGGAAGATGAGGTGCTGCGGGAGCACGCGCTGCCCTGGGTCCGGGTAGCGGGCGAGTACACGCCCGAGGGGTTCGCCCTGGGAGGGCTGGCCGACGGCACGGAGCGCTGAGTGCCCGGCATGCGGCCCGTCCCCCACGGCATCCACCGCGAGCGGGTCGGCGACTGCCAGCCGGCTACCTGGTATGTCGTGTGGCTGGGCGCGCCGCATGCCGATGGCTCAGTAGTGATCGGCCGGTCAAAGCGGCTGGGCGCGCACCAGCTGCACCGGTTCTTCCCCGAGCGGCCGGGCGTGGCCTGCGAGGACATCAAGGGCTGGGTTACCGGGGCCCTGTGGCTGAAGGAAGTGCATGATGGCGCTCCGCCTGATTGACCTGCGCAGGGCAGCGGCGCACGAGTATCCCGAGCTGCGCGGCGGCCCCGGGCGGCTGACCTGGTGGCAGGTCAACTGCTGGTGGGTTACCGCCGCCGCCATCTTGTACTCCGACATGCTCCTGTGGATCGCGGTGACGATCACGCGGGGGTGAGCAAGCCGCTGACGCTGCCCCTGTCCGTGCCCGTGGTGATGGCCCCGCCGGCCCCCGGTGACTTCTGCTGCGTGCCGGTCTCCGGCTGGACCGGGTTCGGCATCGAGCTGGGCCAGTGGCTGGGCGGCGACAAGTTCCAGGCGTACGACCACGCGGAGATTTTCGTCGGGCAGGCCGACGCCGCGGGCCCGCACGGCTACACCGTCAGCGCCTACCCGGACAACGGGAAGAAGGGGAAGACCGGCCGGCGGCCGCTGCCGTGCGACCCGGCGCAGCTGCCGGGCTCGCTGTGGTCCTCGGGCCTGATCGCGCTGACCGGCCCCGAGCGGTCCGCCATCCTGGGCTGGGCGATGGACCACGCTGACGTCCGGTACAGCTTCGCCGACTACGGCGCACTGATTATGCACCGCCTGCGGCTGGACACCGCCTGGCTGCAGGAGTACATCGCATCGAGCACGCACCTGATCTGCTCCCAGTTCGTCGATGCGGCCTACGGCGAGGGCGGCAACGTCCACCTGTTCTCTGATGACAGGTGGCCGGGCTACGTCAAGCCGGGTGACCTCGCGGGCATGCTCCAGGACCTGATGGCCCAGGCGCGCTGAGGTGGATTCTGCGGGCCTGCACCGCCGTCCGCCGCCGCCGCTCGCCTGGAGGCTCTGGCACGGGCTGAGGCGCACGCTGGCCGCGTGCTGGCCGGGCTGGGTGAACGCGCTCCGGATCGCCCTGCTGCTGGCTGTGCTGGTGCTGCACATCATCGGCTGGCTGCCCTAGGCGCGGGCGGCCGATTCGGCAAGGCAGACACCGCCTATCGAGGAGGCCCCCGATGCCTGCTGCCGGCAAGCTCGGCCGACTGCCCATGGACCCGGAGCGCCCGCGGCTCACCCTGGAGAAGTACCTCAGCCCCCGCACCCCGCTGGCCAGGGCCGGCCTGCCGGCGGTGCCGCTGAAGAGGGACGTGGACCGGCTCAGCCGGGTCTCCAGCTGGCCGATGTACGTCAACGACCAGCTCGGCTGCTGCACCATCGCGGCCGCGGGCCACATGTTCGGGGCCTGGAACGTCTACGCCGGCCGGCCCGAGGTGCTGTTCAGCGATGACGAGATCATCAGGACCTACTCCGCGGTCGGCGGCTACGTGCCCGGCGAGGCGGACACCGACCAGGGCTGCGTCATGGCCGACGTGCTGGCCTACCTCAAGAACACCGGCATGACCGACACCGCCGGCAAGGTGCACAAGATCTCCGGGTACGCCGCGTTCGGCAACCCGGCCGACGAGCTGCTGCTGGGCCAGGTCGTGGACGTCTTCGGCTCGGTCTACACCGGCTTCAACGTGCAGCAGCACATGATGGACGAGTTCGAGGACGGCCAGGTGTGGACCTGGCAGCCGGGGGACGAGGAGGTCGGCGGGCACTGCGTCCCGCTGCAGCGGCGCGAGGCAGCGGGCTCCCGGCACGGCATCCTGGACTACATCACCTGGGCGGTCGAGCAGCACGCCGACTTCGGCTGGCAGGCCGGCGCGGTCGAGGAGGCCTGGGCCGTGGTCACGAACGACTGGCTGGAGACGAACGGCTCGACGGCTGACGGGCTGGACCTGACCCAGCTGCTGGCCGACACGCGCTACGTAGGGTAACCCGATTAGCCCGGTATGGACGCGGGCACCCTGGCGGCGCTCCTCACCATCGCCGTGACGGTGGCGGGGATCGTTTCCGGCGTGGCCGGGCACCTGCTGGGCCGGCGCTCTGCTTCGGGCCGGGTGTCCACCTCCGAGGCCAGCGTGCTGTGGGACCAGTCGCAGGACATGCGCCATTCGCAGGAAGACCGGCTAGCCCGCACCGAGGACCAGCGGGACAAGCTCATCGCTGCCTACACCACGCAGGTGCTGCCGATGCTGGCTGACATCAGCGCCCTGGTCACCGGCCTGACCGCGACTGTCTCCGACGGGTTCGAGGAGATCCGCCATCTCTCTGTGCTCCTGCAGCAAGGGGGTGACCGTGCGATATCTTCGCCGGACCCGTGAGCCGCCTGCGCCGCCTGCGCCTGCGGATGACCTGCAGGACAGGGATGACCAGATCGACGACCTACTGGCTACGGCTGCGCAGCTGACCCGGGAACTTCGCGAGGCCATCGCCTCCGCCTCGGTCACGCTGCGCAGGCCGAGGCGGATGGAGGGAGATCATGACGCCAGGTGAGAGCGGGGAGCTGGGGCAGGACGAGCGGCCGGACCGGGAGCCCCTGCCGGGTGACGGCGCGCTGTCCGAGCCTGAGCTGGCCCGGCTGGAAGCCATCAGCGACACGCTGGACAGGGTATCCACCCGGATCGAGACGGTGGCCGGGCGTGAGCGCACGACCCGGCACATGACCTGGTGGCTGGCGGGCTCGTTCGCGCTCGACATCGTGCTGACCATCGTCGTCACCATCTTGACCATCAGTGCCATCGGCCAGTCGTCCTCGCTGCACCAGTCCCAGCTGGCCGCGTGCGCCATCGGCAACCAGACGCGGACCGAGCAGCTGCAGCTCTGGGAGTTCCTGTTCAAGCTCACCGGCGGGGCCAAGACCCCGCAGGAGCAGAAGCTGCTCAAGTTCGTCCAGCACACGTTCACCCCGGTCAACTGCGCCCAGGTCTACCGCCAGTAGCGCGCCTGCCGATTAACCCGGTCAGACGCACAGCCGAGCAGGAGAGGCGCGGACATGCCGACGGCCAGCAACACGTTCCCCGGAACGCCGTTCGAGGGCTTCTCGCTCTCGCACGCCGCCATCCTGGACGGCTCCACCGGAGCGGAAAGCGCCACTGTTTATGGCGTGCGCAACGGCACCATTTCCACGGACCAGGGCAACTTCGAAAACACCGGTGACGATGTTGTCCTTTCCGAGCATTTCTGGATTAACTTCGCAAACGTCACCATCGAGGAAGGGTACATTCCTTTCTCGACCATTGCGAAGATCACCGGCACGACCGTGACCAGCAGCGGAGCTGCCGGAGCGGACTACTACGCCATCCCGCTGTGGACCCTGGCCTCCATGAACCAGGTGACCCAGCCGCTGGCTATCCGGGTGCCTTCCAAGGACGCCGGCGGGCAGATCCGGACGCTCGACTTCGTGCTTTACCGGGTGCAATTCCAGCCGTTTAACTTCACCGGCCCGTCGTACAAGACCGGCCTTTCCTGCTCCATTGCGGGGCGCGCCCTGTTCTCCACCGTCAACGAGATCGGGACCTCGCTGCCGGCCGCCTACGGCGGGGCGTCGGGCACCTCCGGTACCGCCATCGGCCGCCTGGTCTCCTGGCCCGGCTCGGTCACCGGCGCCTTCACCCCCGAGCCCTTCCAGTCGGTGGCCTCGGGCGGCGTGGTCTAAGTGGCCCGCGAGCGGAAGAACTGGCCGGACGACGGCTCCCACTCTGCGGAGCCGGGCTTCCCGGTGCCCGAGGGCATCAAGGGCTGGTGCTTCCGCTGCCAGGCCTACTGCGGCGGCGAGGACCCGGGCATCAAGTGCAACTGCTGCCGGGGCAACCCGCCGCCGGAGCGGGAGGCAGCCACCGGAGCCGACGTCATCGAGCGGCAGCAGCAGGACCCGGACCTGCGCGACGACAGCGGATCTAGGCCGTAGGAGGACCAGTGGCAGAGCGGAAGTCCGCGCAGGAGCGGGCCGAGGAGCGGGACGCCGAGCAGGCCCGGCTGGAGCGGGAGCGCGCCGGCACGCAGGCCGGCACGCACATGAAGGCACCGGACGAGCCGGCGCGCGGGCAGCAGGCTAACGCCCGCCAGACCGGGGACCAGGACAAGGCGGAGCCCGGCCTGCCCAGCCCGGTGCGCGCGGAGGACCGCGACCAGGAGTCCTACGACCGGGAGATGTCCGGCCGTCGGCGCGGCCGCCGCGGTGACCGGGACCCGGAGCGCGAGGAGTACGAGCGCGAGCGCGAGCGCGACTCGCACCTGCCGCTGGAGGAGCGCCGCCCCGAGTTCCTGACCGAGGAAGAGCGGACCGAGCAGGTGGAGCACATCCACCGGCTGTACCCGAAGGGGTACTCGCCGACCGCCGGCCTGGGCGAGTAGTCCGATAGCACCCGGCGAGCGCGACACTGCGCTCCCAGAGTCCCTGGAGGACCGATGCCGGACGAAGAGAACGAGCTGGACCGGCTGGACCCCCAGTCCCAGGTCGTGAAGCTCACCACCGGGCTGCAGGTGGATATCGTCCGGATGCGGACGCGCCAGTTCTTCCGGCTGCTGCGGGTGCTGACGCACGGGGCCGGGCCCGCCATGATGCGGGCCGGCCTGGACTTCTCCGCCGGGGCCCAGCAGTTCACCGCCCAGCTGCTCACGCTGGTGGTCATGTCGATCCCCGACGCCGAGCAGGAGGCCATCTCCTTCCTGCAGTCGATGTGCAAGCCGCACGGCGCCACCGACAAGCCCGACTCCCAGCTCACCAAGGCCGAGCGCGAGGGCAACGAGGCGCTGTACGAGCGGTTCAACAAGGACCTGTTCAACCCCGAGCTGGACGACACCCTGGACCTGATCGAGGCCATCGTCACGATCGAGGCGCCGGAACTGCAGGCCCTGGGAAAAAAGATCCAGCGGATGATGGACCTGTTCCGCAAGACGGGCCAGGACAAGGGCGAGAAGGAGCCGGAGCCGGGACCGGAGGAGCTGGCCTCGCAGGGATCTTCGCCCAGGCCTTCGACCTCCTCAGCAGCGAGTACGGATGGTCCGACGAGTACATCCTCGCCCTCCCCCTCTGCCGGCTCCGGCAGGTCTCCGAAGCAGTCCGCCAGCGTAAAGACCGAGACCGGGTAGCCCGGCTCCGGCTCGCGGAATGGCAGGTCAAGACGGTGTGCTCGTTCATCGGGGCGCAGGCCCCGATCGACACCAAGCAGACCGGCGGGAAGAACCCGCTGGTCGAGCTGGCGCACGCCATCGACATCATGGGCGAGCAGTCCGACGCCGACCGGGAGCTGGAGGCGATGCGGGGCCCGCGGGTGGCGGACAGCATCGAGGACGATCCCCGGTTCGCCAAGGTGGCGGCCGATCCGGAGGCCGGCCAGGAGGCTGCCAACGGGCAGGGCTCGTACGAGGGCTTCATGGCCATGTTCGGCGGCGGCTCCCCGCTGCCGCCGGGGGCCGGGGGAGAGCCGGATTCCCGCCCGGACCTGCGCGAGGAGGCGCAGGAGGAGTATCCCGAGCTGCGGACGGGAGACACCTGATGCTGTACTGGCTCAGCTGGCGCTCTCCCCTGCTCCCGGTGCGGCTGTGGCACATCCTGCTCGACGGCACCTGGTGCCCGTGCGAGCGCAGCCGCCGGTACAGGGCCGCCCTGCGGCAGGCCCTGGAGGACCCGGCCGGGCTGGACTGGGGAGTTGACCCCTGATGGCGTACGAGGGCCCCGAGTACTGGTACGTCATCTACAAGGCCGTCGCGGATTTCGGCGACCTGATGCGCGACGCCCGCCAGGCTAAGCAGGAACTGCAGGGCATGGCCGACCAGGCCAGGGCGTTCAACGCGGAGGAGACCGCGGCCGAGGCCAAGTCCTCCCAGATCCGGCAGCAGCAGACCCAGCAGCTGCAGCAGGAGGCCCAGGCGCTGCGGCTGCTGGGCGACTCGGCCAAGCAGACCAACCAGCAGCTGCTCTACGGCGGCCGCAACGACATGCAGCAGCACCTGTCCGACATGGACCGGCTGCTCCAGTACACCAACCTGCTCAACCGCGCGCAGTGGATGAACTTCTCCACCGTGCAGCAGGCGATGGCCTACCGCCAGCAGATGTACCAGCAGAAGCTGCTGGAGAACCGGGCCGAGTTCGGCGGCTACCTGACTGCTGACCAGTACCTGAGCTACATGGCCAAGCGGGTGCAGGCCGCCAACCTGGACACCGCGGCGGTCGAGGCCCGGGCCCGGGCGGTGCAGGACGAGACCGGTGCCTACCTGGCCTACCAGAACGCCATCACCGGCTCGCGCCAGTCGATCGGCCAGCTGGGCGAGGGCGTCTCCGCGCTGGGCGCGCTGAACGACGCCATCAGCGCGCTGCCGGACTCGGTGGACGTCACGCTGAACCTGGACGACACCCGGTTCCTGTCCGAGCTGGCGGCCGACCGCCAGCTGCTGGCTGCCGTGCCGCGCGGCACTACCTGGTCCGCGCAGGCACTGCCGGACCGCCCGTCGGTGCAGCTGGCCCGCGGCTCCGGGTTCCAGCGCGTCTCCACCCCGCAGGACGAGGCCGACCAGGCTGCGGCGCTGCGCGAGGAGATGAACAAGCTGGCGGCGGCCGCGGTGCGGGACTCCGAGGCCGTAGACCGGATGATCAGCCGGGCCAGCGAGGACATGACCGGCGGGAACCGGTACCTGGCCCCGGAGACCTACCGGCCGGGCGGAGCGCTGGCCCGCAGCCCCGGCAGGCAGCTGGAGACCGCGGCCAGCTTCAACTCCACCGCCGCCCGGCTCGGGCTGGAGCAGTGGATGCAGCAGCTGCTCGCCGCGGTCCGCCAGCAGTACGAGTTCCGGGCCGGCCTGGACGACACCGAGGCCCTGATCGAGCTGGACAACCTGATGGCCCGGTTCCGGCAGGGCGAGAACGAGGGGCTGCGGCTGGCTGCCGGGATGGGCGGGGCGGCCGGAGGAGGAGGCGGAGGCGGGCCGCCCGGCGGGGGCGGTGCCCCGCCTGCCCCGCCGCCCGGGCCCGGCGGGGACGGGGAGGACTGGCGGGCCGAGGAAGAGGCCGCCCGGGCCCTGGAGGACGAGCTTCGCCGGCTTACCGACGCGAGCGGCGGGCTGAGCGACGCCGAACGCGAGATCGGCCTCTCGACGGCCGAGGCCATCCGCCAGCTGACCGCCATGTCCCGCGCGGCCGCCGCGTCCGGGGACGCCGCCGGAGCCTCCCGGCTGGCCTGGGCGGCCAGCACGCTGCAGGCAGCCCAGCTCCGCGCGATGGGCACCGCCGCGGAGGGCGACGTCGAGTTCTTCGCCCGGCTCGCGGCCGCGTCCGAGGACGCCGGCGACGCCGCCCGGTTCGCCTACGCCGCGCAGGAGCTGGTGGCCCAGTCGCTGGGCAACATCCGCGATCCCGCGGCCGCGGCCGCCAGGGCGCTCGACGACGCCGGCAGGTCCACGCTGAACCTCGGCCGCTGGATGCGCATCCTCACCCACGACGTGACGCTGTGGTCCGGGGTGTTCGGCGACAACCACCTGACCGGCCAGGTGCAGCTGTGGCACATCGCGCTGGACGGGCTCATCGAGCTGTTCGCGGTCTGGGTCCCGGCGCTGGCCACCGCGGCCGCCGGGCTGCTGGCCTGGGGGGCGGCCGGCTACAAGGCGGCGCGCGAGGTCGCGCTCCAGATGTTCAACGTGCACGAGGTCAGCACCGCGCTCAACCAGGCCGTGCCGCCGCTGACCCAGAATTTCGAGAAGCTGCAGAACTCGGTTCGCCCGCAGGTCTACGAGCTGCTGGGCGACGTCCTCAACGGGCTGTCCGGCAACACCGGGACCTTCAACACCCTGATCCAGCAGACCGGCCACTACCTGGATGAGCTGGCCGCCCGGATCATCGTCCGGATGCAGTCCGGCGGCCAGGCCCTGCAGAACTTCTTCAAGGTCGGGGAGTCCGACCTGGCCGGGCTGGGCAAGGCGTTCGACTCCCTCGGCACCATCTTGCTCAAGCTGCTGCAGGCTACCGCGATTACCCATATCGCCGAAGACCTGCTGGCCGTCGGCGACGCCATCCTGTCGGTGGTCGCGGACATCTTCAAGATCACCCCCACCCCGGTGCTGGTGTTCCTGCTGGCCGCCCACGGCATCATCTTGTGGGGCGGGCTCGCGGCCACCGCGGTGGGCAAGGTGGTCATCGCGGTCACCCAGCTCACCGGCAAGATGGAGGCGCTGAACGACACCTCCGCCACGGTGGCGCGGTTCCTCGGGGCCACCGACGAGCAGCTGGGCAGGATCGCCTCGCACTCGGCCGGGGTCAAGGCCCTCGCCGACATCCTCGGCAATAAGACCACGGCGGACGAGGTGGGCCGGCTCGGCGCCACCATCGAGGGCACCGGCGTCTCCATCGCCGACTTCGTGCGCGACGCCGGCCCGTCCTCGGCTGCCCGGCTGGAGGAGTTCGCCGCCGGGCTCGGGGCCTCCGGGGAGAAGGCCGTCGCGCTGGGCATCGCGGCCGGCGCCACCGACGGGGAGCTGGCCTCGCTGGCCGCCCGGCTCGGCGGGGCCGCTGAGGCGGAAGGCGGGGCGGCGGCCGAGGGCGGCGGCCTGCTGGGCATGCTGGGCAAGCTGTCCCCGGCGCTCGGCAACGTCTACGTGGACATCGGCCTGGTGGCGGCCGCGCTCATCGGGCTGGGCGTGTGGCTGGGGCTGCGCACCAACCAGACCCAGGCCTGGATCGAGTCGGTGGACAAGGCCGTCTCGGCTGCCCCGCTGCTGCAGTCGGTCGGGGTCACCGTCGGCAACCTGGCCGCTGTCACCACCGAGCTGAACCGGGCCCAGGCCTCCGGCGTCGGCGACGCGACCGAGCTGGGCAACGCCCAGAAGGACCTGACCGACAAGCTGTCCACCGAGCTGGACCACACCGGCCAGGTGGCGCACGCCTACGGCGTGTCCATGCCGGCCGCGCTGGCCCTGATGAACACGGCCGGGGTCACCACCAACCAGCTGTTCAGCACCCAGTCCAAGGTCTGGGACGTGGCCCTGCAGCAGGTCAAGGGGCTGGTCACCGGATACCAGGCGATGGGACAGCAGCTCGGCCTGGTCGGCGGCGACCTCAACGCGCTGACGGTCAGCGAGTCCAGCCAGCTGGCCAACATGACCAAGCTGAACGACGCCTGGGATACCTGGACGAAGATCATCGGCGGGACTCCCACCGACTTCATCAAGTTCGCGCAGGGGCTCGCCACCATGACGGGCGACGCCGGGGCTGCGGGCGCGTCGATGACCGGGCTGTCCAAGAACGCCCTGAGCCTGCAGTACGACTTCCAGGGGACCTACACCGACGTCGAGAACCTGTTCGATGCCTTCCGCAGCGACCAGGCCATCTCCGGGCAGGGCAACTTCGTCCAGTTCGTCAAGGCCGCGGTGGCCAACCTCATCCCGTTCGCCGGCGGGAGCAAGGAGGCCGCGGCCCAGATCAGCGCGCTGGCCCAGGAGGCCGGCGGCCCCGCCACCACGAACATCGCCACCCTGCAGCGGTGGGTCGGCAACATCAGCAACCCGCTCAAGACAATGCAGACCGAGGCCAACAACGCGGCCATCGGGGCATCCAACCTGAGCCAGGACGCGGCCCGGCTGGCGACCACGCTGCAGCAGCAGCTGGAGCCGGCCATGTCCAAGGCCACCTTCGGCGCGCTCGGCGGGCAGCAGGTGTTCAGTGCCTTCGCCGACGACCTGCTGAAGTTCGGGCCCAACAGCCAGCAGACCATCAGCTCCGGGGCCAAGGTCGCGGAGATGCTGCTGTCCGTCGATAAGAACTCGGCCAGCGCCAAGTCCCAGTTCACGGCGTGGGCCGAGTCGATGGGGATGAGCAAGGACCAGGCGAACAAGCTGTGGTCCGAGGTCTCCAAGGGCGAGAAGCCGCTGGCCGGGATGCGCGACCAGCTGGCCCAGACCGGCACTAAGCTCGCGGACCTGGCCAAGCCGGGACTGTGGGGCCAGTTCGAGCACGCCATGATGGCGGCGTTCGACAAGCTCAAGAGCCACCCCATCACCGCGGCCCTGTTCGGGGCGCTCAACTTCATCCCCGGGTTCACCGCCGCCATGGACGCGGTAGGCCGCTTCGTCACCGGCTTCTTCGGGCACACCCTGCCTGACCTGGTGACCCGGACCCTGCCGAACCTGTCCAAGTCGGTGGCTGCCTGGTTCGCCGGCCCGTTCACCTCTGCCGTGCAGGGAGCCTGGGCGCACGTCTGGTCCGGCATGGTCTCGCCGGTCGTGCACGTGTTCGACGACGTGAAGCACGCCATCACCACCGGGTTCGACGGCTGGTGGAAGACGCACGGCTCGGCGCTGGAGGCCATCTGGGGCTCCACGGTCAAGGACCTGGGCTTCATCTGGGACAGCGGGTCCAAGTACCTGACCGGCTCGGCGACGCGGTTCGGCTCGCTGATGGCCGGCATCTGGCGCAATGCCAGCTCCAACGTGACCGCCATCGCCAAGGACATGTGGCGCGACATCGAGCTGACCGCGCAGGGATTCTGGGGACTGTTCGGCCCGGTCATCAAGTCCGGCTGGGCCGTGATCGAGGGCGTTTTCAAGGCCGCCGTCTCGATCATCGAGACCGCGATGAAGATCGGCTGGGACGCCATGGTCTCGGCCGCCAAGATCGCCTGGGCGCTGATCGAGGCCGTGATCAAGATCGCCTGGGATGCCATCGTCGCCATCGTCTCCGTGGCGCTCGACCTGCTGACCGGCCACTGGCACACGGCGTGGACGGACATCTCCAATTTCGGGAAGCAGGTTCTCAACAACCTCAAGTCGTTCTTTGCCACGAGCTGGGGCTCGATAAAGACCGACACGCTGCAGGCCTGGAACGCCATCAAGTCCGGGGTCACCGGCATCTGGTCCGACATCGAGGGCGCCGCCCGCCAGATCTGGTCCAACCTCAGGCAGGGCTTCTCCAACGTGGTCGGCTCGATTAAGCAAACCTGGTCCACCCTGGAGGGGATCTTCCGCGGGCCGGTCGGCTACCTGGTCAACACCGTCTACGACAACGGCATCGCCCGGCTGTGGAACGACGTCATGGGGGCCATCGGCGGGCCGAAGCTGCCGACCCTGAAGTTCCAGTCCGGCGGCCGGCTGGCCGAGGACGGCGGCCACCTGAACGGCTACGGCGGCGGCGACATCGTGCCCGCCCTGCTGGAGCCGGGCGAGGCCGTGGTGGACAAGGACCGGACCCGCAAATACGCGCACGTGCTCAAGGCGATGGGCGTGCCGGGCTTCGGCGGCGGCGGGGTGGTCGGCGACATCACGAACTTCCTGACCGGGGCCGCGCACGACGTCGGGCACATCCTCGGGCAGACGGTGGACCTGGGCAAGATCGGCATGGCGCTGATCTCCGGCAACACCACCGCCCTGAAGAACGCGCTGGAGAAGCTGGTCGGCCCGGGCTCGGCGACCGGCGAGCTGGCCGACATGATCACCGGCATCCCCAAGACGATGATCACCGAGCTGATGACCAAGGCCAAGTCCCTGGGCACCGAGGCGCTGGGCGCGGTCGGCATCGGCTCCGCGGGCGGCTCGGCCACGGCCGGGGTCGAGACCGTGGCCCGGTACATCATGGCGCACGGCGGCACCAAGGAGGCCGGGGCCGGGGTCGGCGGCACGGTGGCCGGGGAATCCGGCGGCAACCCCGAGATCCTGGAAGGCGGCGGGGGCGGGGGCGCCGGCCTGATCCAGTGGACCCCGGAGTCCTCGGCCTTCCCGATCCAGCCCATCATCACCGGCAACGTCGGCCGGGACATGGCGGTGCAGCTGGTCGACATGCTCGCCTACATCAACAGCCGGGGCGGCATCGGCGCCATCAACGCCGGCGGCGCCGCGGGCGGGCCGATGGGCGCGGCCGAGGTCTACTCGCGGATGGAGGCGCCGCTGGTCCCGGGCTCCGACATCCGCTCCGACGTGGTGAGCCAGCTGTACCGGCAGGGACTGCAGTCCGGCGGCATCGTCAAGATGGCCGCCGGCGGGGTCACCCCCAGCCAGTACTCCGCCGACCTCACCGCGCTGTCCAAGGCCGAGGACCTGGAGAAGTCCGCGTTCTGGGCCTACCACAACGCCAAGCTGCCCGCCTCCTACACCCCGGGCCAGAAAGCCGGCGACCGCGCGCTGCAGGCCATCCTCGCGGCGCAGCAGAACACCCTGGCCACCGGGCTGGACCGGGTACTGGGGTCCAGGTCCAATCCCGGCTCCGTCACTGCCGGCACCTGGCAGGACTACATCAGGGCCGCGGAGAACATGCGCACCTGGGAGCGGACCGGCACGCCGCCGCGGTCCGCGTGGGGCCCCGAGGCAAATTCCTACTTCGCGAACATGGAACCGGGCGGGTGGCCCAAGGGCACCAAGGCCGGGCAGGTGCAGCCGTCCGGCTGGGCCCGGTGGAAGTCGCACGAGCCGCTGTGGGCCATCGCCGGCGACAAGATGGCGGCCCTGTCCGCGCAGGCACAGAAGGCTTACCTCGCCTGGTCCTCGGCCGCCAAGCAGCCGACCGGAACGGATACCGGGCAGTCCTGGGCGTACTGGGCCGGCCAGCTCACGCCGGCTAAGAACGCGCAGGCCAACTCGCTGTGGGGCTATGTCGGGGCCAAGCGGCCGAAGCTGACGACGAGCCAGTGGGAGGGCGACTACTCCGACCGGCTGCTGCTGGCCTGGCAGCAGAACAACCTGGCCGGCGCCTTCGACAAGGTGACGGCCGGGGTCAGCGACCCGATGAACATGACGTCTGCGGAGTGGACGGCACTGGAGCAGGCGGCCGCCACCCAGCAGAACTGGATCTACGGCGGCATCCCGCCCCGCGGCGACTGGTCGCACGAGACCTCCGGCGGGCCGGGGCTGCGGGCCTCCTGGCCCAAGGGCTTCAAGCCGGGCACTTACAAGCCGTCCGGCTGGGCCGGCTGGAAGTACGCGCACTCGCCGTGGGCCACCGCCAACTCCAAGGCCTCCGGGCTGCGCAGCACCGTCGGCTCGGCCTTCAAGGCGTGGTCGGCGCTGTACGGCGCGGGCGGCCCGCTGTCCTCCGGGGTCATCTTCGGCGGCGGCTCGCCGGGCATCCTGGTGCACCCGGCCGGAGACTCCTCCGTGCCGTCCACCGGCATCAACCTGCAGCCGCTGGTCCAGGGCGGGCCGGACGCCCCGGTCAGCACCAGCGGCCCGTCGCTGTCCTCCACCGGGATGGGCTTCGCCGGCGGCGGGCTCGTTCCCGGGGCAGGGGGCGGGCTGGGCCAGATGGCGTCGATGTTCGGGCTGGGCGGGGTGGTCGGCGGGGAGCTGGCCGGGTTCGGCCTGCCGCCGCAGCTGCAGCAGCAGCTGGCCATGACGACCACCGCGCAGGGCGCCCCGCGCACCGTGAGCGCGGCCGCCGGGGACCACATCGGGGTCAGCGTCGGCAGCATGACGATCAACAACCCGCTGGCGGAGAAGCCGTCGGAGTCCATCACCCGGTCGAGTAACCGGCTGGCCCTGCTGGCAGGGAGGTAACCGATGCCCATCGCCCCGCCAGTCGCGGCGTACCTGCCCGCGGAGACGTGGTTCTGGAACGGGCTGGCGCTGAGCCAGCCGTACTGGAACATCTCCACCTTCGGCGGCTCGCGCTCGGGCATCCCCACGCTGCGCGGCCAGAACATCGAGGTGCCCTACCGGGCCGGCCAGGCGCAGCGGGCCAAGTTCCCCGACTCCCGCACCGTCAGCCTGACCATGTGGCTGAACGGGGCGGGCTCGGCGAGCAACCCGTGGCCCGCGGCTGACGACCACCTGGCCTTCAACGACAACTGGCAGCAGCTCCGGCGCTCGTTCTTCACCCGGTCCGCCCAGGGCTCGGTGCAGGGCCAGCTGCAGCGCAACTGGTGGCTGACCCAGGGCGGGCCGGGCCTGGTCGCCTCCACCGCCATGGCCGAGATCGCCGGCTCGATGGACCTGAGCATGAACGGCCGGACCGGCGCCGCGTTCACGGTGGACCTGCTGCTGGCTGACCCGTACTTCTACGGCGCCCAGCGGACCCAGGCCGTCACGACCTCCGGCGGCACCATCACGGCCAACGGCGAGGGCGTGGTGGGCGAGGGGTACCCCAGCCCGGTTGCGGGCTTCACCGTACGACTCAGCGCCGCCGGCACGGTCACCAACACTACCGCCGGGGTCAGTTTCTCGATCGCCTCCGGGCCCGCGTTCCCGGTCACGGTGGACCTGCTGAACGGGACGGTCACCGATAACGCCGGGGTGAACCAGGTCTCCAGGATCAGCCACTCCGGCTCGCGGCTGTGGATGTGCCTGCTCAACGGAGCCAACACGATCGCCGTGTCCGCGGGGACCGCCACCTTCACCTGGAATGACGCGTACATCTGATGGCCAACTGGCGCTATTACTCGAACGTCGCCATCGCCGACACGCTCCAGGTGACCGGCGGCGGCAACCTGTCCACCTCGGCCACCTCGGTCTACGCCGGGTCCGGGGCCCCGTCCGGCTACCCCGTCCAGTACCCGTGGCTGCTGCGGCTGGAGCCGGGTTCCAGCAACGAGGAGCTGGTCTCGGTCGGCTCCGGCGCGGGCACCTCGGGCAGCCCGTGGATCATCACCCGGGCCCAGGACGGCACCACCGCCCGGACGCACGCCGCCGGGACCGCCATCTCGCACGGGCTGAGCGCCGGGGACCTGACCGCGGCGGCTAACCACTACGCCTCCGGCGCGGGCAGCGGGGTGCACGGGCTGCCGTCCTCGGCCTGGCTGGCCGGCGCGTTCGCCACCATCGCCGAGACCAGCCCGGCCAACGGCGCGACGTCCGTCTCCGGCGGGAGCTGGAGCGCCATCCCGCAGACCTTCAAGCACCTGCTCATCGTCGGGCAGGGCCGGCTGGCCGAGACCGGCGTGCAGTCCGACGACATGAGCATCCAGCTCAACGGGGACAGCGGCACCCACTACAGCTACCTGACCGCCTTCGCGGCCAACCCGGGCGGCACCATGACCGGGCCGACCACGGGCAACGGGTTCTCGGTGGCCTCGGCCCCGCTGTTCCGGCTGCTGGCCAGCCAGTCCGGCGCGGCCGCCAACGTGGGCGGCGGCTTCGCCATCATCCCGAACTACACCGCGGCCGCCATCAACAAGACGATGTACTCGGTCTCCGGCGGCGGCAACGGCACCAGCTCCTTCGCGGACCTGCGCATCCGGGTGGGCATCTGGAACCCCGCTACGCAGGCTGCCATCACCTCGGTCTCACTGCTGTTCCCGACTGGCGGGGTGAACAACGGCCAGTTCAGCCTCTACGGATTCGGGTGATCCAGGTGGCCCGTGACATCAGCGGCCGGGAGCCGGTCAGCAGGGACGAGGCCATCGCCCGGCTGCGCAGCCGGGCGGCGGAGTGGAGCACGACCGACTGCGAGGAGATCTGCTCGCACGAGATCGGGGACACGATCCATGAGTTCCTGGTCGTGCTGGGCCTGGAGGCGCAGGACTGATGGGCTTCACCTTCGCCGAGCCGTTCCCGGGCGTCACCGGCACGCTGACCGTGGCCCCGGGCACCCCGCCAGGCCCGGGCGGCTCCGGCGGGGCAGCCAGCCCGGCGCCCGGGGTGGGCTGGGAGATCTACGTCCGGTCCTGGCGGGACTACACCACGCTGCTGGCCATCATCCCGTACAAGACCTGGACCGGCTTCCAGTTCGCCAAGCAGCTCAACGACATCGGCTCCGGCACGGTCACGCTCAACGCCGACGACCCGTTCTGGTCCACCCCCACCGCCGACGGCTCGGCCGCCTTCGAGCTGCTGGACTACGAGTGCCTGTGGCAGTTCTACCAGGACGGCGTGTGCCGGATGGAGTTCCTGGGCGAGACCATCACCGAGCAGCTGGTAGACCCGTCCGAGCAGCGGATCATCACCGTCACCGGGCCCGGCTCGATCGCCACCCTGAAATGGGGCATGGCCGCGCCGCAGGGCTTCCCGAACATCGTCCTGAAGCTCGACTCGATCATCGACCCGTTCGACGAGGTCGACATCAACGGCAACCCGGTGCTCGACACCAACGTCTGGGACATCGTGAGCCCGGCCGGGTGCGCCTTCCCCACGCCGATCGCAACCATCTACAACTACCCGGCCGGGGCCGGCTACCCGCTGTCCGAGCTGTACCCGTCGGGCACGCTGACCGTCAACGCCACCGCAGGCACCTCGGTGTGCGCGACCACCCCCTACGACGCCACGGACACCCTGGTCTCCGCGCAGGTGACCCCGGTCGGCGCCTCGGGCACCCAGACGGACAGCAACGGCAACGCGGTCAGGTACGGCACGAACCTGAACGGCTCGGAGCTGACCCAGTTCTACATCCAGAGCCTGAAGGACCCCAGCAAGTACGTGATGTTCGGCCTGTCCTCCGGTCAGTTCTACTGCCAGGCCGTGACCACCTCGGGCACCTTCACCAAGGTGCTGCCGGCCTACGACAGCAGCAGCCACTCCTACTGGATGATCACCGAGCAGGGCGGCTCGGGCGGCGGCAACGGGACGTACTACTTCTGGACCTCGGCCGATGGCCAGAACTGGGTCCAGCAGTGGACCGTCGTGCACGACTGGGACGCCACCTACTGCGGCTTCTACCTGGCCGCCACGTACTCGATCACCGGCCAGTCGATGACCATCACCGACCTCAACTCGATGGTCACCACCCCCAGCTACCAGGGCAACCTGTACCTGGGCGAGCCGATGATGGGCATCTGGTACGACCTGCTGCTGGCCTGCCAGGCCCGCGGCACCATCCCGTTCGTGACCACCGCGACGGGCCCGGCGCTGGACAGTTTCGGACGTTCGTGGGCAGACATCCAGAACGTGCAGGTCACCAACGGCACCGACCTCTACACGCTGCTGCAGAACGCGTGCGCCGCGGTCAACGCCGACTACTGCATGCAGCCGGGCTTCCTGCTCCAGGTCGGGCTGACCGAGCAGGGCGCCATCAGCCTGGGCACCGACCGGTCCAGCCAGATCGTCCTGCGCGAGGGCCGCGACTTCCTGACCAAGACCCGGGTCCGCTCGCGCAGCTCCCTGCAGAACATGATCGGCGCGGAGAACACCGACGGCCACGAGATCTCCGCCTCCAACTCGTCCTCGTTCACCCAGTGGGGCCAGCGCGAGGGCTGGTTCCAGACCTCCGCCCAGGTGGACCCGCAGTCGCTGGCCATCGCGGCCGCGGCCGCCGTCGCTGACACCGCCCTGGAGGTGCTGAGCTATACCGGCACCGTCCCGCCGAACACCCCCGGCAAGACCGTCTTCCAGAGCTACGACGTCGGCGACTGGCTGGGCATGGAGCGGCCGGACTTCTCCGCGACCGACGCGGTGCGGGTGGTGGCCATCGCCGTCTCGGTGGACTCCACCGGGCTGGAGTCCGACGAGCTGACCTTCGAGAGCTACGTGCAGTGGCTGGAGGCGCAGCTGCTGTACGTGGCCAACAAGCTAGGCGGCCAGTTCGTCAACATCCCGGGCACCTCGCCGGTGGCGCCGTCCAAGTACGGGACGGGGCAGGTCCCGACCTGGTTCACTCCCGCCCAGACGCTGGCCGGGCTGGCTGACGTGGTGGGCTCGGGGGCCTCGCACGCCGCGCCGCTGGTCTACAACCCGGCGACCGGGCAGTGGCAGGCCGGCGGGTCCACCGACCCGGTAACCGGCAACGCGATGGGCATCTCGCTGCTGGGCGCGGCCATCGCCCCGGACGGCGGCGGCACCCCGGTGGCGGCCGCGTCCTCGGTCAACGTGATCCCCGGCCAGGGCGTGACCGTGACCAACTCCGCCACCGGCGCTACCGTCAGCACCGGGGTGCAGTCCGACGGCACCACCACCACGGTGGTGGCCGGCGCGCCGCCGCCCGCCGCTCCCGACGCGCCCACCGTGGTGGGCGGGCCCGGCACCGTCTCGGTCGGCTGGGACGGCCTGCTCGGGGGAGCGGGCCCGCTGAGCGACTTCGCCTTCGTCCAGGTGCACGTCTCGACCACCACGGGGTTCACCCCGTCCACGGCCACCCTGCAGGGCACCATCCACCTGGGCGGCGGGGTCTACACCGTGTCCCGGCTGACGGCGGGCACGACCTACTTCGCCAAGCTGGTGGCAGTCAACCAGGCTGGCGCGACCAGCACCGCCAGCACCCAGAACTCCGCGGTGCCGATCACCACCGGCACCACCGCCACCATCAGCGCGACAGCGCCGGTCTCCCCGCGCACGAACGACCTGTGGTTCGACAGCTCCAACGGGATGGAGCTGAAGGAGTGGAACGGCACGGCCTGGGTGCCGTTCCAGTACGGCACCAACGCCATCTCGGCCGGGGCCATCACCGCGGCGCAGATCGCGGCGAACACCATCACCGCGGCGCAGATCGCCTCCGGCACCATCACCGCCACCCAGATCTCCGCGGCCACCATCACGGCCGGCCAGCTGGCCGCCGGCATCGTCTACGCCGGCATCGTCAACGGCACCACCGTGATGGGCGCCACCGTGGTGGCCGACGGCACCAGCGGCGAGATCCTGGTCTACTCGGGTACCCCGGCCAGCGGCAACCTCATCGGCTCCTGGTCCGGGTCGGCCGGCACGGACGGCCAGGGCAACCCGTATCCCCTGGGCCTCATGGCGCAGGCGCTGGTCATGCCCAACCAGTCCTCCCCGCCGGCCGCGGTGTCCGGGGCGTCCTCGCTGTACTCCTCGGTAGCCGGGCGCCTGTTCTACCTGTCGTCGGCCGGGGTCACCGCCGCGCTGGAGCGGTCCCAGGTCAACGTCGCCTCGTTCACTGCCGGCAACGTCACCTCGCCGGCGGTCATCAGCGCCCCGCTGGCCTACCTGGCGAACGAGGGCGCGCAGTCGTCCGAGTTCGAGATCGAGATCGACGGCCTGGTGACCACGGCCAACACCGGGCAGTCCACCCAGACGCTGACGTTCCAGCTGGACGTGGATGCCTCGGTGCTCGGCGGGCAGTTCACCGTCGGCGCGGTATTCCTGCCGGTGGGAGGCAAGACCTTCTCCTACACCATCCGGTTCCGGCTGGCCATCCAGACCACCGGCGCCTCCGGTACCTGCTCGATCGCCGCTGACGGCCAGATGGCGGCGTCCGGGGTCAACGCGGGCTCGACCACCACGCCGGTGCCGACCATCGCGGTGGGCGCCCAGTCCGGGCCGTCCAAGTCGTTCGACTCCACCTCGAACCACACCCTGCAGGTGTACGCCAGCTGGGGCGGCAACTCCACCGGGCAGGCGCTGACTACCGTGCGGACCAAGATAGCCCGCCGGATGTGATGGCCCTGGCTCAGCCCTGGCCCGGGTCCGCGGGGCCGGGTAAGGCCGGCGCCGGGCCCGGGTCGGAGAGCGCCATCTCCAGCGACTTGTCCATCGAGTCGAGCGAGTCGGTCACGGTCGCGACCATGGTCCGCAGGTGCACCTCCCACGCCGTGCCCAGGGCCCGGACCACGGTCAGCCGGTGCTGGGCCTCGGCCGGCGCCCTGGCCAGGATGTCCGCGGCGCGCTGGTGCGCGTCCGCCAGCTGGTCGCGCATCATCGCCTCGGCCTTCTGCCGCGTCTCCCGGATCAGGGCGTCCGCCTGCAGCCGGGCGGACTCGACGAGCTGGCGCCGCTGGCGCTGCCCGTCCTCCCCGACCTGGCGGGCGAACTCCTGGGCCTCGCCGACGATCTGCTCACCCTGGGCCTGCGCGTGCTGCAGCACGCGGACCGCCTGCGGGCCGACCTCCGCGGCGCCGGGCGGGGCGGCGTGTGCCCCGTGCGCCGGGACGGCCGGCGCGAGCCGGGCGGCTTCCTGCAGCTCCTGCACCAGCTCGTCGCGCTCGGTCAGCAGCGTGCGGATCTCCTCCACTGCCGCGCTGCGCATCTCGTCGACGACCTGAACGTCATACCCGCGCATCACCCGGGGGAGGTCCCACCCGCTGAGCTGTTCAGGAGTCAGTCTCGGGGTGGCCAGCAACCCCTCTTCCATCGGTTAACCCTCCCACCCGAAGTCCTCGACGTGAATGCGGGACCCGGGCATTCCTAGCGCCATCAGGCGGCCGGCGGCCGCCTGAACCATCCGGGACGGACCGCAGATGTAGGCGTCGCGGTCCTCCCAGGGACCGCCTCTCGCCACCACGTCCACGATGTTCCCGCGTTCTCCGTCGTAGTCAGGGGCCTGCTCTTCCGGGCAGGAGGCTGCGTGCACCACGCTCAGCCAGTCGTTCTCCGCGGCGAGCTTGGCCAGGCGCTCCAGGGCGTACAGCCCGTCCGGCTCGCGGGCGCCGAAGTACAGGGCGACCCGGGGCGGGCTCTGCCGCTGGCCGAGGCGCTGGCACATGGCCAGCATCGGGGCCAGCCCGGTCGAGCCGGCCACCATCACGATGTCCCGGCCCGAGTCCTCGTCCAGGGCCAGCGAGCCGAGCGGCGGGCCGAGCCGCAGCCGGGAGCCGGGAGCCGCCGTCAGCGCCAGCGCGGGGGACAGCAGCCCGCCGGCGATGACCTTGACGTGCAGCTCGGTGGCCCGGTCCGGGGAAGACACGGTGGCCGGGGTGTAGAACCGCCAGATCCGCGGGCGGTGCTCCAGCTGGACCGCCACCGACTGGCCCGGCCGCCAGTTCATCTGCTGGGACAGCCGGACGGTCAGCACGGCGACGTCGAACGAGCGCATCTCCGCGGAGGTGACCACCGCGTCCCACCACGGCGGGGTCCCGTCCTCGGCGGTCAGCGCCTCGCACATCACCTGCGCGACCAGGGCGTAGGCCGCAGCCCAGGTCCGTGCCGCCTCCTCCGTCCAGGACTCGCCCGCGAAGTAGGCGAGGGTGGCCAGCAGCGAGGTGCCGACCAGCTTGAAGTGCCCGGGCTGCACCCCGAACTTGCGGTGGTCCCGGCCCAGCCCGTGCAGGTACTCGGTCAGCCGGGGCAGGTCATCGACGTCGGTCACGATCTGCACGAGGGCAGCCAGCAGGCGGTCCCGCTGCGGGGCCATCAGCGGCGGGAACATGTCGATTACGTCGTTGCCGCCGGTGGCAAAAAGATGGGCGTAGAAGTAATCCACGATCTCGGGGCCCTGGGGGGCGACGGCCGCGAATGTCTCCCTCAGGAGCCTGGTGTCCACTTCGCGACCCTACAACGCATGATCGCGGAACGTCAGGCCTAACCGGCAAGTAGCCAGGCGGGAGGACGATTCTCCCGGGTGTGATGAGCAGCGCTAAGGGCATCAAGTGGTACCCGAGGGTGCGGGTGGCGCGGTACTCGGTCCGCCAGACCCGGTTCGCTCAGGCCCGGCACGGGCCGGTGCTGCACGGGGACCTGCTGCGCGCGATGTTCAGCGAGCCGGAGGATGGCTACGCCCTCGACGAGGGCAACTCGATGGTGAACGACGGGCTGACGAACCTGATCAGCCTGCTGACCGGGGCCGCGCCGAGCGGAGCGGCCGGCCGGCCGCTGACCCTCGGCGCCGGCGGCGCGGCTGCTGGCTCGGCCTGCGTCGGCGTCGGCTCCGACGGCACCACCATCTTCAATGCGGCCCAGGCCCACCTGGCGAACGCGACCGGCGAGGGAGCGGGCAACAGCTTCTACCAGTCGATGGACTCGGGCTACCCGACGCTGACCACCCCGGCCCAGATCAACGGGCAGTCCACCTTCCAGCCGGGCGACGCCAACTTCGACTGGTTCGAGTGGTGCTGGGCTACCGGGGCCGGGGTGCCGACGCCGGGCCCGGTGCTGGGTTCCGTCTACGCGACCGCAGGGAGCGCCGCCATGCTCAACCGCAAGATCCCGCCGTCCGGGCTGGGCTCGAAGAAGGCCGGGGCGGCGTGGGTGTTCCAGACCACGGTGGGCTTCTCGTGAGCACGCACATCACCGCGGACCGGGCCCGCGACAACGACGTGGTGCGGGCCCAGGACGGCACGGTCTACCAGCTGCTGGGCGGGCTGTGGTGCCACATGGAGATCGTCCCGTTCCTGGGCGACCCGTTCCGCCCCGAGGGGGAGCTGACGCTGCTGGCCCGCGACGGCGAGCCGCCGGGCCGGGGCTAGCCCGGTGCACCGGCTGGAGTTCCTGCGCAGCCGCGGCTTCCACCTGTGCATGACGATCGCCTGGGCGCTGATGTCCATCCCGACCGCGCTGTGGTGGAACAACTCGGTCCTGTGGGTCGGGGAGATGAGCGTCTACGCCTGCATGACTACCCACTGGGGCAGTTACCAGGGCGCGCGGGCCGAGCATACGGCAGGCTCTGGCGGGGACGGAACCGAGGACGGAACGGGGGGGGGGAGAAGCTGATGCGCGACACCTGGACCTGACGCCGGGCCCTGGCGGCCGTCCGGGCCCTCCAGGTAACGATCCGGTGAAGTCCCGGAGAGATTGTGCGGGGTTTTCAGCCTGATCTGACGGGAAAACGGGTGCTGACCTGGGCGGGGGAGATTACGCCGGGGATTTTCAGTCTCACCCTCTCGGGCGTACTAAGTACTGTCCTTCCGCCCCGGTAATAATTACAAAACCAGCAGCGAAAAAAGACCCGCTCCCCTGACCGGGGGCGGGTCTCCTGCTGGAAGGCACCTTGACGGTGCCCAGCCTACGGCTCCATGTCCGACTCGATGACCCGCCCCTGGCGGACGATGAACTCGCCGTACTCCAGCACGGTGTCCCCCGCCTCCCAGACGTAGGTCTCGGCGAGCACGCACCCGTCAGCCGGCAGGTCGAGCAGCCGGGCCTCGCGGCCGTCGTCGAGCACCCGCCGCGCCTCGCGCGCCGCCCGGCCCCACACCAGCGGGGTGCCCGCCCGCCCGGCCACCAGCTGGGCCGCTCCGCCGAACCCGGGCAGCGGCTCCGGCCGCAGCAGCTCGGGCGCCAGGCTGGCGTAGTGCGGCGGTACCCAGGACACGGACAGCATGAAGATCCCGGTGGAGTCCCCGGTCACCCACTCGCGCCGGATCACGTGGGAGACCACCGGGCCCAGCCCCAGGATGGGGCGGACGTAGGCCGGCACCGGGATCAGCTCCGCGGCCCGCACGAAAACGGACTCGCCGGCACTGGCCCGGCGCAGCCGCTGCTGCGGGCCGAGCACGTTGCGGGGCTCCGCCACGAGGGTGCCGGACCGGTCCCTGCTCTCGGTCAGCCGGGCGGAGGCCAGCAGCGCGTACGCCTGCTGCGCGGCCTGGATCGAGACACCCCAGGACCGGGCGGTCTCGCGGATGGACGGCAGCTTGTCACCCGGGCGGTAGCCGGGCTCGCCGGCGGCGATCTTCGCGGCGATGTGGTCGTAGATCTGGCGGTGCAGCGGAGACGATCTCTGGGCCCTGGGCATCTGTCCGGGGCACCCCCTGTCATGAGAACCGTGCAGGTACCTGCCCAGCGTACGACGCAGCAGGATGGCTGCCCGGGAAGTTGTTGTGCATCTGTACGGTTCAGATACATACTGAGTGGGAAGACCGGAGATTACCGCGGGATTCCCCGGTAACCGGTGATCTCCCCCAGGAGGCAGGCAGTGATCACAGCACTCGACCCGGGCACATTGCGCGGTGACGTGCTGGTGCCGCTGTCGATGGCCGCCCGCCGGATCGGCCGGACCAGCGAAACGCTCAAGGCGTGGGCGGACAAGTTCGGCATCCCGGCCGTCAAGGACCCGGGCGGCGACTGGCTCGCCTACCAGTCCTGGGTGGACGCGGTGCTGGCCTCGGCCCTGCCCGGGCAGGCCGGCTGCATCAGGACCGTCACCGAGCAGTGGTGGCGGACGCGGGGAGTCGTACTGGAAGGAGCAGCGGCGTGAAGACCGCAGAGCAGGGCTGGAGCTGGGTCTCCGGCCACCCCACCGCCGCGGCGCTCGCCGCCATGGCGGCGCTGATCGCCGTCTTCATGCTGTACCGCCTCCTCCGCAAGGGCATCAGCGCCGCGCGGGGCGCGCTGAAGCCGGCGGAGGACGGCTCCGGCAGCGACGCGTTCATCGTGGTGGCCGCCCTGCTCGCCCAGGCCGTGGTGCTGAACGGCATGTGGGGCTTCGCCGGGCGGGTGCTGCACTTCGCCGGCATCGAGCGGGGATCGCTGTTCGCCTTCCTGGACGTGGCCATCATCGCCTGCGCCGTCCGGGCCCGCCGGAACATGCGCGAGTTCGAGCATGCCGGCGTGGAGGGCGTGGCGGTGTGGGCGCTGTCCGCGCTGTCCGGCCTGTTCGCGGCCATGGCCGCCAGCTCGGCCGGGGCGGCGGCCTTCCGGCTGTCCGCCCCGCTGGTCGCGGCCTGGCTGTGGCACCGGGCGATGGAGCTGGAGAAGCAGGAGCGGACCGGCAGGAAGCTGCACCTGCGGGTGTCGCTGGAGCGGGTGCTGGTCTGGATGCGGCTGGCCGATCCGGAGGAGCGGGAGACCACCGAGGTGGCGGCCTACGCCCGGCTGGCCCAGCTGGCCCGCCGGGCCAAGCAGCTGCGCGCCCTGCGCGCCGCCGGGGCCAAGACCGGGCGGCAGGCCCGGGCCCTGCGGCGGCTGGAGGGCGCGCTGAGCGCCGCCGTGGAGCACGCCCAGCTCGCGACCGACCCGGACCGCCAGGACCTCCTGCGCGACCTCATCGGCTCGCTGACGGCCGCCGGGAGCCTGGCCGAGCTGTCCGTGCCGCCGCCCTGGGACCGCGCGGCCGCCCCCGCGCGCACCACTGCCGAGCTGTTCTCCGACATCGCCCGCACGATAACGCCGGTCACCGGGACCCCCGACCCGGGGCCCCTGGAGCCGATGCACGAGGACACCGGGACCGCGCCGGGACCGTGGCTGCCGCCCGCCGACGCCGACCCGGGCCCGTCCGGCCCGGCTGCGCCGGCTGACGGGCTGCGGGTGCCCGCGGAGGTGGACGAGCTGCTGGCCGGCTGGGACGAGCCGCCGCCGGAGGACGACCTGGACGCGGAGGCGCGCGAGGTGTTCGGCCCGGCCCCGTCCCCCGGGCCGGAGGAGGCCGCCCCGGCGCCCGTCCACCACGAGGACGCGCCCCGCCCGGCCACCCGGACGGCCGCCCCGGGGAAGACGGCCCAGCGGGCCCCGTCCGCCAAGTGGACGCCGGAGTCCGCGGGCCTGTCCGAGGACGAGGTGCGCGAGCTGGCGTCCACCCTGTCCCGCAACAAGCTCGCCGACCGCCTCAGTGTCAGCCGGACCGCCGCGGACCGGATCAGGAACGAGTACGGGCAGCCGCTCGCGCTCAACGGAAGCAGGTAAGCCATGGCCTCGCGGATGAAGACCTCCCAGGGCACCGTCACCGTCAGGGCGCAGCGCTCGGACGCGTTCTCCGAGGCCGGCGTCAAGGTGATGCACGCCGCGCTGCCCTGGTTCGCCTGGCTGGCGCTGTCAGCCGCCGGGTCCGCGCTGCGGCTCGGCCTGTGGATCGGTGCCCGCGGGGCCCTGCTGTGGGCCGGCCTGCTGTTCGCGCTGGTCGGGCTGGTCGTGGCCGTCTTCGACTATCACCTGCGCAAGCACCGGGCCGCCTGGCAGGGCCGCTGGATCGGCCCGGTCACCGCGCTGGCGTGCGGGCTGTTCACCTGCCTGTACCTGATCCTGGGGCCGCTGGACCTGGTGCTGGACCTGGCGTGGCTCGCGACCGGCATCATCGGCTGCCTGGCGTGGGACGGCTGGGCTATCCACGGCGACCAGCGCGACCTCGCGGCCACCTTCAACGCGGGTTCCGCCGCGGCCGGCGTGGGCGGCGCGAAGATGGCGGTCATCTCCCGCACCCCGGTGGGCGAGGACGACGAGGACGGGTACCCGGTGCCGGGCCCGCGCGTCCCCCGGGGCAGGTCCCGTCCCCCGCGCGGCGCGCGGGCCCGGACGGGCTCCCGCCGCGAGGTGGTCGAGGCGGGCATCCAGCTCCCGGCCGACCCGGCCATGACGGCGGACGAGGTGGGGGAGCGGCTGGGCCACATCGAGGTGGTCACCCAGTCCCGTCCTGGCTCGATCGTGCTCACCTCGTCCCCGGACGCGGCCGGGCTGGCGAGCGTCCGGATCACCGACCCCGACCTGCTGACCGCCGCGCCCGTCCCGTGGCCGGGCCCGTACGCTCCCGGCGCGGACATGAGCGTGCCGTTCCGGCTGGCCCGGCTGCAGACCGGCGCCCCGTTCCTGCTGCCGCGGCTGCCCGTGTTCCACATGCGGGTCACCGGGGCTACCGGCATGGCCAAGACGATGGGGCTGTGCTGGAACGTCGCGGCCGAGGGGATCACCCGCGAGGGCTATTCGATGGTGGCGGCGGACGTGGTGAAAGGCGAGCAGTTCCTTGGCGCCCTGCGCCCGGCCCTGCACCAGCTGGCCACCACCCCTGAGCAGGTCAACCTCCTGTTCCACCGGCTGCACCGGGCCCGGCTGGACCGGTGCAACTTCCTCGGTGCCAACCACATCACCGAGTGGTACCCGGGCTGCGGGCTGACGTTCATGGACGTGTGGCTGGAGGAGGCGGCCGGGGTGCTGAAGCTGCTGGCCACCAACCGCAACGACATCAAGGACGGCATCTTCCCGCTGGCGGACTGGGTGGAGGACACCAACGCGTCCCGGTCGGCGGGCATGAGCTGGTGGAACTCCTTCCAGAAGCCGTCCAAGGACCAGATCCTGTCCACCGTGGCCCGCGGCCAGATGGGCCACGTGTGCTTCGGCGTCAAGGAGAAGGACGACGCCCGGATGGGCCTGTCCGAGCTGCAGCGCGAGCGCGGCTGCCGTCCCGAGCTGTGGACGGGCCCGCAGCATAAGGCGATGGCGTTCATGGACGCGGAGACGCTGGACGAGCAGACCAAGGTCACCCCGATGCGGTTCTACAACTGGGGGCCGGGCAGCGGGCGGATCGGCGCCTACTGCGCCGAGTACCAGGCCCGGGACCGGCCGTGGGACGACGTGACCGGCGAGGCCATGACCTGGACCCCGGCCATCAGCCCGTCCGCCTCGTTCCCGCAGGCCGGCGGCTACGGGACGCACGATAACGGCGGGCCGAAGGGCAAGGAGGCCTCCGCCAAGCTCCGCTCCCAGGCCGAGGCCGAGGAGCGGCTGCGGAAGCTGATCCTGCGGTGGACGCAGCAGGGGATGGTGCACTTCGAGCTGCGCGACCTGCAGCTGCAGGAGTCCTACATCGGCAAGGGCCGCACCTGGTTCTACTCCGCGCTCCCGAAGATGGAAGGGGAGCAGAACCCGCTGGTCGCGCTGGTGTCCGAGGACCCCCGCAAGAAGTGGGCCATCATCGCCAACCTGCCGGAGAACCGCCAGGCCCGGCAGGACGAGCCGCAGGACGACGGGGAGGCGGTCTAGGTGATCCGCGTGCTCATGGTCATCACCGGGGCTGTCGTCCTCGTCGTGCTGGGGGCAGCCGTCATCGCCGACCCGCACCTGCAGTGGCAGCTGATCGCCCAGCTGGACCACCAGGCGCGAAGCCACGGCAGCCAGCTGGACAGCCGCCTGGCCCGGCTCGTACGCCCCCGGAGCACCCCGTGACAGTAAATAGATATCTAGATATCTCATTTATGACAGCGGCCCAGCCAGCCGGAATGCCGTCCCGAGGCGCCCGCGGGCACCGGTCCGCCCCCCGGGCAGGGGTACTCCCCGGATACGGGATATCTAGATATCTCGTTTGTCAGCAGGGCTCAGGCGGCTCCGGAGGGGCACAGGGCCGCAGCGGGGGACTGCCAGCAGATTGCGGGGAGATTACCCAGGGAGGGATGACGGGACAACAGGCAGCTCCGGGGTCCGTAAAGCGAAGCGAAGAACCCAGACAGACACGGACACGCCTGAAATGCCCTCCAGCGGGCCCCCAGATGCCCGCTACGGGCCCCGGAAACCCGCAGCGGCCTGCGCGTATGCACCCGGCGGGAGGCCCCCGGATAGCCGCAGAAAGCCGCGCAGGGGCAGGCCACAGCCCTAAGCCACTTGACACGCGTCAGGTGCTCGCGGTAGACTGTACCCATGATGACCAGCCGGAACGCCCGCCTTGCCCTCGCCGTTGCCTTCACCCTGGCCGCCGTCCTGGTGCCGGGCGCGCACCTGGCCGTCCTCCTGGCCCGGCTGGCCTTCACCTCCGCCTCGGTGGCGCTGACCTGGCCGTGGCGGCGCTGCGGGCAGTGCCGGGCGCTGGTCATCCGCCGGTACCGGATCGAGTGGGAGGACGGCTCCTGCACGCGCCTGTGCGTGACCTGCGGCGCGCCGTACGCGGAGCTGATCGAGTGCCCGTAACCGGAGGGTCGCTCCCGGGACACCCCGGGAGCGGTCACGCTGCGTATAGAAATCATGATCATTCTTTCACTTTCCCCCGGGGGCTATCCTCACCGGAGCGTAATCACCCCAGGTCGCTGCTAAACGGAGGGTCCCGATGATCCGGTTTCTCGCCCTGGCGGCCGCCGCCCTCGTGCTCGTGCTCGCCTGCGCGGGCTGCACCCGGACCGTCACCGTCACCGGCAAGTACCGCAGCATCGTCGGCTGGTACTTCGTCTGCGATGGCACCGGCAGCCTCTTCGGCCGCCACCTGGACCCGTGCCGCAAGGGCCACGTCTGGCGGGTCAGCCCCGCGCAGTACGCCCGGGCCGTCGTCGGCCGCACCTACACCGTCACCCTCTAGGAGGCACCGATGATCCGCCTCATCCTCGCCGCGCTGTTCCCGCTGGGCATCTGGGCGCACGCCCACCCGCGGCCCGCCATCCTCGCCGGCGCCGCCGTCCTCCTCCTGGCCGTCGCCCTGGTCAAGGCGCTGCGGGACTTCGGGCCGCCGCTGGCCGTCGCCTCCTGGGGGTCCCCGGTGCCGCGGCGCTGCCCGTCCTGCGGGCAGGCCTGATGCGGCTGGGCCGGCGGGCCGCGCCCGTCCCCCCGTCCGCCGCGCCTGACCTGCTGGCCGCGCTGGGCGGCGTCCGGTTCGCCGTCGCCTTCGGCTGGTGGGCCTACGTCCTGTTCGAGGACGCCGACTGCACCCGCCCGTTCTACGTCGGGATCTCCGGGCACCTGTGCGGCCGGCTCGGCACCCACCACGACAACCACGGCGCCCGCCTCGCCGCCATCATGGTCTTCCCGTCCCGCGACCAGCACCAGGCGCGGGTGACCCAGCTGCTGCTGATCGACCGGCTGGAAGGCGACCTGATCAACGTGCTCGGCTCGCAGCAGTACCTGCGGTACCGGCGCGAGGCCGAGCAGGCCGCCAAGCGGCTGGACATGCCCGAGCACGTCGCCCGCACCATGAAGCCCGACTACCTGCCTTCCTGAGGAGTGACCGTGCAGCGACTGATTTGCGCCTACGCGGCCTGGGCCCGGCGCCAGGCATCGACCGTCAACTGCGGTCACTACGTCATCCTCGGGGCCGTCGCCGTGGTCCTCGTCGTGATGGTGATCGCGCAGTCCGCCACCGCCGCCCTGGTGGCCGTCGCGGCCCTGGTCGCGGTGCTCTGCGCCGCCGCCGTCGCGTACGGGGCCTGGCGCCTCGCCCGCCCCCGCGCCGCGGTCCGCCGCGCGCCGGAACCCGGACCGGAGCTGCGCACCGATCACTACCTGCCCCGGGACCTGCCCGCGCCCGCCTGGCCCGGCCCGGACTGGAGCCCCGCCGCCGCGGCCCTGCCCGCCCCGGACAACACCGCGGCCGTCGACCCGGTCATCGCCGCCGGCCTGGCCGCCGTGCTGGCCCGCGCGCAGGTCCGGCCGTGACCGCCGCCGTGCTGGCCGAGCTGGCCGCCGCCGCGGCGCTCTGCGGCTGGCACGCCGCCCGCTGGCACCGGCCCGCCGCCCCGGCGCACCTCCACTGGCTCGCGGGCCGCACCACCGCCGCGCAGCGCCGGGCCGCCCGGATCGCCGCCGCGGTCGCGGACCTCGCGCTCGGCTGGGCCTGGCTGGCGGGCCACCACCGGATCGTCCTGGCCGTCACCTCGGCCGGCCTGGCCGCGCTCGCGGTCACCTACACCGCCGTCCCGAAGGGAACCCATGAACCGCATCGAGGCGTGCTGCCGGATCTTCCGCCGCACGCGCACCGGCTCTGACCGCACCTACGGCCACCCGTTCTACGCTCCCGGCGGCGGCCTGCTGCCGCACGGGGCGCTGGGCTGGCTGCTCGCCGCCGTCATCATCTACGTGATCATCCACGTGCTGACGGGCCACGCCCGGCACCGGCTCGGGGGGCGCCGCGTCAGCTACGGCTGGTCGGTGGCCCGCGGCCCGTGGGCCAGCTTCCGGCTGACCCGGCACCTGCGCTGGCGCAGCTAGCCGTGACCAGGGAACCGGGCCCGCGGCAGCGGCAGGTGCTGGACTGGGTGACCGGGCACCCCGGCCGGACCGAGCCCCAGATCGCCAGCGCGGTCGGCTCCGCGTGCGTGTGGCAGCTGCTGCGGACCCTGGAGCACCGCGGCCTGGTGGCCGCCGACGTCCGCGACAGCCCGCAGCACGCCCGGACCGGCGGCACCGTGAAGACCTGGCGGCCGGCCCCGGCGGGCACGAAGCCCCGTCCCGGGCCCGTCCCGCGGACCGGGAACCGCGCCACCCGGCGCGAGGCGGACCGGCTGGCCCAGGCCCGGCGCCGCCTGCGGGACCGCGCGGACGCGCCGTCCGCCCCGCAGCTGGCCCGGCAGCGGCTGGTCGACGAGGTCACCGCCCGGCCCGGCCAGAGCCCGGCGCAGCTGCGGGACGCGCTGGGCCTGAAGCAGCGCCCCGTGGCGGTGCTGGAGCGGCTGGAGTCGCACGGCGCGCTGACCCGCAGGCCGGACCCGGCGCGGCCCGGGGGCTGGACCTGGTACCCGCCGGAGCCCGCCGCGCCCCCGCCTCCCCGGACCCCGGTCCGCGTGCTGGCCGGCCCGCCGTGCACGGGCGAGAACCCGGAGATCTTCTTCCCGCTGTTCCTGGCCGGCCCGGAGGTGGACAAGGCCAGGGCGGTCTGCGCCCCCTGCCCGGAGCGCAGGGCCTGCCTGGCCGGGGCGCTGACCCGCGCCGAGCCGCACGGCATCTGGGGCGGCGAGGTGTTCGAGAAAGGCCAGGTCATCGCCGGCCGGAAGCTGCGCGAGCGGATGATCTCCCCCGGGCCCGGGCTGGCCGCGGGCTGAGAGCCGTAGGAACAGGTATGGAAGCACTGACGACGGACCCGGCCGGGATTCCGGCCCCGGGCCCGGACGAGTCCTGGCGGGAGCTGGCCGAGCACTCGGCCGAGCACGACCAGCTGAGCACCGACGCCCCGCACCCCGAGCGGTTCCGCGACTACGCGGCCGCCCGGCTGGCGCAGATCCGCGGCACGGCATGAGCGGGCCCGACCCGGCCGGCGTGGTGCTCGGCTACCTGTCCGCGCAGGACGGCTACGTCTCCGCGGACGACATCGGCCGGGCCACCGGCCTGACCCGGCCCGAGGTCGGCGCCGGGCTCGACGCGCTGACCCTGGCGGACCGGCTGGGCACCGCGCGCAGCCTGGACGGCGGGCTGTACCGGCTGCGCCCGCGCCCCGCCCCGCCGGCCTCCGGCGTTCCCGTGACCGTCGATGCCGGGGACCTGGAGTACCTGATCGCCCACTACCGCGACGAGGTCGACGGCCGCCCGCACCGCAGCCACTGGCGGCTGCCGCTGCTGGCCGCCGCGGTGGCCCGGCTGGAAGCCGAGATGCCGCGGTGAGGCGCCACCGCCGGCACGGCCTGCGCGCGGTCCTCGTGCTCGGCTGCGGGGCGGCCGCCTGGTGGTGGCTGTCCGGCGAGCCGCGGAGCCTGCCCGCCCTGCAGTCAGCCGGCTGGGCCGGCCTGGGCGTGGCCGAGCTGTCCGCCGCCCTCACCGCCGAGCTGGCCCGCGCCATGGTGTTCTTCACCGGCCCGGCCTGGTGGGTGGCGCTGACCACCTCGCGGGCCCGGAAGAACTGGCGGCACGCCCGCCAGGTGCGGCCGCACATCCCGGACCGGCTCCGCCGCTGGGTGCTCGCCGCCGACCGGTTCACCTGCGTGGCGTGCGGGTACCGGGCCCGGACCTGGTGCGGCTTCGAGCTGGCGGACGGCCCGTGCGGGAAGTTCCACGGCCTGCAGATGGAGCATGTCAAGGCCTGGTCCTGGGGCGGCCTGACCAGCTTGTGGAACCTGGTCAGCCTGTGCCCGCACTGCAACCGGGTCAAGTCGAACTACCGGGTCATCCGCGGCCGGGCCTGCTACCGGGCCTGGGAGGGCGCCGACGACATCGCGGCCGCGCACGCGGTGCTGACGGCCGGGCTGGCCGCGCAGCGGTCCCCGGCCCGCCTCGCCCGGCTGGCCTGGGCCCACTGGCTCGGATAGACATTCCTGCACTTGACTCCAGTCAGGTGATTGGGTAGACTCGGAGCATGACGAAGCACACCGCAGCCCACACCGCCGCCGGCCTGTTCTTCGCCCTGGCTGCCGCCCTGATCGCCGCGTACCTGGTGGTCTGGGCCCCGACCCGGCCGGGCGACGTCGCCGTCGCCGCGGTGTGCGGCTACTGGCTCGCTCACCTGCTGCGCAAGCACAAGATGATCCGCAAGGGCTTCGAGGCCGGGCTGGCCGGGGCGGCGGTCGCGACCGCCGCCGTCGTCTTCGCCCCGGCGCTGCTGCCGCTCGGCGTCTTCTGCGTGCTGGCCGCCCGCCCGGCCGCTCACTTCCTGGACCCGCGCAAGGCCAGGGTGGTCCGCACCACCCGCGGCGTCAAGAGCCCGGCCCGCAAGGCAGCCGGAGGGCGCCCCGGGCGCCCTGGCGAGAAGCCGCACGCGCCGCGCCGTACGACCGCCTCCCGGCCTGCCAGCCCCCGTCCGGCGTCCTCGCCCGCACCGCGGGCCCGCACCGCGCACGGGCCCGCTGAGCGCCCCGTCCCGGTGCCCGCGCCGGCCTGGCCCGAGCTGGAGCCCTGGCGCGACAGCGACGCGCTGCCGTGGGCCGGCGAGGCACTGGAGATCGAGCCGCCGAAGAAGCTGCGCCGCGACAAGAACCGCCCGACCCAGGTCCACCGCCAGATCTGCGGCGGCTGCGCGGCCGGCGAGTGCGCCCCCGGCGTCTGCAAGTCCCGCGGCTGCGAGTGCGCCGCCCCCGCCCACGACATCGCCCCGTTCTAGGAGCCCCCCGTGATGCACTACATCCTGACCCTGAGCCAGCCCGTCCGCGGGCTGCCCGCCCCGGTGACCGCCACCTACGCCGGG